TTTCTTTTCCGTCTCTTTTTCAGCTTCTTTTTGTTTCTTTTCTGCTTCTTTTGATTCTTTTAATGCTTCTTTTATTTTTTTCTCTGATTCTTTTTTAGCTTCTTTTTCAGCATCTATTCGTTTTTTTGTTTGTTCTTTGAATATCTGTTCGTCACGTTTTTCCACTCCTTTGATCGCTTCAATCTGTCTATTTTTTATAAAATAGCGTTCAACATCGTCAGTTATTTTTGATTTTTTATCCGCAATAAGAACTTTTAATTTTTCTGTTTCATGTTCAATATCCAATCCATTTAGTTTATTTTTTAACTTTATTGTTTTCTTGAGATTATTTTTTTTCGTTTTTAATTCTTCTTTATATGTGCCCTTTACTTTTTGTAAAATATTTTTTTTGTCTTTTTCATATGATTTCTTGGTTTTTATCATATTAATAGTGAGTTGTTTCACCTGTTTTTTTTCATGTTTAATTTCTTCTGATATTCTTTTTCCTTCACTAATAATATGTTTTTTTAAATTAGATTTTTCTTCACTTGATAAAGAAGGTGTTCTCATATTTTCTTTCAACATATGTATATGTTTTTTGAAAGATTCTATTTTATTTTTAAAATTTATTTGAACTTGTTTTATACTTTCATCTATTTCCATTATAACTCTTTTTATTTCAATGATTTCTGGTAAATCTTCAGTGACATTCTTTATACTAGACATATCTCTTATTTTCTTTCCACATACATTTTTCAAATTATTATATACAGTATCTTTGAAAATAGTATAATCATTTCCAGCATTTTTAATATTTTCACGTATTTCACGGATTTTATTCCTTTTAAATGTATTCATTTCTTTCAATTCTGCTTTGATTTTATTTATTTCTTCTTTTATTGTCGTTGATTCTTCTTTGGCGGTTTTTATAATTTCATCTATATGTTCTTTCACCGTTTTTACACAATCTATTTTAATATCTTTACTTAACCCGTTACATTTGTTGATTAATGGTTTAAACTTGCTTTTATTCATTACGGATGTCCATTCTCCTAGCGTTTTTGAATAATTACCGATATCATTTTCTAATTTTATATAATTTTTATATTCCTCACTATTTCTATCTTCCGTTTCTGGGAGGTCATATTTATTAACAATCTCTTGCATATTTTCATCATCAACTAAAGGAACTTCTATTTGTTGTATAACGGGTTGAGAAAATTGTCTAGCATCTTTTTCACGATTCAGATAACTTATATGTCCAGCAATTTCATCTAAAAAACGTTCTTTACCCTCTCTTGTAAAGAAACCATCTTCGGTCAAAGAAAACTTTTCTGAAAAAGTAGAAAAATTGACGGGTAACTGATTTTCTGGAGTTTTACATAAGTTCAATAATTTAACTAACTCCATTGGATCTACAGTTATAGGTGTTGCGGTCATCAATAATACACGAACTGAATCTTTACCAGATACTATATATGAATTCATAATTGACTTATGTAAAGCATCCATATCTGGTCTTTCAAGTGTTGAAAGGTCGTTACCACCATACAACTTATGCGCTTCGTCAATAATAAGAAGAGTCTTATATAATGGGTCTTGTTCTCCATTTTTCTTAACGAGACTTTTATAAAAACTATTCTGTTTAGAAACGAGGTTACTGAATTGCTTATAAGACATTGGACGAATAGACCAAGAATCCGAAAGAAGACGCATTCGTGCTACCTGTTCAGTAGGAAATGGTTTACCATTTGCGTTTGCTTCTTCGATAACAGCTTTTATTTTGTCACTACATACTTGTTCAAACATATTTTTCCAAATATCATTTTTTAATGTTGTCCTCGTAACCCATAGTATTGTATATTCAGCACTTTCAAATGAAGATGTAGCCGTTGCAATAGCAGCGCAAGTTTTACCTGTTCCTACACTCCAGTTAAGGAGCATTCCTTTTTGTGGTGTTTCAGGTGTAAAATACGATTTTATAAATGCTTGGCTGGGCGATAATTTCACTACTGAAGACGGATTTCCACCAAATAATATTTCACCAGCACCAGCTTTGTATATTTTGTTTTTTAAATTTTTTGGAATAGGGTCTTTATATATCTTCAACTCTTTAAGTCCTTCATTTAATTTGCCTACTATACTAAATAATTCACTACCATCACTACCAACACTATTATTACTACCATTACTTAATGTGTTAGTTAAACTACTTATACCAGAATAATTAGAACTAGGATTTTCTAAAGATTTTGGATTAGTTAAACTACTTATACCAGAATAATTAGAACTAGGATTTTCTAAAGATTTTGGATTAGTTAAACTACTTATACCTGAATAATTAGAACTAGGATTTTCTAAAGATTTCGGATTAGTTAAACTACTTATACCAGAAAAGAATGACTTTTCTATATCATCATTATTTTTATTATCTTTACTAGAAAAAATAGGTTTTTTTGGAAGTTTTCCTTTTTCTAAGGAAGGACCAGCATAACCACATAAATTTTCCATTTTTACATCATTCCATCCATATTCTTTAAAATTTTCATTTATGAATTTACGCATATCTTCAAAACCTAGTAGTTCTTCAGGAAATACAATACCTTCACCGCCTCTCATAACTTCAAGAGGATTAGATTTATTAACATCTTGTATTATTAAGTCAGAAGATTTCAAAGAACCATTCAATGTCTCAACATCTGAATAATAAAATGAAGTATCAGGTAGTGATGTATTCGATGATATTGAAAAGTTATGTATATTACTATTCAATTCATAATCTACAGAACCTAAAATAACTGTATTTTCCAACTCTGATAAAAAATTAAATAATCGTAGATCTATATTTAATGTCTTAAGGTATAAATCAAAAGCACTTTTAGAATAATTAAATGATTTTTGATATTTTTGGTTAATACTTAAATCATAATTGAAAACATATAATGGCCAACCCATTGTTGGATGAAATACTAATCCTTTTTGACCACATGTTCGTGTTCCACGTCCAATTACTTGTTTTTGATCTGCCATTGTCGTTTGTGGTTCAAAAATATGAATATATTTGATATCAAATAAATCAATACCTTCTTTAAAACCGCTATCCATAACAATAATACGTGCTACATCACCATAAACATTATCAGGTCTACTATTGAATATACTTAATATTTCTTTTTTCTTTGAAACACTTATAGGTTGGTCAAATACGTTCACAGAAGAAAGAAGAAAAAAATTCTTCGAACGTGTTTTCATTAATTTTTCTTTTGTACTGAGTTCAATTTTACCATATTTTATGTTATCACTATCTTCTTTTGAAATATTTTCAGCATTATATCCTAGATTCATACCACTAGCAATTAAAGAACTAGTAATAATTTTTGCTCCTTGGTATCCTTTTATATCAGAAAAAATGAAATGTTTGAAAAGACGTCCATAATTTTTTATATCAGAGTTGTCTAATTCTTTTATATGACTCAATAATTTGTTCAATTTTGGAGAAACAACAGGTAAGTCTGCTAAAAGTTGATTCTTATTAAAAAAAGGAAGGTCAAATTTATATTCTTTTGATAGTTTACTCCAATTACTCTTTTTACGCACACATTCACTATTAAATATAGTATATCTTGGATTATCTAATATTTCTTTTAGTTTATTAATCCGTGTTTCTTCATTTTCTCCAGATTCGTCGGTTTCACCAGATTCGTCGGTTTCTCCAGATTCGTCAGACTCTTCAGTTTTTTCGGAATCTTCACTTCCTTTAGATTCCACAGATTCTTTAGATTCTGAACTTCTACTAGAAGAATTTGACAATTCAGACATTATATATAATAAAATGATTTTTTTTGTATATATCTTATAAAAAATAAGTGATTTTTTATTTTTCTTTTTAGTCGATGTAATGATAAAATACAATTCTATAAAGATAATTATATTATATATATTACACCGTCCGGAAAGAAAAATGAGACAAAACCAGTTATGACTTATATATTTTATAACTATGTTTCAAATAATTACTTAAATGTTCTTTTGTAATTTTTGTATTTATAATATTTGTTATTACTTTATGTATATCTTCATAAGTATTTGGACTTTCCTTCTTTATATAATGTTTTAATTGACTAAAAAATTCCTCTATTGCGTTTGTTTCTGGGTGATATGGAACGCTATACAACAAATGATTTAAGTTTTCTTCTATTCTTTCTTTTATCATTCTTGATTTATGTATTACAGCGTTATCCATTATTATCAAGTAATTCTTATAATATTTTTTTATAAATTCATCATAAAATTCTAAAATATCATCTGTTTTTACTCCTCCTTTTCGTTCTGGATATAATTTCCAACCTATTACTTTATCAGCACAAATGGCACATAACATATTATAGCGTTTATATGGATATTTATTTGTCTTTTTGATTACTCTTATTCCACTTTTACTTCTTCCGTAAGTAAGCGTCATATTCAAATAAATAGAAGTTTCATCTAAACAAATTGTTCTATTGTAAGCGTAATCTTTTAGTTTATTATAAAAAATTTCTAAATCTTGTTTTTCTTGACCTTCTTTCTTTTCAGGATAATATTTACTTCGTAATCGTTTTCTTGTAAGTTTATGTTTATGTAAAATATTATAAATACTTTTATCATTTAATTTTACTTTATATTTATCATCAACCAATTTAGATAATTCCCACAAAGTCGTTGTATTATACTTTTTAACATAATTTTTTACAAATTTTTCAATTTCAGGTGTTATTTTGAGATTATGATTTTTTCGTGTTTTTCGTTGAATATTTCTTTGTTTTTTATATGTTTTTATCCATCTTGCTAATGATTGATATTTACATTTGAATATTTTACAGGTTTTACGCATATCATCATTATTTTCTAAATAATATTTTACAGCGGTTTCTTTATAATCTTCTGTATGATGTTTCATAATAAATCTTTATAAAAATATTAAAAATAATATGACAATATACTAATAAAATGGAAGATTTTATCGCATTAAAAAATGAAAATGAAAATTTAAAAGAAAAAATAATGGAATTAGAAGAAAGACTTAAAAAATATACAAATGGAAATAATCATAAAAAATATTATGAAACAAATAAAGAACGTGTTAAAGAAAATGGTAAAAATTATTTACAAAAATTAAAGAAAGAAAATCCTGAAAAATTAAAAGAATATGCAAAAAGAGCATATCAAAAAAGAAAAGAAAAATTGAAACAAAATAAAAACTAAATTACATAAATATATGGTATATGATTACTAATAAAATGAAATACGACTATGATTTATTAGTTTCTTTTTGTAAAGAAAATAATATTACTTTGACAAAATATTATAGTATTGAAAAAGTAAATAGAGAAACAAAAATAGAAGGAAAATGTATTTTTGAAAATTGTAATAATGAATTTAATAAAACACACAGAATGTTATTATATTCAAATGGTTATTGTAATTTTCATACTGAAAATCAAAGACAAAATAATAGAAAAAAAACTTGTTTAAAAAAATATGGGGTTGATAATCCGTTAAAAAATGAAAAAGTTAAAAAAAAAATGAAAAATACAATGATACAAAGGTATGGTGTTGAAAATCCATCTCAAAATGAAGAAATACAAAATAAAAAAATACAAACATCATTACAAACATATGGTGTTGTAAATCCTTCACAATCACAACATATAAAAGATAAAAAATGTGAAACTTCGATTAAAAATTACGGTGTTCCATACCCTTTACAAAATGAAAGTGTAATTAAAACCATAAAAAATACAGTTATGCAAAAATATGGTGTAAATTCGGTATTACAAAATAGTGAAACTAAACAAAAAATAAAAAATACAATGATAGAAAGGTATGGTGTTGAAAATCCATCTCAAAATGAAAAAATACAAAATAAAAAAATACAAACATCATTACAAAAATATGGCGTAAATCATCCTTCTCAAAATGCAGAATACATGGATAATTTAGTTAAATTGTCTTTCAAATTAAAAGATTATATATTACCAACTGGAAACATAATAAAAATACAAGGATACGAACATTTTGCATACAACGATTTATTACAAAAAGAAAATATACCAGAAGAAGACATTATTAACGGGTGTAAGAATGTTCCTATTATTTGGTATAAAGATGAAAATAAAATGAAACATCGTCATTTTGTAGATATTTTTATTCCATCACAAAATAGATGTATAGAAGTAAAATCAACTTGGACTGCAAAAAAGAAAAAATATTGTATATTTCTTAAACAACAAGCAGGAAAAGAGTTAGGGTATAATTATGAAATTTGGGTATATAATCAAAAAGGAAAAAGAGTTGAATGTCATATTTAGGAATTTATATATTTGCGTAAAACTATATAAACATTTTATATTTACTTTATATATAAAATGATTACCAAAGATAAACCTCCTGACAAATATAAATGTTTAAAAATTCCTATTAAATCTGTAATTCATAATGAAGATATTTTACCTATTTTGGAAAATGCTATTTTGAGAACAAATAGTATTACCTGTAAAACTTATTTTTTATTACGATTATGGGTTCTTCATAAATATCACAACAATCAAGAAATTCCTGTAATTACCGCGGATACTATTTCTATGTGTATGAAATCCGTGTTGAAACCTTCTTCGGGACAAAAACCAAAAGGAAACAACGCTATTTTATTACAAGAATTTCAAAATTTGAATTTTCCTCCGCATGCTCCGGAAAATAAATTTGTCACTGCGACCTTACGGTCTCCGCAACAAATCAATATTTTTGATTTAGAAGATGGAAGTAATTTATCATCTATTTTGGATTATTATGCTACTACGATGATTACTTCTATTGAAAATAATATAAAGATGCGTTTTTTTGATTACATCAAACGATTTGTGAATTCTTATTTTAAACATATTTATAAAGACCAATTGGAAAACAAAGAATTCAAAAAACAGTTTTACAAAGAAATCAATTTAGTTAAAAATGATATTATAAACAATACTTTATTTTGTGATGAAAAATATCATATTTGGTTAAATGAAAATCGTTATAAGATTGTTCCTGAAACCTTTGAAACCAGTTATTACTATGATGTTAAAGTTTCACCTTATAAATATTTGAAACATATGATATTTATGTGTTTGGAATTAGAAAAAATAGAAAGAAAATTATTCCAGTTTTTTCCTATACAAACCAATAATATACCAAGACATATTCAAGTGGATACAAAAGCATTAGTGGAATTGTTTGTTGAAACAGAAAAACATCAAAAGTTATTAGATGTTTGGATTACTGAAATAAAAACAGGAAAAAATAAAGGAAAACCAAAGAATAAAACAAAAGGAGAATTGTATAATTGTTTGGAACAAAATAAAGAATTCATTTGGGATACATTTTTTAATATAAAACAATCATTACGAAAATATAATTTTGATTATACAATTATTACAGATGGTTATACATCTTCGTTAAGATTTTTACACAAAGATTTTATAGAAGAAGAACAATTAAAAAAAGACAAAAAAAAAGCGGGTAAAAAATCATTACAAGGATTATCCAAAGAAGAAAAAGAAAAAATTAAAGAAACCAAGAAAGAACAACAAAAAGAAAAAACAAAACAAAAACGATTGGAAAACAAATCCAAGAAAGAAGAAAATAAAAAAAATCCAGAATTTCCTTATATAGATGAAGTTCCAAAAGAACTATTGCAAGGAAAACATATTTTTATTGACCCCGGAAAAAAAAGTTTATTTACAATGATGGATGATGAAGGAAATTATTTTTTTTATACCAACCGTCAATATTTGAAAGAAACAAAACGATTAAAATATCAATCATTACTAAAAAATCACAAAGATAAAATAGGAATAACTGAAATAGAAGAAAAATTAAACAAATGTAATTCTAAAAGTTGTAATTTGGAAAAATACCAAGAATATATAAATGCAAAAATAAAAGCGAATGAAGCATTTGGGAAATTATATCAGCACTATAAATTTCGTAAATACAAATGGTATGCTTATATCAATAAGAAACGAACAGAAGATAATATGGTGAATAAAATTGTAAAAAAATTCAGTAAAAACCATATAATTATCATAGGAGATTGGAGCATAGGAAAACAAATGAGAAATTTCATTTCTACACCAAACTTAACTTTAAAACGAAAATTACAAAAAACCTTCCAAGTTTATAATATAGATGAATTTAGAACTTCTTGTTTATCCTATAAAACCGAAGAAATATGTGAAAATCTATATTTGAAATTCAAAAAAGACCCGAAACAGAAAGAACGAAAGATGCATTCTATCCTAACATATAAAATGGAAAATAAACGGTTGGGATGTATCAATCGTGATAAGAATGGATGTAAAAATATTCAAAAAGTATTCAAATGTTATATGGAATCAGGAGAAAGACCCGAAAAGTATAGAAGAGAATACAAATTCCGATAAAATATACTAACCATTACAGAGTTGTAATTGTGAAATAGTATAACGCCCGTAAGGGTGCATTTATATCATTGAAAAAGAGAATGACAAAAAATTTATTTTTTTATAAAGTTTGTCTCATTTTTTTTTCCGGTCGGTGTAACTACTAAACCATAATAAAGTATTAAACTGAAAATACATTTTTGATAAAAACCTCAATTTTACACGAAATTGAAAAAATGGAATAAGAAAATTGATTATTAGTTTATTTAATAATCTTTGAAATAATATAAAACTATCTTACTATATTATAAAAGCCTTTGAATAACTAAAATGATGAAAATGGACGAATATAAAGCTCCTTCTAAAATCATTGGTATTCAGTTAAGTATGTTGAGTCCAGAAGAAATACGTAATAATTCAGTAGTTAATGTAACAAGTCGTGATACTTATGTAAATAATAAACCTTGTGTAAATGGATTATTTGATGTAAGAATGGGTGTTTTAGAAAATTCACTTATTTGTCCAACAGACGGACAAAACTATTTGAATTCTCCCGGTTATTTTGGACATATTGAACTGGCAAAACCTGTTTTCTTTATTCAACATATAAAAGAAATTATAAAAATTCTCCGTTGTATTTGTTTTAAATGTAGCAAATTACTTATTAATAAATCGCAACATTCGCATATTCTCAAAAAGAGTGGAGAAGACAGATGGGATTATGTATGTGGTATAGCTTCAAATGTCAAACGTTGTGGTGAAAAAACTGATGATGGCTGTGGTTGTAAACAACCAACAAAAATTAGTTTAGAAGGAATGTCAAATATATTTGCCGTATGGGAAAAAATGGGTGAAATGAAAGAAACGATTAATATTAAACTCATACCCGAATTAATTATAAAAATGTTCAAAAGAATTAGTGACGAAGACGTTTTCTTTCTAGGGTTTAATCCAAAATGGTCACGTCCAGAATGGATGATATGTCAAGTATTACCAGTAGCACCACAGAGTTGTCGTCCATCGGTAAAACAAGACGCACAACAAAGAAGTGAAGATGATTTGACTCACATTTATAGCAACATTATTAAAACAAATAACATTCTTTTGGAAAAAATCGCAAATAAAGATACACCGGCTAATGTTATTGAAGGGTGGACAACTATTTTACAGCATTCTATTGCTATGATTGTAAATAATAAAATAAAAGGGATAGCACCTATGGCACAACGTTCCGGACGTCCGTTACAATGTATAATGGGTCGTATAAATAGCAAAAATGGACGAATTCGTGGAAACCTCATGGGTAAGCGTGTTGATTTTAGTGCCCGTTCTGTTATTACTGGAGACCCAAACATATCTATTCGACAGTTAGGTGTTCCAATGAAAATAGTAAAAAATTTGACAAAACCAATAGTTGTAAATGATAGAAACCGTGATTTTCTATTGAAACTAATTTCTAATGGTCCAGAACAATATCCGGGAGCTAAAATATTAGAAAGAAAAACAGGTGAACAGATTTCTTTGAAATATGTAGATAGAAGTTCTATAATATTGAATAATGGTGATATAGTTCATCGTCATTTGATGGATGGTGACCCAGTTCTTTTCAATCGACAACCGAGTCTTCATAAACTCTCTATGTTGTGCCATATAGTAAAAGTTATGAAAATAGGTGATACATTCAGACTAAATGTAGCAAATACTAAAGGATATAATGCTGATTTTGATGGTGATGAAATGAATATGTTCGTAAGTCAATCGACAATAGCAGATACCGAGCTTCGTCATCTAGCAGCAGTACCTTATCAACAAATATCTCCTACTAACAATTCTTCAATAACTGGTATATTCCAAGATTCACTTTTAGGTTCATATAGATTTACACGTAAAGATGTTGTATTTACACAACGTCAAGCTATGAATTTATTGATGTCATTTTCAAAAATAGATATAGAAAAATTAAAAAATCTTGGTAAGAGAATAACTAGTTTTGATATTATTTCTCAAATAATGCCTCCTATTTCTATAAAAAGAAATACTGGACTTTTTCAAGATGGTGAAAATCCAAAAACATCAAACAATGTTCTAGAAATCAAAGTTGGAGAATATCTGAGAGGACAACTCGATAAAGGTTGTCTTGGTTCAACTAGTAAAGGTATATTACAACGTATTTATAATGATTTTGGATGTATGAAGTCAGCAGAATTCGTGGATGATTTACAAAATGTAGTTACAGAATACATGAAAACAAGTTCATTCAGTGTTGGTATAAGTGACCTCATTGCTAATAAAAAAACAAATGACGAAATAGTTCAAATAATCAACACACAAAAAATGGGAGTTCAAAATATTATAGATAAGGTTCATCTTGGAATTTTTGAAAACAATACCGCTTATTCTAATATGAATGAATTTGAAACGATGGTAAATAATACACTCAACAAAGCTACTGAAGAATCCGGTAAAGTTGGACGTAAATCATTGAATAAAAATAATCGTTTCATTATGATTGTTGAATCCGGTTCTAAAGGTTCTCTTATCAACATATCTCAAATGTTATGTTGTTTAGGACAACAAAATGTAGACGGAAAACGTATTCCTTATGGATTCGATAGTCGCACTCTTCCACATTTTACGAAATATGACGACTCTCCAGAAGCACGTGGATTCATTGAAAATTCTTTCATATCTGGATTAACCGCACCAGAATTATTCTTTCATGCTATGGCAGGTAGAATAGGTCTTATTGATACGGCGGTTAAATCAGTAACATGGGAAACAATGATAATGGTAGTTGACAATGGAAAACCATTACATACAGAAATTGGTAAATGGATTGATGATAAGATTGATAATCCGACTTTTAGTGATAAAATACAAAATTTCAAAGAAAAAAATATGGAATTATTGAATATAGATGGAGTATATATACCAACCACAGATGAGAATGGAGTTGTAAAATGGGCAGAATTGAATGCGGTTACACGTCACGATTATGGTAATTCAATGTTTAGAGTTAAAACACAGAGTGGGCGTGAGGTTGTAGTTCCAGAAAGTAAATCATTATTAGTATGGGATGACGATAAAAATGGATTCTTTGAAAAACCAACTCCCGAAATTGTAATAGGGCAATATATGCCTGTTACAACAGAATTATTGGGTTCGGTTATTGATATTGAATTTGTTGATATGAAAAATTATTTATCTAAATCAAACTATATATATGGTTCTGAATATGGTATTGCGTTTAATTCAATCCAAACTGAAATAAAGAAAAATAAATATATCTCTAACAAATGGTGGAATGAGAACAATGGTAGTATTTTCACACTTCCTTACAGTAAAAAAATGTATTTGAAAAATGTTATAACTCCTACGGACATTTCTTTAATCAAACCTGGGTTCGTATATTGTTATAATGATTTAAAATATCAACAATTCATGCCTGAAAAATTCAAACTAGACTATGAAAATGGTATATTTATAGGTTTGTTTTTAGCACATGGTAAGATATATAATAATACCATAACATTTACTACTAATAATTTCAATATCAAAGATTTCATAAATAAATGGTTGAATAGTTATAATATTTCATATTTTGAGAAAGAAAAGTCAAATAAACATGATATCAAAATAACAGTCATTATTGTTAAATCAATACTTTTATCTAGTTTCTTGCGGAACTTTATAGGTTTTGATAATACATCGAATATACATGTTCCATATGAAGCCTATATATCAAAAAATGATTTTATTCTCGGTTTATTGAATGGCTACTATTCTAGTATTGGAACAATCACTGAAAATTCAATCACAGTTTATTCTCTTTCAAAGAAGTTAATTGAAGGTATTTCAATATTGACAAATCGAATCGGTATTTTTGGTAGAATGACTACAAAACAATTGAAAAATAATAAAATATCTTATAAATATATTGTAACAGCACAATGGGGACAAAAATTTACTAATACAGTCGAGTTATTGAATGAATATAAAAACCACAAACTGAAAATTAATAAATGGAATTTAGAAGACAAGAATTTCAAAACTCATAATAATGTCGTATTAGACAAAATAGTAGAAATTACTATTTTAACCAACGAAGAAGCCGGACAAAATATTCATTCTAAATTATATGACGTAACCGTCCCTTCTACTCTCAATTTCCAATTGGCTAATGGGTTATGTGTTCGTGATACATCTTCAACTGGATATATACAACGTCGTTTAATTAAAGGATTGGAAGATTTGAAAGTCGAGTATGATATGACCGTTAGAAACAGTCAAGGTAAAATTATTCAATATTCTTATGGAGACGATGGATTTGATTCAACAAAGATAGAAAACCAAGTCATACCACTTACTGGTATGTCAATAGAAGATATATATTCACATTATGACATTACAGGTATTAACGAACCATTGGGAGAAAAAACTAATGATGAAAAAACAGTTATTTTCACTACAGACACTATTTCACGAATGAAACTACAAAAAAATTCTACATTAGCCAAATCCAAAAAATATATTGAAATGATGTTGGAAGCACGTAACAATATTGTTCGTAAAGTTTTCAAAAATAAAAATGATAATATGGTTAAATCGTCTGTAGCATTTCAATCAATTATAACAAACATTCATGGACAACTAGGATTGAATAAATACTCAGCAGTTGATATAACTCCACTTGAAGCTTATGAACTCATCGAAGAATATTATACTAAATTAAACCAGTTAACAGAATATGTGAAACCAAATCTTTTATTTGAAATATTATATTACTTCTATTTGACACCACGAGATTTATTGATATTCAAACGTTTCCATCGTAAAGGATTGATATTACTTCTGGAAACAGTATTGTTGAAATTTAAAGAATCACTCGTTCATCCAGGTGAAATGGTTGGTATTATAAGTGGTCAAGGTTGTGGTGCTGAAATGACACAATTAACATTGAATACATTTCATAATACTGGAAGTGCTACAAAATCAAATGTAACACGTGGTGTTCCAAGAATCGAAGAAATACTACGTTTGACTAAAAATCCTAAAAACATGTCGATGACTGTTTATTTGAAACCAATCGAAGAAACAAATCAGTCAAAAGCAATGATATATTCAAATATGCTAGAACATATGAAACTTGTTGATGTCGTTAAATCGGTTCAAATATATTATGATCCAAATGATAACTTATCAAATATATTTGAAGATAGAACATTTCTCGAACAATACAAAGAATATGAAAAAATATTGAAAGATAGCATGGATAATGGTATTGGTGGTGAATCCGTCTCAAATGATAAAGATAAATATACGAAATCTAAATGGGTTATCCGAATTGAGATGAATGCGGAAATAATGTTAGATAAAAATATCACTATGGATGATATCAATTTTGCTATTGTAAACAGTGAATATAATAAAGATGTAGAATGTGTATATACAGACTATAATAGTGATAACCTTGTATTTCGTATTCGTGTTGGAAATGGTATATTTACAAAAATAAATAAACGTAAAATATCAAAATCTTTGGATCAATCGGATGAGATATATTTATTGAAAAATTTCCAAGATTCTATATTGAATAATATTGTTCTTCGTGGAATAAATGGAATAAAAAATGTTTTAGCACGTAAAATACAAAATACTGTAATATTAGAAGAAGATAAATATGTTCGTAAAGATACTTGGGTTTTAGATACGACTGGTTCTAACTTACTCGAAACACTCGGGTTAGACTTTATTGATTACAAAAGAACATTTAGTAATGATATCAAAGAAATATTTGATGTTCTCGGATTAGAAGCGGCAAGACAAGCCATATATAATGAATTGACTGAAGTCTTTGAATTCAGTGATATATATATAAATTATCATCATACTAGTCTTTTATGTGATAGAATGACTTGTAACAAAAATATGGTTGCTATATTCCGTTTTAAATCGGGACTACTGAATGAAGATACTGGACCAATTTCAAAATCGACTTTTGAAGTTCATACAGAAATATTATTGAACGCATCACGACATGGTGAATTTGATAATATGCGTGGAGTTAGTGCGAATGTAATGTGTGGACAATATGGAAACTATGGCACTAGTTGTTTTAATTTGATGTTAGATAAAGATGCTTTTGAAAATGCTACATTTACAGCTAATGATAATCCCGATAATGATACAGATGTTGCTAATGAAATTGAAAAATCATTCCAATTAGCAGATGCTAATACATCTAACTTGGATATGTGTAGTAAACACACATTGACTATTAATAACAATATATCAAATATAGATATTGAGCATAATAGTGGTGATAACAATGGAGATATATGTAATGATAATTATGACATGGGGTTTTAAAGAAAAAACGAAACTGTTTAATCATATACTCCTTATTCATTATCAATCATTGTTTGAAATATTGTATATATTTTGATTCTATTTATTTGACTATAACTGTCTAGTATTATAAATATTTTTTTATTTATGAACGTTTTATATCCTTATTTTTTATTATTTATAATAATAAGTATTATGAATAATAGTAGCAATTTAAAATTTAATATATATGTCATAAATTTAGACAAAGATACTCAACGTTTGGAAGAAATGAAAGAAAAATTATCACCAAACATATTTACTCGAATTCAAGCCATATATGGAAATACGGACGATTTAAATATTTTTAAAGATATTTGTTTTACAAGTCGATTTTTAACCCCTAAAAGTGTTTTAGCGACTGGATTGAGTCATAAAAAAGCAGTTGAAAAATACTTATCAGATATTTCTTTGAATGATGAACCGGAATTTGCTCTCATTCTCGAAGATGACGCAACACCTGTAAGTAACCAATATATAAAAGAAATTGAAACCGCTGTCATAGAAGCACCTAGTGATTGGGAAATTATTAAATTAGATTATTTACCAAAAACTAATTTTAGAGTATATAATAAAATACCAACAACATTATTTACAGCATATTTAATTAACCGTAAAGGTGCTTTAAAATATGTGAAAACACATATATGTTATCATGCTGATTTAGATGTATGGTTTAAAAATATAATTATATACAATAATCCATATATCATATTTAATCAAAAATGGGAGAATAATAATGGTTCAAATAATCAATTATATAGTATATATAATCCACTTTCACGAATTTTTTATATATCAAATTATAAAGCATTACGATTATTTGATATTGAATATACCATAGCAGATTTGATACTATATCTAGTTATTTTTATGATTTTTATAAAATTTATTTATTATTCGAAAAAAATAAATATATCGTCTATCACTTCATCACGTTTTACACTGTTGAAAATTTAAAACGGTATTTTAAATGTGCAAATGTGTGATTTATTCCATAATTATCTGAAAAATCTAAATAGATAGAGTTGGTTGTGTAGGAATATCTATAGCACGTTTTTGTTCGATTATTTCTAATGTCAAATTACTTGGTATTTTATCCGGTTTATATGTTTCGGGAGGTGCGTTTATAGTTTTTATTTCGTGTGTTGCTGGAACATAATTATATAAGTCTCGTGATTTGGATGTTCCTTTGGCATTCAATTCTTCTGGAGTCAAGTTATAGTTTGTATATTTTTCGGATGAAATATTAGTATTTAATGAACCACCGCTTAAACTATTAAATACATACGATATAGGTTCTCCATTTGATTCTAAAATAGGACTATTCAATTGTTGTTTTCCATACTCTATATTTAAATATTCAATGATTTGTGAATCGCCTAAAAGAACTGTATAATTTTTATTCACACGGAGAATTGCGGGAACACTTTGAATGTTTGGTGGTAAAATGACTTTTTTTCCGTTTTCTAGAGTTATTAATATATTATTATTATTATGATCTCTTTGCCGTTTATCAATACAAATACAAGATATTTTTTCAATTAATCCTGTTTTAACTATATGTTGTATAACACGTTGTGAGTATTTACAATTATTTGAATAATATAATATGTCCATACAACTATATTATTAGTATTACTAATTTTTATTTGGTTAAAAACGCTCATTTGAATTGGCTTTTATTTGGTTGTTATATTTCTCGGTTAAAACACCGTTTTTCATAGACAAATCGGAAAAAGGTAAGTATATAGTAAAATGATTACATTTGTGACATTTGTGACATTTGTGGCATTTGTGGCATTTTAACGGGATTTGACGGTGTCGAACTCGAATTTATACACATTCCATGTAATATTCTCTTTTCAAAATACATTATCAATACTGTCAAAGAATAAACGACTAAACCTACAACTACATCACGTCTGACATTTTTGCCAAATATATAACGAATCAAACCAAAAAGTGAAACCAAGAATACGATATACCAAAGAATTGAAAGAAAATAAAAATACAAACACCAATTTTTACTCAGTGGTCCGAACAAAAAATCGTTAATATCCATTAATTATATTATATAACATATTTATTCTTAGACAACAACATCCGATAAAATTATTAAATATTCCTAAATTATACGATATTGAATTTTCAACCTTATATAAATTATCTCTTTACTCCATAAAAATAATTATTTATTCTTATTTGAAACTGTATATTGTGTAATTTTATTTTATATAATTTTTATTATCATACAAAAAAAGTTATAATATTTATATTTCAATATTAGTGTAGTATTATATAAAAAATATATCTTATATTAAACAATGGAAAATGTTGAAAATAAACGTATCGTGTTCGACTATTCCAAAAATAAAAACAAAAATAGTTCCGGAAAATTTAGTAATACCACCGTTGTCGATAGTAATACCACAAGTAGTGAATCAAAACACGAAAGAAACATCGATATTACAACTGAAAAAGAACAACAGAGTAGTTCCTTATCCACTGAATCAACTAGGAGTAAAACCATGAATACAAAAAATCTAGATTTTGAATCTTTGAATAAAATTACTTGGAATATAATAAATAAATATTTTGAAGATACACCGAATTGTTTAGTTGCTCATCATTTAGAATCTTATGATGATTTTTTTAAAAATGGAATATATAAAATTTTTCAAGAAAAAAATCCAGTAAAGATATTTTCTTCTTATGATGAATCAATTCAAGATTATAGATGTCAGTGTGAGCTATATTTTGGTGGAAAAAATGGTAATAAAATTTATTTTGGAAAACCGAATATTTATGATAAAGGAAATGAACATTATATGTTTCCAAACGAAGCACGACTCCGAAATATGGATTATTCAATGACTATTCATTATGATGTCGATGTGGAATTTATTGATATATTGAAAGAAGGAGAAACGCCTTCTTTAGTAGGAGGGAACGGTATTGATATAAATGAATTGACTGGAGGAGATGACGAATTTGAAGGAGGTAATAATTATACAAATTATAAAACTAGTGAAAAGTTTGGTGGTGTTAATAATGAACAGTTTGGTGGTGTCAATGGTAAAGGACGAAAAAAAAAATCTGTAAATGTCATCGATATAGATCCGAATATGGCATCTATAATTATGGACGCAACTGCCCGTTCTGTCACTAAAAATGTACAGAGGCGTCAAATGACACTATCAAAAATTTATCTTGGTAAGTTTCCTATTATGGTTCAATCGAGTTTTTGTATATTGAAAGGATTACCAAAAGAAATTCGTTTTAATGCGGGAGAATGTAAAAATGATTTGGGTGGTTATTTTATTATTGGTGGAAAAGAAAAAGTCGTTGTTCCACAAGAAAAATTTGCCGATAATATGTTATATATACGTTCATATTTAGACGATGAAACACCAGAAGATGAAATAGAAAACGGGGAGTTGAAATATCTTTATAGTGCTGAAATCCGTTCTGTCAGTGAAAACTCCTCTAAACCTATAAGAACTTTCTCGATTCGTTTAGTTGCTCCTTCTATCAAATACACAAATGAAAATATAGTAGTTGCAATACCAAATGTTCGAAAACCAGTTCCACTATTTATTTTATTTCGTGCTTTAGGATTTATTAGTGATAAAGAAATTATTGAAATGTGTCTTCTTGATATAGAAAAATATGAATCCATGGTAGACTTATTCATCCCTTCTGTTCATGACGCGGGAGGTGTTTTGTCACAACTCACCGCATTGAAATATATTGCTTCACTTACAAAAGGTAAAACGGTCACACATGCTATAGAAATTCTTACTGATTATGTGCTTCCACATATTGGTGAAACTAATTACATACAAAAGGCTTACTATTTAGGATATATGGTATTTCGACTTTTTTCAGTAAAATTAGGGTTTGAGTCAAAAACTGACCGTGACAACTTCAAATACAAACGCGTCGAATTAATAGGTTCTCTTTTATATGATCTTTTTCGAGAATATTATAATATTCAACAAAAAGAAATATATGTCGACTTTGAAAAAATACTATATTATCAAAAAAAAATATATGAAACTGACCTTAAACTATTGATAGAACAAAATTATCGTAATGTATTTTCTGAAAGAACTTTAGAAGCCGGATTCAAAAAAGCTTTTAAAGGTAACTGGGGTGCTTATACACATACTAAACGTATTGGTATTGTTCAGGATTTGAATCGTCTTTCGTTTAATACATATATTAGTCATTTACGAAAAATTACACTACCAATTGATTCGGGACTTAAAATAGTAGGACCACGACTTTTACATAACTCACAATGGGGATTTATAGATCCTATTGATACTCCTGATGGTGGAAATATTGGACTCCATAAAAGTTTGGCAATTACAACACAAATTACTCGTGGTTTTTCAAGAGAACCATTAATTGTATGGTTACGTGAAAATATAAATTTATTTTTATTAGAATCATGTAAACCTAGTGAAATATCACGCATGTCAAAAGTATTTGTAAACGGATTTTGGTGTGGGTGTGTTACACAACCATTCGAATCTGTTGATAAAATCAAATTATATAGACGTCATTCACTTATTCCAATTTATGTCAGTGTGACTTTTGATATTAAATATAATACAATTTATATTTTCACAGATGATGGACGTTTATGTAGACCTATTATGTATGTTGAAGCAAACACCAATAATACGAAACGAACGACTTATCCACCGATTGTCAGTTTTGAAAAAAATAATGAAATTATACGAAAATTAAAAGAAGGAGAATTTGAATGGAGTGAACTCGTAACTGGTTTCCAACCAAAAATAGATAAAACATATAATATGTCAAACGGTAAAGTATATACTATTGAAGAGTTATATGGTTTAAAAAATGAAAAAATAATGGATGATAAACGGGCTATAATTGATATTATTGACAGTAGTGAAACAGAAAATGCGTTGATTGCCGTCAACTATGAAGACTTGAAAACAAAAACATTGATGAAATATACACATTGTGAAATACATGAGTCACTTCTATTAGGAGTAATGTGCAACCAAATAGCTTTTCCAGAAAATAACCCTTTACCTCGTGACCTTTTTTCTTGTGGACAAAGCAAACAAGCCTGTTCATTATATCATACTAATTATCAAGTCAGAATGGATAAAACGGCAGTTGTCTTGAACTATGGACAACGACCATTAATTAAAAGTCAATATTTAAAACATATTAATAATGAAGAAAATACTTATGGCGTAAATGCTATAGTTGCTATTATGTGTTATACTGGTTATAATGTTGAAGATGCTATATTGATTAATGAAGCATCTATTAACCGCGGTCTCTTTCGAACAACTTATTTTTCAACATATGAAGCATATGAAGAAAAAGCTAAAGAAGGTGAAAAAATAGTAGATAAACATTTTTCTAATATTCAACTGGATGAATCGATAACTGGAATAAAAGCAGGATATGACTATAGCAAACTAGATAATACTGGACTTATTCGTGAAGGTACTTATGTCAATGATAAAACTATTTTAATTGGACTATCTGCTAACAGTGGATTAAATGATGGAAAACGTATAGATAATTCAAAAAAACCAAAAAAAGGACAATTAGGAGTTGTCGATAAAACATTTATTACAGAAGGTGAAACTGGTGAAAGAATCGCAAAAGTTCGAATATGCGAACAACGAATTCCCACACTGGGTGATAAATTCGCTTCTACTGTTGGACAAAAAGGAACAATTGGTATGATTATCCCAGAATCAGATATGCCTTTTACAATAAATGGAACACGTCCAGATATGATTATTAATCCACACGCACTTCCTTCTCGTATGACTATAGGACAACTTATTTCGTCTATTACTGGTAAAGCATGTGTAATATATGGCGGTTTTGGTGATTGTACTGCTTTCAATCAACGAGGAACAAAAGTGCATTTTTATGGTGAACAACTTTCATGGGCATCAATGGATGGAAAACGAACGACAAGTGAAGACCTTTTGAAAGCCGGGTTTCATTCTAGTGGTAATGAAATAATGTATAATGGGATGACTGGTGAACAAATTGAAAGTGAAATATTCATTGGTCCAACATATTATATGAGACTCAAACATATGGTAAAAGATAAAATAAATTATCGTGCTTCCGGACCACGTTCTAACCTGACAAGACAACCTGTAAGTGGTCGTGCAAATGACGGTGGACTCCGTGTAGGGGAAATGGAAAAAGATTCAATACTTTCACATGGTATGTCTTGTTTTTTGAAAGATTCTATGATGGAGAAAGGTGATAAATATTATATGGCAATTTGTAATCAGAGCGGAATGATTGCTATATATAACTCTTCAAAAAATCAATTCTTGAGTCCTGCTATTGATGGACCTCTCAAATTTACAACCGATTTAGAAAATCAAATGCATTTGGAAACTGTTTCTAGATTCGGACGCAATTTCAGTATTGTTGCTGTTCCATATGCTTTCAAACTCCTCATTCAAGAATTGGCAACTATGGGTGTTCAGTTAAGAATAATTACTGAAGAAAATATAAAACAGTTTGAAAATTTATCTTTTGGTGGAAATAAGTTAAATGTAAAAGACTATTCTTCATATATTAGTAAGAAAATACAAAATCCAGACGCAAATGTAAAAATGAGTGATATATATAATAACACTGTAGAAGATTCACATATCAGTATTGATAATGATTATATAGATGATTTCTTTGATAAACCATATCTGAAACCGCGTCCAGAATCCACATTTTCAAATGAATCACCTATATATGTTCCAGTAACACCACCAAATGAAAGCAATTCTCAAGAAATAACATCACCCGAACATACAGATAACTCACCACCCTATCCAGATAATTCACCTGCTTATCAAAATAATTCACCACCTTATCCAGATAATTCACCCGCTTATATGCCAGAAACAGATAACCAGTTATATCATTTGAATGATTTTGTTCATTATCGAAATGAAACGAACCCGGAAAAAATATATAAAGTTCAATTTATAACACCAAAATATATTACTATTGTGAATAAAGATGACCCAAATAATAATGATGATATGAAAATATTAACAATTGAAGAAGCAAAGAATGATTTATATCCTTATGTTGAAACCAAGGGAGGGAATTTGTATGATACTAGAATACCCGCTAGTTTCTTTGAAAATAGTGGTGGTAAAGTAGAATCGAATTTTACATATAAGTCACCTGGAATGTTGGGAGGCATAGGTGGTGGAAACGGTAATATCAATATAACACCTGTTTTTCAATTAGGAAATATAGATAAAATGCAAGGTGGTGTCTTTGAACCAATTCAAATTCCTTCAATACCTAATATTGGAAGTTATAATGGTGGTAATATTATTAAATCAAAAATTTATGAAGGTGGTAGTTCTGATAATAGTAATTATGATGGTGGTAGTTCTAATAATAATAATTATGATGGTGGTAGTTCTGATAATATTAACTATGATGGTGGTAATTCTGATAATAGTAATAACAATGGTATTCAGGGTGGTAGTTTAAGTACGGTAGGTAGTGAAATTATTGTCAAAAAAATAATGTGAATTTTATCACTTTTTTAGTCATTATAATATAATTTATTATCATAATATCTGGTTGATAATAAATTGTACATAAATAAGAAAAAAAATATAGAACCGGCAAATATACGATACTCTAATGGTAGTGATTTATTTTTTATTAATAAATAAAATACGGTAAAAAACATTATTATACCGGATAAATATAGAGGTATTGACTGATAATTCCCAAATAATTCATATAAACAAGGATGAAATGTTGTCAAATATTTTCGATGGTTTACTCCATAAAAAATTAATTCATAATATGAAAGAATACAACATTCAAAGTAAACCCAAGAATAACATAGTAAAATAGCCAATACAATGTATATTATAGCATCACTCTCTTTTTCTTTATAAAATATCAAAAATAAAGAAAAATAAATTAAAAGTAAATAATGAAAATAACGTGCTAAAAACATACCTATCCAGTTTTTACTTTTATTAGGTACAGCTGGAAGTAATTTTGGTTGAGGCAAATAAAATAAAAATCTAAAATAAAATGAAAATATAGTTAATATAACGGTTATTATAAATAAATATATATACATTTTATTGTTAAATAGGTATAACATATATATAATATCTATTCTTATTCATTTCTTTCATTTTCATTTTTATTTTCATTTTCGTTTTTATTTCTTTCGTTTTTATTTTCATTTTCATTTTTATTTTCATTCTTTACTATTTCCCATTTTTTTATAATTTGTATTCTATCTTTCAAAACCATATACATTTGTAATATCAATATAGTCATACCAAATAAAACAACATAATATTTTGTTTTGAACCGGTTTAATACTAATAAAAAACTTAATGTCATCAAAATTATTTGAAAGAAAATAATATAATCGGTTGAATCACCAACAAATACACGTAAATGTGGGTGTAATAATCCAGTCTCTCCTAAATTTTGTTTTTGATTGTATAACCACATTTCCCAATTTGAAAGAACACAATCATTTGCAAAAAGCCAATGTAAAATTAATATTACATATAAAATTAAATAGTAAATATCATATTTCTCATTAAAAATAAAATAATATAATGTGAAAAATAAGCTTGTTATATAATGTAAAAATCGGATAAATAAAATAGAAAATGTAGGACATAATGTATTTTCCCCACAATATTTTTTATGAAATGGTGCTTTGATTTCAACAAATCTTGAAATCAAAGATAAAATAAGAGAAACACCAATTATTAAAGAAAATGAATAAAAAATAGATGTTTTTTTATTTTTAATACTCGTTATATAATCTAAAATCAATAGCATATATAATTATTTTATATATTTTAAACAATTAATGGTATTATAAAGAAACTAATGATATGACTAAACACACACACGATAATAGTTGTATTTTAAAGCAGAAATACTTTCTCTTTCAAAACAACATATATCACCTGGACGTAAAAATACAGCTTGTGCTTGAGGGTCAAAACGACTAATCTCGGGTATTTTACCTAAACTATTTATATTATATTTTTCCATGAAACTATCTTTTTCTTCGGGTTTAAGTATACTAATCGGTGGAACGAGACGATGATTTAATATATTGAATTGGAGTCGTCGTATATTGAATATTACTACGAATATACCGTCTTTCTCATATAAATATTCTACTTTAGCTTGTATCGAATCATTTGGTTCATTTTCAACAATAATCACGAGAGTATCTTTTTTAGATAACGTAGTTTCTAAAACTACTTCACTATCTGTTGAAACGGTTGTTGTGTCTCCTACGTCTTTACCAGTCAAAGATGTAAATAAGTCTTCAATCATATCATCTAATACTGGTGCTCTTAGTTGTTTTGAATCTAAATAATATTTGACATATACTTTACGCTTATTAATTTTATTTGAAACTATCATATCTAACTGTCCAGTAGCAGTCATTGCGTCTATTTCATTGATATTGAAGTTTTCATATTCTTCTACATCATAGTCTTGTTTCTCTAATAGTTGAATAATGGTTGTTCGAGATTTGTAAATGCTAATAATTTTATTTGTTGATGCCATTTTAATAAGGTAATATATTGGTTATGTTTATATATATCTTTTTTTATTTTTTATTTTCAATTTTCTAACAATTCTATTATTTGATATTATTTATTACAAATTCGTAATAATTATATATTTGATAGAGTTTATTTTAGGTAAAAACGGTATATTGAATTAATATATTTATATTTATATATAATGACAGATTCAATTGTAGTTTCATATATTCAAGATGGTGATGTTGGAAAAATAAATATAGTTTCTAGTTCGAAAAATATTGAAATTCCTACTACAAAATTTTTACAAATTTCAAATTTAGAATTAGAAAAAGGAGGAGATGGAAACATTGAAACAAAAATTATAAATAACGCTATAACTGTTAACAATAATGATTCTCAATTTATCGAATTTCAAAAACGTTTAAGATTTATAGATTGTGTAAAAGATGCTAGTGTCAGTAAAAATAATGTGTCATCGTATGTTGAAAAAGTTTACGATAGACAATATTACACTACAAATATCTCTGAAAACTTGGTAGATTCTTTAAAAGATAAATATGATAGTTATTGTAGAACTAATAATTATGTAAAAGACTATACTTGGACAAAGTTATCTAAAGGCAGTGATGAAAAAGTTAGTCTAGACCCTATGTTAGAAAGTCGCGTTATTTTTTATGAAGCGGGGTTAAGTCCAGATTATTTCATTAAAAAACCAATAAAATATGTTATAAATGTTGCGAATGAAATTATAGACCCTGCCGCACGTCCTCTCATTACAAAAGATGATATAAGATTTCCTGAAAATGGTATAAGTTTAAATTTAAATTCTTCTTTTTTTGGATTTTTTGGGTTTGATGGTTGTTCTCTCGAATCAATACATAATCAAAATGGATATACCTATAAGATTGACTTAACAAAACCGTTAGTATCAACAACTGGTGGTGCTAAAAGAGGTATAGGTAGTGTATATAATGAGCAACCACAAAAAGGAGACGATAGACCTAAAACTAAAAAAGCTAAAACTATAAAAGGTAATATTACAAGAGCTAAAAGTTTAAGTACATTGAGTACATTAAAAACAAATAAAATACAAGACCTTTCAAAATATTTCAATAGTGTTGAGAAGAGGGCATTGATACAGTATCCGACAGATTCAAAAAGTGGTTATTGGTTCTGTGGAAATGTAGAAAAAAATAAAATTATATATGATCTTTCACAAAAAAAACCTAAAAATAGTTATACTGATGAGGTAATACGAGGTTTATTTTTAGCTAAAGAAATGGGAGATGTTTTACAAGTATTAATTATGTTAGTATGGGTTTATTTAAATCAAGATGAATCATATTCGATAACGACTCATGACAGAGTTGTTTATTTACTTTGTATGATATTACAAGTAAATTGTATATTCGCACCAACGGACAAAAAATCAAACACGGATAATAATGGTGAAAAAATAAGAAAAATTACAGTTTTTCAACCATCTCCTTACACGTTTGAAAAAGCAATGACTCGGTTTGAAGAAAGGAAAAAGTCAATTCTTAAAGATAATTTCAATTATATCAAATTTTTAACTAAATTAAAGAGTCAAACTATTGATATTGAAGTGTCCGGGTTAGGAAAAATAAAAATAAGTGAAGAAATATATGATAAATTTATTAAAGAACTTAAAATAATAAATAACATCCTTAATGGAATAAAAGTTGATAGTGAAATGTCAACAATAGAAATTGATGAGTTAACCGAAAAAATAAAGTCTAATTTTATCTTTATTTTATTTATTAGGAAAAATAAAAATGGTGAAGTAAAGTTGACTATGTTATCTAAGTATACAAATTCAAATGAATTATGGTCTGATAAATTAGAACCATCAATTGGTAACTATAGATATGGAAAAGATTCATTCTATAAATTAATAACAAACCCAACTTTATTAAATACAAAAACAGGTGGCGGAAATACCCCGTCTTTTGAAACTCCACCAGATAAAATGAAGACACAACCTATTATAAGTCCAAGTAAAAAAATACCCTTAGTTACATTTAGAAAAGAAACGGAACCAATGTCTATTGAAGAACACATACCGAAGTCAATTGAATACATGGACACGGAACCGGTAGCAGATGATTATACAGAATTTCCAAGTGGAGCTTATTATACGGATAAAGAAACTAGACAAACACAGGATTTATATACTGAATTAGAACGTCAAATAAATGAATATCTCAAAAAAATTAAGATGGAACTGTATTTTGATGATGTATATACAGTATTATTAAATAAATTTGAGTTAAATAATGAAGTTTTATATGGTGTTGACTTGAAGGATGCTATTCAGGATATTTTTCTTCAGGATATTTTTCAAATTAACTTAAAATCTATTAGAAAAACTAAAAATAAAACAACTAAAAAATATAGAAAAAATTTTCCCGGATTATTTATGACACGTTCTTTTATGACAAAGTCTCAATACGATATACTTAATAAAAAAACAACTTTGAAAAAACGCAGAGATTCACTTTGAAACCACTATCTTGTCATTAAGAAGACACATGTAATTTCTATTTCATCTATATATGAATACAGAAGTAAATCCACAAAATCAGTTTGTGGTATCATATAATGAAAATGATTTTTATTGTAATTATATAGGAAACGATATTGTTAATTATGTGAACGTAAATGACATGAATGCTTTATGTTCTACTTACCTTAAAAACAAATGTAATAGTATCAATAAAGAGTCTCTTCAAAATTTTACTAAGTTTTCTAATATAAAAGAATGTTATTTAGCTAATGAAATATGTAATAATAAAAATAATTATGATACACTTAAAGAAATACAATTATCTCATTCTGTTTCTGGAAGCCGTTTTGATGATATAAATTCATTTTATAAAACAGAAATTTTAAAAAGTGTAAATTTAGGAGTTGGTATAGTTTTATTAATATATATAATATACAAAAATTATTAACTAAACAATACATAAATATATTTTATATATATCTAATGCCTACTGTTACTGATAAAGATATAATTACTGATATAAATTCTTTGAATGATAAATATACTCAATATGAAAATGATTATAAATTTTGTAAAGATTATCCTAGTGATACTAACTGCATCAATCATATGACACTTACGAATGATTTCAGAGATATAAGCTCTGCTTTATTTAACTTAGACAAACATATGATAAGTTATAAGCAGAGTATTAACTTCCATAGTGATGTTAGTTTCGGTCAAATCAAACAAGAATATGAACAAATTGTAAATGAAAGACAGAAACTAGACGAAAAATTGTATGAATTGTATACTAATGACTATGAATCAATGTATAATACTAATTCTATGGTTGATACAACTTTTGTAACTGGTATTATATGGACAATTTTAGCAACTAGTATGATATATTATATTGTAGTAAAGTTATAATACTATAATAAAACAAAATAACATAAATTAAAATAATATTAATATATATGAATTTTACATCATTTACAATAGAACCTCATCATTTACTAGAAGGTTATATAGAAAAATATGCTAACTCTAATTCGAGTTATAGTAAAACTGAAATTAAAGATGAAGACTATTTATTGATTGAACCGTCTTCATCAAAAGAAGGTTTTTTCATTAGTACAATAAATACTACAAAATATACTGATATAAGTAATAATATAGATAAATATAATATTTTGAATAGTAATGTAAAAAATTATGACTTAATAGATAATAGTGGTAATTTACTCTATATAAATAATAATAATTTCAAAGAAACTATACCAAAATTGAAAGATGCTGTTTTAGAAGATTCAATAAGTATGATGAATTATAATAACACAATATATGCCGTTTCTGGTATTGGAATAGCATTTTTGTTAATTGGTATAGTTATATCTTTAAAATAATTATTTATTTTACACATTTGAAACGCCCATTATTTATACATCTTCTTTGAGTTTTTACGACTCTATTGTGTTTATTTATATACTTTTCTCTTTTATTATATGTGCGTTCTAATATGTTCCTATAATAGTTATTTAGTATTTTCTTTTAGATTTACATATTCCAACCATTATATTTTTGTATAGTAAAAACGGCGTTTGAAATGTTGAAAAGTATAAAAGGGTTAGAATATAAGAAAAATATAAATTTCTAAAAGAAAATATCCAAAAAGTAATGAGTGAAATACCGAAATACCGAAAGAATATATAAAAATATAATCACGGGTCTTTACAAAAAGTATGTCAATAAGAATAAAACAAGAAAAATAACTATAAATGATTTTTATATGGTTTAGGACTATATAAAAATCGGCGTTTGAAATGTGTAAATATAGTTTTTCTTTGTATATAAAATCTTGTTTTTTTTTGAACCATATAAAACAAGATTAATCCAAATAAGAAAGTTAAATAAAGGTCAAAATAACTATAATGATTTATATAATATAATATAATATAATATGACAAGTGTTGATGATACTCTAACTTATATCAATGATATATCAAGTAGTCCAGTTGGAGATGCGATTTTAGAAAAACAAAATTATATCAAAACCATATTAGATAATGAAAAAGAACGTTTAAATATCAAGAAACAGAGTATTGATGATATAAACATATCAAAAGAACGTATGATTCAATTGAATACAAACTATAATGAAAGACAACAACAGTATCAGAAAATGTTGATAGCAACCGTAATCGGTTTAGCAATCTGTATGGTTATTTATTTTGTAAACAAACTCATAACTATACCAGATATTGTTTATAGTCTTATTTTAATAGTTACGGTTACTATAGTTATTATATATTGTTTTAATATTTATCTGACTATTATTAACCGTGACCCTATGGATTTCGATAAAATAAGAACTATTCCTCCTGTTACTTTAACAGATTCACAGAAAAGTCAAGCAATTGCCACAAATATTGCTGGTTCATCAAATGGTAATAGTGATTTATTATCACAAATGGGTTATTGTATGGGAAGTTCTTGCTGTGATGGTGCTTCAACAAAATGGAATGCCCAAACAGGATTATGTACGGAAAGTTTTGAACCATTAATTAAAATTAGTTCATCTAATTTCAAAATTGTCAATCAAAATAATAATATATCTAAGTATACACCTTCTGAATTTGAATTATATTCTATATACAAGTAAGAATTATAATAGTGATGTTCTTTATATTGAAATTCAATATACAATATTATATATAATGGTTGAATTTGATTATGAATTATATTCTAATATATATCAACAAAATCAAACTTTAAAACAAAATATTACTGAATTGAAAGAAAAATATAGTACTGATGAACAACTATTCAATTATACAAGCACAAGTTGGAATTTTTTAATAAAATTAAATGGATTATTTTTATTGATATATTATATTTTACTCATTGGATTGATTTTAATACTTTTTGTTTCTAAAAAAAATAATTTAGGTTTGTATCCGAAAATAGGGTTAATAACGTTTCTCGGTATTTTGCCTTTTATTTATCTATGGATTGAAATCATGATATGGGAAATTATTAAGTATATGTGGTCTTTAATTAGTGGACGTATTTATTACAAAGATGTAGAAGGACGTGGAAATATGAACTATAAGTTGTTCAATCCATTTTAATTATAAAATAATTATTCAAAATATGAAATATTTATATTCAATAGTTACTATTAATAATGTCATAGTTCTTCTAAGTTTATGTCATAAACGGTATCTAAATCACTATCTTCTGTAACAGTTTCTATATCAATACTAGTAATAGGTACAAATCTGACATTCTTCCAAAGGTTACCAGTTCCTTTAGTATATCTTTTATCCATCGCTACGAAAAGGTCTTTTATACCATTTACTTTTCCATTACCATAATTGACAGTATACCATTCTTTATAATCAGTGCTTAATTGTCCTTTTGTAATACAACCATTTGTATATATTTGTATTCTTTCGAGTAAATAACTACTTATTATATCTTGTCCTTGTCGATAATTCATTGTAGATGCTGTAACTTCTGGACAATCTTCAACATCACCTCCAGTTTTGTAAGCAATTTCGACGAGCATTGCCGCAAAAACTTCTTTCCATTTGTGAAATTTGTCTTTGATATTTTTATCTAATTTGAATTGATACGGTTTTTCTTTATCGTTATTACGAGGGTTTTCAGTGAAAAGAGATTTGAAATCAACTACACGAATACGCCGCCATGTTCCATGGTCTTGTGATTTGATTTCCATTAGTTCATTTGAACATACAACTAATTTGAATTGTGGTATAAATGTTTGTGCTTCGACCATAAAAGGAGCACGTCCTGTGATCGGGTCACCAGCGGAAATTTGTTTCATAATTCCTTCATTTATACGGTCACCTTTAGATGGTTCTTGCATAACGGCATAACGTATTCCTTTTAATTGTATAATTTCAGGAGAAACGCCACCTATTTTTGTTCGTTGTTGTGTAATCAGAGTGAGTGGGACATCGCCTTTATATTGTCCTAATACAGTTTCCATTAGATTCACTAATACTGATTTGCCATTTTGTCCAACTCCAATATACATATTGAATGTTTGATTTGATGTAGTTCCAATTAACGTTGAAGCCAAATGTTGCCACATATAACGGTATAACCCTTCATCTGGGAATAATTTGTGCATAAAATCTTCTATTTCGTCTATAATAGTCTTATCACGGGATTGATTTAATTCTATATAGTTAATTCCAGTACATTTTGATAAATAATCTTCGGGGTTTCCTCTTCTAGCTCGTTTTTCTTTGAAATCGACTACGCAATTTTTGAAACATATGATATAAGGATTTGAATCCAGTTTCTTTAAAAACTCTCCATCGTAAAACAATTCGCGTGCTTCTCGCATTATATTATTTTTATCGTTAGTTTTTCCGAATTTTTCTGTGATTGTAGCTAGAATATGCATCTTTCTATCAATCTTTTTTTTCATAGGGTCTCCTTCTGCTAGTGTTAATTTCATACGTCCAAGTTCACTTGATTTTTTGATATATAAACCCCTCAATTCTCTTGATATGGAAGACCGTAATGTTGTTCCAGAATCAATTTCTGACCATGAGTTGCCATCGAAGAAATACCATATATTATTTTTTATATTTACACAAACATATTTATCTTTATTGAGTAAATATAGGACTAATGCCAAATCATAATCGGTAAAACCAAGTATTTTATTATCGTCTTCGTTCGTTGTAAAAACTGCGTGTTCAAGTGTTTTGTTTATATGTGTATTGATACTATTATTGTTAATTTTGACATATTCTTCATAGTTATCTGTTTTTGCCCAATATATTAGAGAACGAATTGTAAATCCTTCACGTTCTTTTTTTTCGAACGAACACCACTTATCATATAATGAACTTACTTCTAATGTTAGGTTGAATGACGGAGATTTAGCACTGAAAGATAACCATACTATAAATAAACGGTTACTTATGTTACGTAAAGCCCAACCGACACGTATCCATTTTGAAAATGAACCTTCTCCATAATAACTTTTTGATAATGCCATAGTATAATCATAAGCATCACGAATATTGAAATCCGCAATTTCAAGAGAATCTAAAAATCGTGAAACACATTCATCGAGTTGAGCTTTTGTTTGTATTTTTAGTATTTCTTCTACTCGTAAAACAAGATTTTCTGGTTCAGGTTCATGATTTAATTTTTCTCTGGTGGTTGTCGATTCGTGAATAGTAGTGGTCTGTTTTTGTATTCTCTTTAACTCTTGTAGTTTATCGACTATTTCTGATTTTAATAAAAGTGGTTTATGTTCTCGATAACGGATTGATAATTTATTGAAGTTATTCTCATTTTCGAATTCACTTGGCGTCTGTGTATTATGAAATATAACATTATTACTTTCATCATAACCTCCATTATAAACGGCTACAAGACGATATGGTTCATTATTCGGTTTCATAGAACCATATAGTTGAAAATTTGTATGTCCTTTACTGATTCCTTCATCAAATACTTCATCCCAACTATTTGTAATTGGTATATCTTCCCATATATCATTTATTTTTTCTATAATTGATTTTCTTATCATCTGTTGTAAATCGTGATTTTCACATTGAATACCAACTATTATATGTATTCCATCTTTTGTAATTTTTTTTTCTTCAATACGGTTCACAGTATCTTTTTCAAATACAAAAAATGGAATTATATTTGTATCGTCAACCTCAAATATATTTTTAAATTCTTCTAAATAAAGTGTTATCAAATCAACTATATGTTCTTTCGTATGTTTTCTTTCCATAATTTCATAATTATAACGGAAATCAATATCAATTAATAATGGTCCATTTTCTTTCAATTGTGCTTCTGTGAGGTATTCTTTCTTCTTACCTTTGATACATTCCTTGAAATATAGTTTTAAGAATGTATCATACTTATCATCAGGTATATGATAAGAACCACCAAATATTTTAGATTCTTTACAACCGATACGTGTATTAGTTGGCGGATTTGAATTATCTTTTGAATCTTTTTTAATTTGGTGTTGAGAAAGAAATAATGATAATGGACTATTCATTATTTGAATAACGAATATATGTTATTATAAGATGTTATATACCTATATTATAATCAAATATAGAGAAATCAATTTTATGAGCAATTAATTGGACGATAAAAAAATCGACTATTGTTAATAATTACTATATTTTGTTTTTATATTTTATTTATATATCTTTCAGTTGTCGTTTGTGGTCCATTTAGAATCACAAGTTGTACATATATAAACATATTTCATGTTATTGTCATCATATCTCATGTAAATTATTTCACGCGGGACTCTTTTAGATTCGTCAGTATCATTAGTTTGACATTGAGGATTTGAACATGGAATATTATAAATACGTGGGAGTGTTGGATCTAATTTTGTATATTCATTTATAATATGATGAAATTGTTGTTTTCCTTTCTTTATTTGGGTATTTAAAACACATATACCATCTTTTCCTATATTTTGGTCTTTGTGACCACAGTTACGACAATAGTAAGAAAGTTTATTTTCATCTTCTTGATCAATGGAAATATAATACATGTTATCGCATTTAATACAAAATTTCATTTTAATAGTTATATTCTTTATATTTATATATATAATAGGTTGAACAGTAAATCAATTTTATTTCTATTTTCATTTTTTTCAAATAATTTACAACTTTGAATATTTATAGTCCTACATTTTGTTATAAAAAAAGGAAATTTCAATGTTTGCTTTTGCGGATTCTTCTAAAAATCCCGATGAGTTATTGTTCCTTGATAAATAATTTGGTTTTTCTTTATTATTTATTGAGTTATAAGAAATTTTATAAATATTTGTAGCACCATTCACACCTCTATTCCAATAGTAGCAACCGTTTTCACAACAACTCACTCTATATACGATAATGTTTTGGATTTTCCATTACCATATTTTTTGCACAAAAACATACTCATCTCTTTTATCATTATTCAAGTAATATTTAACCACAAAAATTTATAATCTTCTATCTCATCTTTAGTCATCTATTATGTGCGGTTTTATATCTTAAAGTTTATAAATATATAATATTGAAAAATTGATTAAAAAATAAATAGTTATTGTGAATATAAAGAAGTATTATATATCCAATTTAATAATGTCAAATAAGAAAATATCGAAAATAAATGATGAAATTGAACCCGAAATAGATGATGAAGAAAAAGAAGATGAGGATGAAGAAGAATTCGAGTCTGAAGATGATGAAAGTGAAGAAAGTGATGATGATGAATCTAGTGACGAAACAGAAGAAGATGATGATGAAGATGAGGAAGAAGATGATTTAGGTTCATCTAGTGAAGAAGGAGATGAAGAAGAAGAATTAGAAGCTGAAAAAGAAGAAGATGAAGAAGTAGTAGGAAAACAAGAAAAAGATGAGGAAGAAAAGAATGAAAAAGGCGTTTTCAAAGTTAACAAAAAAACAAAGAAGTCAAAAAAATCCATAGAACCATCATCGAATTCTATCAAATCAAAACTGAAAAAACGTGATGAAGATATAGGTAATATCGACAATATAATAGATGATTTGAATATTGAAGATGATGATAATGATGACGATGATACTGACTATTTACAAAAATTTGACGAATCTATCCGTAAAAATATTATACAACAATATCATCCTGAAATGATTATAAAAAATAATGCTGAAATAGAAACATTATCTAAAGTTGTCCGTGATTCTAATGGTAATATAATTGATCCTTTTCACAAAACAATACCCTTTCTAACAAAATATGAAAAAGCAAGAATAATAGGCGAAAGAGCAAATCAAATAAATGAAGGAAGTCCTATATTTGTTAAAGTAGAAAAAGACGTAATAGATGGTTATTTGATAGCACTTAAAGAATTCGAAGAAAGAAAAATACCTTTTATCATTCAACGACCACTTCCAAATGGAAATTGTGAATATTGGAGATTACAAGATTTAGAAATATTATAATTTCAAATAAATATAACAGTTAAAAAGATAAAGTTTCAAGTAATTATGTTATCTAAAATAATAAAAAATATGTTATAATTTTTGTAGATATAGTTTATATAATGTCATCTTTTTTATCTAATAATGAAGTAACACGTAAATATAATTTATTGATTGATCGTGTACATCATACTAAACTTTCTATATCACCACTACCTAAAACAGTTCTTCCACAAATTATTGATTTACGTTCTCGTTTCCCGGAACCATTCGACCAAGGTGAGTTAGGTTCTTGTACAGCTAATGCGTTATGTAGTGTTATGAGTTATGATTTATCATGTTCTTTCATTGGTTCACGACTCTTCGTCTATTATAATGAAAGAATGTTGGAGAATGATATAGGTGATGATGCGGGAGCACAACTTAGTGATGGAATTTTAACTCTTCAAAAATATGGGGTATGTTCTGAGAAAACATGGCCATATGATATATCAAAATTCACATTGAAACCACCAAATAATGCGTATATAGAAGCAAAACAACATGTTGCCTTGAAAGTATCAAATATATCGAATGACATTACTTCAATGAAAACTAGTTTAGCAAATGGTTTTCCATTTGTAGTCGGTATTAAGGTGTTTGACGAATTTGAAAGTGATGAAGTGGCAAAGACAGGAATAGTACCATTGCCTACTGAATTATCTAACTGTATAGGTGGTCATGCCGTTGTTTGTGTAGGATACAACGATATAAAAAAACAATGGATTATGCGTAATAGTTGGGGGAATTCTTGGGGTGATAATGGATATTTTTATTTACCATATCTGTATTTGTTGGATTCAGAACTAGCAAGTGATTTATGGAATATTCAATATGTAAAATAGAGAATATTTACATAATAGTTATAACTACAATATATATTGGTTTATTTTCGTCTCCATTATAAATATACGGTAAATATTTATAATGTTTTCATCTAATTTAGAAACAGTTAATATAGAAAAAATAGACAGTGTGTTTGTTCCATTGAAAGAAAGTGACCGTCTTGCTACGAATTGTAAAATAGGGATTATTGAGGGAATGCGTGATTTTAATATACAACATTTTACAAAAATAAACCAAACTAATGATAAATTATTTATGGAACAAATAAAAAACCAAGAAATAAAAAACCAACAACTAATAATGAATGATAATATATTTACACGTGTTTTTGTTGGCGGTATTTCAATATTTGGTCTATATGTGTTATATAATTTTTTATATAAATCAAAAAATAAATAAATTTATTTTAATATGTCTTTTATTATTCTGATATATGTCTCTAAACAGTAATCATATAATAAGAGTAAGTCTATTACTTCATTCTTTGATAAACTCTTTATAAATTTAAATTCTTTTTTTGTTAGTTTCATTCCATTCAGTATATTTTGTACAATTTTATAAAATTCGTCATTACTGTCATTGTTTTTATCTATTATATATAATATGTTTAACTGAAAATCATCATAATCATGGAGATAGTAATCATTATTATTTTCAGTTCTTTCATTTTCTTCTCTATTTTGTAAATTGTTGATTATCCGTAAGATATCTAAAACATTATTTTTATTGTTTTTATCGTTGTATTCAATCGTTTCATTTACTGGATTTATTATATTTTTTTTATATAAATTTAATGGGAATTTTACAAATAAATCCAAAGAATAAGAATAAAAATTGGAAATTGATGAAAAAATAGAATAAATAAACATTATATAACTTATTATTATTTTATCTTTACATATGTAACAAGTTACTATTTAACAAAATTGAATCCACACTCTGTACATGAAATATATAGATTCTCCGATTCATCAGCAGAACGTATTTGTACTGATATATATGTACATTTTCTTGATTTACATTTTCTACATTGATACATATCTGTATTTGCTTCAATACGGTTAACAAATTTGGACTCATCGCGTTTTATTTTTAACGCTATTACTTCATTCCATTTTTCAGGGTGCATTTCTTGATGTGTCATATAAGCAAATGTATCAGGTGTTATTTCGCCATTAAACAATTTATCAACCAAACGTGGGGTTGTTTTCAAATTATCAACTATTGTTTTTAGACGGTCCAAATAAAGTTGAACGAAATATTTATTTTCCCATTTTCGAATAATCTGTCGTTTTGTTGCTTCTCTTATAGAATAGTTATATATTCCTTTTTCAATATTATTTGGTAATTTAGTATTGGTTGGATTTACTGATTCGAGTGATTCTGTATTTTTTATTCTTTGTGATATTATAATATCACTTATATGTTTAATAATATTTTCACGAAATTCAGTTGGTTTATATATAATAAACATTATTGTAATATTATAACTAATGTTTATTCTATTTCATATATAATAATATAAATCAATTTTATAACTCTATTATTTTATAGGAGGTTTTATATTGAAATATTTATTTATTTGAGTTACTCCTTCTCTTTGATTTTTTATCTGTATTAAATATTTTTCAAAGATAAGTTGTTTCACTCTTTCAGAACAATATTTTTCTTTTTTCTTAGCATATATTTCCAAATCGTCTCCACATTGTTCTTTAATGTCTCGTATATTAGTCTTGCATATTTCAATCATTTGATTGTGACTCTTTAATTGTAATATTTCTTCCAAAGCTAACCCGAATAGTTGTTGTAATGGTTTCATTAATTGATTTGTAATATAAAATGTATAATCGATTTTTGCTTTAGTTTGTTGAATAAATTCGGGTGTTTCTATTCTTTCACCTTGTAATGCCGCTTTATTTTTACTGAGAATATGAACATATTTAATACGGTCACCTGGTTTAGGTTTATTTCCTGCTTCACGGTTACCTATTCTTTCTGCCAATACAGCGTGTGCTATTTGTTCCGGATTTTTATAGTAACCATTTAATGATTTTGTAATTGTCAACTTATCCATTGGAACGTGTCCTTGTATTAACTGTTCCAAAATATATTCTAAGTATTTAATACATTGTTCTATTTTTTCTATTAATTTTAATTCTGGAATCAGAAGTATATCTAACATTTGTCCATATGTATCTTTTAAGAGGTCACAGTTATCGCGTCTTTTCAATGAGAGACCCATGAATTTTAGTTTTCCTTTTTCAGGATCATTTTCAAATAATTTACCGAAATATCTTTTTTTTGAAAGAAGACAGAACGGCCATAATGTTTTTTCATAAGATAATTCCATAGGTGGTTTAAGAAATTGAGTACATAAACTTGCGGCATCTTGAGCTATTTCAATCGTAATTTCTAATGCTTTTTTGCCAATAATTGGTTCATTATTACGGTCAGGGTCTTTGAGGTTAAATGTAAAGAAAACGGAATCGGTGTCTCCGTATACATATTCCGCATTACATAGAACTTTTTCTTGTGACTTTGTAATATATATCATATTTCCATATACTTCTTCGATAATACGTTTAGCATATATTATCATCATTCTTCCAGTAGCAGTAGTAGAAGCGGCAACATCTTGTTCATAAAAGGTTGAAGTTTTTGAACCACATTGTCCATATAAAGAGTTAGCAGTTACTTTATATCCAAGTTGTCTCTTATCAAGTATATTTTGCATAAAGACGTCTTTTTCATTCTTTATTAAATTTCGTGTTTCTTTTCGTGCTTTTAATAATTCTTCAAGAATCGAAGGCATAATTGATTTTTGTCCATTTGGTAACTGTGCCCACCGACAAATCTTTCGTCCTACTTTGGTTTTTACGGCGGTTTTTGTTGTTGGTTTTTTACGCCATTCAAATGTGTCAAACTCAATATCTATATATTCATATCCTTCCAAATTATCATATATAAATTTACCTTCACTATCTTTTTCACCAGTTTCACGTATTAAAATACCATTCAAATCGTATTCACGTGTCCATACTTTACTATCATGTGAGTAATTTTGACTTATCATAGAAGATGGATATAATGATGAATAGTCTACACATGCTACAGGATTGTCCATATACATATTACATTTGGGTGGAAGAACTATAGCACCTTCGTATCCATCATCAATGCCTTTTTTTTCTATATCTGGCATGAGTGTTTTTTTTTCACGACATTTTTTTGCCACAAAACTAGTCAATTTAATTCCTTGTCCACGAAGTATCAAATAACTTATAGGAATGCTACAAATACCCGACATTTCAATATATCCTGTCATAACATCCATTTTATTAAATAAATGATGTACAAGATTACAATCTTGAATACAATATTTTGCCACAATAGCCCTTTCAGCAGATGTTCCGTTTGTTAAACGGAATATATCTTGTGGCGTGACATTATCTTTAGCCATACACCATTTTATATTTTTTTTATTTTCTTCTAGTTCTTTTTCTATACTATTTATTACAATAATACTTTTTCCAATATTAGTATTTAAAGAATTTCTTATTTCTATTACTTGGAATTTTTTACCATCTTTGAAATAATCTGTCGTAAATTTTGAAAGTTCTATATGTATAAAATCATTGATATGTAATCCCATAATATTATTCGTATACAAAAGTGTGTTTTCTCCCTCAAATCCGATATCGGTTATAGCATCACCTATAAATTCACCAGCTACATCATCAAGTTTATATGATGATAAGTTGAAATCACGTCGAAAATAAGCATATAAATCGATTTGAATTCTACCCGACATTTTTGGATATTTCAAATCATATTCACCAGTTGCTAAAACAATTTTTGTATTATCTAATGTATATTCCATTGTATTACGGTTATAGTTTCCAGAAATTTCACCATGTTTCTTTGACAAAGAAAGAAATTGTCTTTCGCAACCGTTTTCTTGAGCACGGCGAAATAAGAATTCATAATCAAAACCAAATATATTATATCCAATAATAATATCTGGATCTTCATTCCGTATTAATTGACTCCATTTAGTTAGTAACTCATATTCTGTATTTACAGTTTCAATAACAGTATTTGGTACTGGTTCACAAGTATTTAATACTAAACAATGATTCATATATGGTTCTGTTTCTCCATAACGAACAAATGTTGAACCTATAAATGTTACCTTATCTCCTTCTAACTCTGGGAGACAGTATACGAATATTTCATTAATTTTATTTATTTTCTCATCACGTGTAAGTGTATTATCAGTAAATATATCTTTTATTGTTTTAGATTGAGATGTATTACTAGATGGTAGTATATTTTTTTTCGATGTTATTTTCGTTTTCGGCATTTCACAATCTTCACCTTGTTCATCATGATAGGAGTATTCATGTTCTTCACTATACTCCTCTTTACAAATATTAGAATCATTTTCTTTTATTTCGTCAAATATAGATTCTATAGTAAGTAACCTTTTCTTTTTTTCAATTATAGAATTTTCAGTTGTTTCATTTATTTTTTCAGTTGGTGTTTGTAAAATAATTTCAATTAATTTCAATATTTCACTTTTATTTTTTGGAACGACTTTTGGATATACAACATCTATTTCTGCCATTTTATCAAATCCAAATGCTGAAAGAATGACTTTCTTTATGAACAAAGTAAGTATTTCACTTTTTAATGTTGTTGAATTATTTCGTTTGATATAAGAATCTACTATATTTGTTGCTAGTCTTTTATAAGACTTGATTGGAACTGGAAAATCTCCGTGACTACTACTAGCTTCAATATCAAAACTACATATTTTGTATGGTGTTCGTGTTTCTTTTTTATGTTGAGGTATAAGATCAGCACAATTACATATATATTCATATTTACAAGAAGTTGTACATTCATCTGGTATAACCATTTTTTTTGTTGGAAGAAATACCCAACCAGAAGGACTTATATTATTTATATGAAAATAACGTAAAAGTGGTGGTATTTTACTTTCATATAACTCTAATATAACATTTTGTGAAATATATGGTTTTGGTTTTCTATCACGATTTCCACTATTTTTTGGTGACTGATAATACCATAAATTACGTGTGCGATTAAAAGTTATTATATTGGCAAATGTCAATTTAACAAATTTGGATTTTTTATCACCAGAAAATCCATATAATTTATTATATTCGACAAGTTCAGCTGATAATAAATATTTTTGATATTGTTTTTCTAATTTGCTTCGTAATTCTTCATATAAAATAGCAATATTTTGGTTTGTCCAGTTATCAGCTACTTTTATATAGAAAAATGGTTTATAATCTTTTATAAATATACAACACGTTTCACCTGATTCATTTATTCCATACATTTCGATAATAAATTGTAGGGGAGTGGATGGTTTCCATTCTTCGTTCGATTCAAAAGTCGAATCTTCGTCATTCTCACTTGTTGAATCTTCATTCAAAGGTTGTAATTTATTGTCATATGCGTTGAAGTCGATTAAACGAAATGAACGACCAGTTACAGTTGATTTTTTCAACATAGACATGTTGATATTGTCTGTTATTATATAATTAAATTATTACTATATCTTTATTAATATATTAATATATATTCAATTTTTTATTTGTTTTTATTCTTGTATAATTATTTTATTATTAAATAGTTGGCAATATTTATTAAAAATAGAAAAAATTGATCATTATTTTTCTATTATTTATAAGTGATACGTTTAGCTTGTGTTATATAATCGTTCAATTTTCAAACAATGTCTAGTTTCATCGAACACTCTACTCCTTCTTCCAATGAACCAATTATTTCACTTGGAGAAATAATTCGTAGGAGAGAAGAAGGAATGTTAGAAATACCTGTATTGAAGAAAGAAAAACATGAAGAAGAGAATGTCATATACATTGATAGTTTCTATATTCCTAGGATGCCGGAAGAAATGACACTCGAAGAACTGGTAAATATTATTGAAACTTCTAGTCCTTATAAGGGTAGCGAAGATTTTGACAACTCAATTGGAGTTGTTGAAAGAATTGATTCTATACCCAAAATTAGTTCCAAAGATGGTGAAACATTCAAATCCGCATTTGTAGTTTTGAAATCATGGAGTGACAATAAATACGCAAAATCATTGATGATGAAACTCTACAACGATCAACAAAGTAGAGTTTATTACAACTTGAATGAAAATATCAATCCACAATATTTGGTAATCCTACCAAATAAAAGTGAAACTTCACTTTTAGAACCTCCCAAGCATACTGACCTAATGATTTACTATGTTCCTACTGAGATATCTTTACAAACAGTATTCAATGTATTTCAAGGTTTAGATATTGGAAAAATTCACAGCATTGAAGCCGAACTATCTCCTGAACATGATCACATGCCTTTTGATTATGATTCATTGCCAAAATGGATTAACCAAACTATTTGGAATCAAAGTTTTAAACCGCAATACAACACAATTTATATTAGAATGGAATATTGGTATAAAACACAAGCGGCTTACGCATTCGAACGCGAAATGATGAATAATTCTTGTGTTCATATTCCAACTTATAACGGAATTGTTTGGACAATATATGAATGTGACCCAATTTTCGAAGGAACTAACCCATATGTTTGGACATCGATGTAAAATAATTGAAAGAAGTAATAAATATAAAAAACTAGAACGAAAAAATAATGGATATAAAAAGTGAATAAAAAGTGAATAAAAACTAAATAAAAACTGAATAAAATAAATCAAAAAAAAAATAAAAAAACTTTTTTTTATTCAACCATAATATGGAATTTATATTTTGTAAATAATAACTATTTTTTTCATAATTTCACTATGATAAAGAAAATTCGAAACTAAAAAATAGAGAACTAAAAAATATATAACTGAAAAATTAAAACAGTATAAAGAAAAAAAACAAAATATATAAAATGGAAAATATTCAATATATCACAGCAGAAGAAATCGAAACACCTACACCTAGTAATAATTCTAACGCACTCAATACAATTGGTTATGATTCTTCTTTCGAAGAACGTATAGTTAAGTATGTTGACGAAAATAAACCGGTTATTGCTATTCTCACACCTTGTTACGGAGGAATGTGTTATACACCATATGTATCTTGTTTGATAAAAACATTGAATTTATGTAACTATTATAAGATAAAAGTAAATGTTTTATTTTGTCGTAATGATAGTTTAGTTACAAGAGCCCGTAATAACTTGATAGCAAAAGCATTGACCACTCCAGATATAACTCATATTTTATTTATCGATAGTGATATTTCATGGAATGAGTTAGACATTTTGAAGTTACTACTCTCTGATAAATCAGTTGTTGGTGGAGTTTACCCATTGAAAAAGTATAATTGGGATTTATTGTTCAAAGACCCAAATAATCCTTATAATTCAAATGTAGTTCAATCAGTAGTTGATAAGGTCAACAAAACAATTCTTAAAAATTCAATGTCAAATGAAGATATTATACAAGCTCATCTTTTGAAATATAATTTGAACTATTTAGAGAGTGTAATGAATATAGAAAATAATTTAGCAAAAGTTAAACACATAGCAAATGGATTTATGATGTTGAAACGCAATGTACTAACACAGTTAATGGACGCAAACCCACAGTTGAAATATGTTGATGATACTGGATTTTTAGAAGAAAATGAACATGATTATGCTTATGCTCTTTTCAATTCTGAAGTAGCATATGGACATTATTTATCCGAAGATTGGCTTTTTTGTGATCGTTGGACAAATATAGGTGGTGAAGTATTTATCGATGTTACTATCAATTTAACACATAGTGGAAATGTTGATTTCAAAGGTAATTTTTTGAGTTCTATTCTATAAGAATATTCGATTTTGTTCATTTTTTTATTTCAAATTTTTTATATTAATTAAAAAATTTGAAACTATAATTTCCTATAAACTATACAATGAATACTAACTATAATATGTCATTTTTAATGTTTTATTGTGATTTTTTTTATGAAAAAAATTTCTTTCAAATACAGACATAAAAGTTATATCTACATCTCTATTATAAATAGTCTTTTGTATTAAATCAATAAATGAATTTATTGCTTTTGAGGATTTTATAAAATTTATTATTTGGATTGGTTCATTTTTCATATAATCTTCTTTCAAAGAAAAACAGTATTCAAAAAAATAGTCAATATTGAACAGTAAACGACATTTTAATATGTAATATGAATATAATGGTTCTTTTTCTTTCAAAATAAGTTCAGTTTCATTTTGAATGGAAGGATTTTCTTTCAATCTATGATATTTCATAATTTTCATATATTGCTTTATTGCCCATGCTTGTTGTATTTGAATAAATAATGGTATTTGGTTGATTCTTTGGATACGAAATAATGTTACTAATATAGTTGCCCACGTTTCAGTATAAGCTTCATAAATCTTTAAATCGGGATTTACTTGTTGTGATATTCTAAAAAAATCTAACATACGACGATTTGCTATATCATTTAATTTTTCAGAAATAGCAAAATCCATTCCTAATGCGTGTATCATTTCATGTATTAAAACCTTATCCCATTCTTCTTTACGAAAAATTATTATTTCGTTATTTTTTAAACAACTAAATGAGAATCCAGTATTAATATTTATTTGACGGATTTCTATAAAATCAATATTATCGTTTTTCTTATTTGGGAGTTTTTTTTTCAATTTACTTAAATAAAGATATATAGATAATTTTGTTGAGCAGTTTGTATTCAATGGTAAAACATCTCGTCCAATAAAAAAATGGAGAATTTCGAATGTTCTTTTATATATTTTTTTGAATTGAGATTCGATATTATTTTTTTTATTATGTTGTATACTTCTATTTTTTATTGTATGATTTAGATTTGTAATTTTGAATTTACAAGTATTTTTTTTTATTTGATATAATGGTATAATAATATATAACTTAATGTCACGTCCGTTTATTGTGAATGAATAAAGCCGACTTGTTTTTTTTAAAGAATCTATATGGTTACGTATAAGGGGGTCGATATATAAATAATTTTTTTTAGGTATCGTATCAAAATCGATTTCTTCATAAAAAACACTAGACGGTATATCTACTTTCTTTGAAATACTTATCAATTGAAAGAAATTATTCAAATAATGAAAATTCGAACGGGTTTCAAACATATATAATACTCATTCATGTTTTATTACACACTAAAAATGTCAAAGTTAACATATGAATTACTATTATCGGACCATCCGTTTCGTTGGTTTCCTAATCTCTTTGTAAAATAATACCATTTATCAGTTTCTTGAAAGTCTTTCCATACCGAATCATTAGCATAAAGATGATGACTTCCAGTTTGTTCCAATAATGGTACAGCCACTTCATATAGTTCTATCAATTTATCATAGTAATTTTCATTAACAATATATCCAGATGCCATATGAGCGTGTTTTACTCTTTTGATAAAATCTATACCTTCTATATCTTTACTTTTCAACATATTATAGCAGATCATAAGAACGTTATATTCGATATTCGAATCAAAAAATTTTGACAATTCTGTCTCAAATTCAGTTTTACTTACCAAAAAAAAGAAATCATCTTCAAAAATTAATATATTTTTATATTTACGATTCTTTGCGAGTTTTAGTACTTCTAAATGAGACTTTGTACAACCTAAAATACCCATATGCGGTTCATATATAGCATTGAATCTTTCGAATGATAATTCATAACTGTTCAGTTCATTTTCTATTTGTTCTCTACGGTCAGTTCTTTTTTCTAAATTGATGTATATAATTTTATCTATATTCTTTGACATAATAGAAACATTATATGTAAATCTTTATATTTATTACAACCAAACATAAAATTGATTCAAATACCAACTAAATTATTAGGAGTATAGAATAACTGTATAATTGATAATACAATGGAACTCGCATTAGAAGCTGAAATCTATTGTCCTAGCATTGATGAAAATCAAAATTATGTGGATAAAATTCCTCCATCAATTGTACAAGGATTACGTTGTCCTTGTGGTTCACGTAGAGATAAAGTATATATAACTGCCGCATTATTCAAAGAACATATAAAACGAAAACATCATCAAGTATGGTTAAACGAATTGAATAATAATAAAACTAATTATTATAAAGAAAACGAAGAACTGAAGAAGACAATTCAAAACCAAAGAATAATAATATCCCGTTTAGAAAAAGAGATATCGACAAAATCAAATACAATTAATTTTTTGAGTAATGAGTTGGCACTAAAATCTTCGAATGTAGTTACTGACTTGTTGGACCTGAGTTACTGACTTGTTGGATTTTTGAAATTCCCGTTCTTGTATATTTAATTTTGATTTTAGTGTAATAAAAATAACATATAGAATATTGATATAAAAATTGTTTTTTTTATATAATAACATAAAATAATGTTATATATTAATACACACGTTTTGTATATTTGATATAATAAATGTTTTTATCGATACAAGAATTCAATAATTACAAAAATGAGAATGGAATTCTTCCACTTCCCTTGGGAGTTCAAGAATTATTAAATTCTTTGGAAAAATCATTGAATGTCGAAAGTATAGAACTAGCAATTTCTCAATATCAAGAATTAAAAACATCTCAAAATACCAATAAGTATCGTAATATATCATCACCATTATCAAGACAGTCTATAAAGAGTGAAACTACTGGGAAATGGTGTAAAACTGATTCGATATCGTATAATCATAAAAATATATATCCAACCTCATCTTTTGGGACATCTAATAATGATGATAAATGGGTTAAATATGTTGAAACTATTGGTGAATTCAAACCAACTATAATTAATGACAAAGAAGGAATAGAAAAAACAATCAATGAAATAAGAACTAATTTGAATAAAATAACAAAAAAAAATTTTGAAACTCAAAAAAATAAAATATTTATGTTAATTGATTCTATAAAAATAAATAATATAGATGATGACCCAATAAAAACTACATATATTTACGAAGATAAAATAGCACATTTCATTTTTGATATATCTAGTTCTAATAAATTTTTTTGTGAATTATATGCTGATTTATATAAAGAACTAATTCAAAAACATAAGGATATATATTTGAACATATTGAATGAATTTATATTCACTTTTAAAAAATCCATAGAAAGTTATTCGTATTGCGAACCTGAAAATAACTATGATAAATACTGTGCTTTTGTAAAAGAGAGTGACCGTAAAAAAGCAGTTACAACATTTATCATTATGTTATTGAATCGTGATATTGTTTCTAAAGAAGTAGTTATTGAAATTACTGAATATTTTTTAACAATAATTCATAAATATATTGATGAAGAAAATCGTATATGTGAAATAGAAGAATTGGGTGAAATATTATATATATTAGTTTCTCAAGGAAATGAAAAATTACAATGGGACAATTCAGAAAAATGGAATTCGATAATTCATAATATTTGTAAATTTACAACATTGAAAGTAAAACAACACAAAAGTCTTTCTAGCAGGTTTATATTTAAAATGAAAGATTTATATGATTTATTATAAATATCATTATTCTACGAAGTTCATTATTATTCAAATATTACAGTGATTATAAAATTGAGAAAGGTATAAAAAAAATATATACTAATATTAAAATGGTGTCATCACGAATTAATGTAGATGTAAGTTTCAAAGAACATAAAACAATCGATCCGGAAGATATTGGATTCCAATCATCATTGTATGATTTAACAGCTTATGGAAAGACTATTGTTATAGCATTAGGGAAAGCTAAATTTACATTTACAAATTATAATATAATTTATTATCCAATCTATCTAATTTCTTTGAAAAACGCTGTTGAAGGTTGTATTGGTGTATTCGAAACAAATCTAACTGATTCAAAAAACGCTACTATTAATTTAGATGAAGATGGAGATATTGATATTAATAAATTGGGAGAACCATTATTTTTTGAATTTGCTGAAAAGATTGTTGGTAGAACACAAACGACACTTGAAACATATTTGGAATATATTTCTGGAAAATCTCAATTGATAAATATCGATAATGAATACTCATTATTACCTCCTCCACCACCACCATTATCAACAACTGATAAACAAACTATTATTGAAGATGATAGTGATGAAGACGATTTATTGAAGTTGAATATAAATCCAGAAAAATCAAAAAAAAGTGTAGTAGGAGATGAAAGTTCCAAATTATTTACAATAAATACCAGAATACAACCTCCATCTTCATTGAGTGAAGAAACTGAAGAAGAAGCGAATAATATAAAAGCTGAATTTAAACCATCAACAAAAAATAACTGGATACAAAACTTTTTAAAAAATCCATATTATGAAATACATTCAATAAAAGGTGATGGTAACTGTTTTTTTACAACTGTTATAGAAGCATTTGCACAAATTGGACGTGAAACAACTATAAAAAAACTTCGTAAAATATTAGCAGATGAAGTGACAGAAGAAATATACCAACAATACCGTGATGTTTATACATCACTTGATGGACAAATACGTAACTATACGAAAGATATGGAACAAATCAAAAAAACATTGAACGATTTAAAGAATCGTTCTCAAAAAACAAGTGATAAAAAAGATATAGATATATTGGTGGAAGAAGCGAAAAAAATGAAAAAGAAATACGATGAAATTTCTGCTGAAAAAAAACAAACACAAAACCTTTTATATTCTATTACTGGTGATTTATCAAATATAACTACTTTCCAAGATTTCAAAGAATATATAGAAAGTTCAAATTATTGGGCTGATGCTTGGGCAATTTCAACACTCGAATCTAAATTGAAAATTAAAATGATTATATTCAATGAAGAATCGTATAATCAAAATGATTTGAATAGTGTTTTAAATTGTGGTGAAATAAATAAAGAACTACAAAGAACGGGTTCATTTAATCCGGAATATTATATAATTACTAGTTACAGTGGCAACCATTATCAGTTAGTAAGTTATCATAATAAAAAAATACTCAAATATAATGAAATACCATACCATATAAAAATATTAGTAATTAAACGTTGTTTAGAAAGAAATTCTGGAATATATTATCTCATACAAGAGTTCCGAGATTTGAAAACTAAATTAGGTATTGACCCCGATGAAGGAAACCCAAAAGCCGAACAAGAAGAAGATGAAGAAATATCAATGAGTGGATATAATGATTTGTATGACCCTAAAATAGTTTTTATGTTTTATTCAAAGAGTAATAAAAAACCCTTTCCAGGGGGTGGTTCACATGAAGAAATACCAAAAGAAAAAATAGGTGATTTTTCAACACTTGCCACAATTGATGAATGGCGTAAAAAATTAGACGATTCTTGGATGGGTGCTAAATTTACTTTAGATGGTAAACAATATGCTTCAGTTGAACATTATTACCAATATGCTAAATTTAAAAATGGACATCCAGATTTTGCGGAACTATTTACTATTAACTCTGGTTCTCAAATTTCAAAAGATGTTGAGTTATGTCAAGGTGCTGGTGGTAAAAATGGCAAATATAAAAAGGAACAGATACGTCCAAAGGATTATAAGATAGATCCGGATTTTTATCCAACTCGGAACAAAGAAGAAAGGAAACGTGCATTAGAAGCGAAATTCACACAAAATATGGATATGAAAGAATTATTATTAAATACAAAAAATGCTAAACTGGTACAATATGTATCCGGTTCAAATCGTAAACCAGATATACTTCTTATGGAAATAAGACGTAATTTTATTCAACTATGAGTTTCATATTAAAATCTTTGATATATATTTTATTTATAGTTTAGATGAAATAATATTTGAATAATAGAATCAATCATTCGTTTAATATTTAATATTTTAAAAAAAATAATATTAAATATGGATTTTTTAAAGAAAATAGACGATTATTCTATTAAAATGGGAGTAAATATTTTTTTAGGGGAAGATTTTAACAAATTTGATATTTCAAAAAAAACATTACCCGATAATGATACAAATTCAGGTAATACAGGTACGAAAATAAATATACCTTGTTTTTATCCATTTAAACTTCCAATTTGTTATCAACAAAAAGATAAAATACAAGAACTTTCTCCAATTGTTATTTCAGATTTAGAATTGGCAGAGACACAAACTCAAAAACCAATATATGATTTTTTATTCCAACCAAATAATAACTTTTCAAAGAAACTAATTCAAGAATGGAAAAAGAATTTTTCTACTGATATATTATTTTTAAAAGATACACAAGAAGTAATTGAAAATATCACACATCATTTACCTATAAATAACGATGAAGATGAAAATAGTATGAGAGAAGACCCAACTATTCGACTCGATACTATTTGGAAAGATATCAAACAAGAACCCTTATTTTTAGAAAAATACTCTTATATGGAATTCGAATTTTTGAAATATTTAAATAATTCAGAAATGTTTTTACAAACTGTAACATTTGCTAACTTAGCATCTCCTATTACCAGTTTTTTATTTCCATTAATAGTATTGATTCTTCCATTCATAATACTCAATTTACAAAAAAATAAATTGAACTTATCAAATTATATAGGTGTTTTGAAAGGTTTAGCAAAAAATCATTTTATAGGTAAAACATTGACCAGTTTTGAAAATTTCGACTATAATAAATGTTTCTATCTAGTTTTTTCAATAGGTATGTATTTATTACAAATATATAATAATTTTACAACTTGTTTCCATTTCTATAGAAATATTCAAAAAATAAATGACGATATAATTTATTTACGAAATTTTATACAAAAAAATATTCAACATATGAGCAAATTCGTTGAACTCAATTCTTTGAAATCAACTTACAATAATTTCTGTCAAGATATAGAAAAATATAAATTAATTTTAACAGAAATTGAAAATGAACTGAAACCTATTACACCTTTTACTGTTTCATTATCGAAATTTAATAAAGTAGGATATATGTTAAAATGTTATTATCATTTGTATTCAAACGAAGAATATGCCGACGCATTACAGTATTGTTTCGGATTTCATGGTTATATAGGTAATATGATAGGTGTATATAAAAATTGGAAAAACTCGTCAATTTCTATGGCATCTTTTAATAAAAACATAGAAGAATCATTAATAATCAAAGAACAATATTATCCGCCACATTCTTATGAAAATGCTATAAAAAATACAATAAAATTGGGTGTTTCTTTGAAAAAGGAAAATAAAAATGATATAGAACAAAAAGAACAAAAAGAACAAAAAGAACAAAAAGAACAAAAAGAAACAAAAAATGGGTTAATTATAACGGGACCAAACGCATCTGGTAAAACAACTCTATTGAAAACGACCGCATTAAATATTATATTTACTCAACAATTAGGAATTGGTTATTATTCTAAATGTTCTTTAAAACCATACAAGTATATTCATTCTTATTTGAATATACCAGACACATCTGGTAGAGACAGTTTATTTCAAGCAGAAGCAAGACGTTGTAAAGAAATTATAGATTCTATTCATTCATCTATATCTTTACCAAATAAAGATGATGAAAGACATTTTTGTATTTTTGATGAATTATATTCAGGAACAAATCCGGTTGAAGCATCTAAAGCATCTTTTGCTTTTTTAAATTATTTAACTGAATATAATAATGTTTATTTTATGTTAACTACTCATTATACTAGTGTATGTGATAAAATTGTGAAAGAAAACATATATAAAATATCTAACTATAAAATGGACGTAAAAGAAGAAATTATAAATGGTGAGAATATTTTTAAATACACTTATAAAATGATAAAAGGTATTTCGAATATTGAAGGTGCGGTCAATGTCTTAAAATCTTTGAATTATCCGGAAAAAATAATTCAAAAAATTAGCGAAAAATAAATATACGATTGATACAATATTTTTATTTGAAAAATTATAGTTTACAATTTATTATATAAATAAAAGAAAATTAAACACATACTATTAATTCATGTTAATTTTGGGTTTATTAGTCTGTGGACTTGAAGTAGAAGAGCTACTACTAGCACCATTCATAGTATCTAGTCCTTCTAACTTAAGTTTAGCACCCAACCTCCAAACAAATTTATGTGTAAGTCCATATACCAAAGCAAATACAATAGCATGAACTCCAGCAACAGTAAACTTATCACCGTTCTTTGGAAGACGAAGGAGAATTCCAGGAGTCAAAACAAAAAATAAAACAGCACTGAAGAGGATTACCAAAAGACTCATTATATATATTATGTATACTTTCCTAAACAATTTAAATATGTAAAATAATGAATGAAAAATAAAATTTATTTATTTTTTATTTAAATTATATAATAAAATATTATTCAATATATTTAATATTTATAATATTTATAATACGTGAACTGTGTTCAAAATTGTTCAAGTTACATATTTTATTATATTATTATTGTAGTATATTGAAAAATTGATTTTATTTTTTATAATAACATTCTACTACATTATAGATATACAACGATAATCACGATATTATGACTGAAATTATAAGACTTCTTCCATCTACATTACAAGTAGAATGTTTGAAATATTTGGTCAATCCAAATGAAAGAATCATTATATTTGGTTCATGTATTTCGGGTAAAACAGCTTTCATTCGTAAATGTAGTAAACAAAATTTTGAAACAAAATATGTACATACAAATACATTTTCAAAGACTACTGTAATTAATCCTCGTGTTAAAATTATAGAAATAACTAGTGCATGGCAATTTTATACAAATTTTTATACAAATATAGAAAAATATTTATCACCATTTCCAAATAATCCACCAACACGTATCATTTTTATGGCATCTGTTGTATCTGTTTCATCATTATATGAATTATATAATAAATTACTCCCATTATTTTTAGATTCTAGCCGAAAATTATTAAACCATAATTATAAAATTGATATTGTATTGACACATACAGACCAACCACGACATACTTGGTGTCATCTCCACTTGCGAAGATTGAAAGTATGCTTGAATAGATTGAAAATAAATAATATATATTGGATTTCTAATAAAACGGATAAAGAATTCGATAATGATTATTTTACTTATTTACAATGTGAATTTTAATGTGATAGGTGTTATGTAGCTTCTATTATAAATATTTAGAATAATGAAAATATTTTGTATATATTATATATTTTTATTTTACACATATTTAGAATGATGAAAATAGATTTTTTACTTATATATCGAATCATTTTACACCCTTGAAGAGTGTAATTGTGAAATGGTGTAACTCGTTCGGTTTATTATATATCTTTTCTTTCATCAAAAATTCTATATATGTCTTTATCGTGTGAAATAATAATGATAAACTTTTTATTTTTTTTATTTTCACGTATTAAATCGATTACTTCTTTTTTCAACTCAGGGTCTAATCCAGTAGTAGGTTCATCTAAAACGATACCACAAGAAGAAGGTGATATTAAACCAGTTAAAATAGATATAATCATTCTTTGACCACCAGACATTTTTTCACCAAGTGGTCCTACTGATGTTGAATAAATATCATTATCTTTGAAAAGCGACCGTATTTTTGGATATTTTTGGATGATCGTATTCAAATTTACATTACAACTATTTGTATGACTACAACCATACATTATATTTTCAATAATTAATTTATCAAATAACTTGGAATTTTGGTTTATATATATAATATTTCTACGTAAATAGTCGGGGTCAATTTCTCTAATATTGACGTTATCAATCAATATATCTCCCTCATAATCTTTGTACATTTTTAAGAATAGTTTGACAATAGTTGTTTTTCCACGTCCAGAAACACCAGTAAAACCAATAATTTTATCGGTTAAATACAGTTCCATATTGAAATTTTTAAGAATATAAGTATCCTTTGTCCGATATTTAAATGAGACATTTTTGAATGTAATTTTATTAAACTCTAAAGAAACAGGTTTATATTTGATTTCACTAAATAAATAATCCTTATGTTCTATTTGTTTTGTATGTTGACTTTTTACTGTACTTTTTGAAAGTTCGTTCATTAAAATAGCATCATTGTAATGATGTAAAACTGCTTTAGCACGTCCAGAAAATTCTGCCAAGTTAGCAATTTGCCATATAACAATACCTATTTTTTCCCTATAAAGTAAAATAATAGTTACAAATGTTACAAAGAGAACTTTATCGATTTTCTTATTTTTGATTCTTTGTATATTGTATACCAAAAACATAGCTATTATAGCATACATCATAAAAACGAGTATAGTTTCTTGTGTGTTAACATATAAATAAAAATCATTTGATTTATCAATTGTTGTATCGGATATTTTTTTCAATTCATCTTCTTCATTTTTAACTTGCCCGCGATAAATAATTTTATCCATATTATTCAACAATTCTAATACATGTGATTCATTTTTGTTAACATCGTTTTCATATGTAGTATTTTTACTAATAATCGTTGGTGTGATAAAAATTATATAACATATCAAAAATATATTCGCTAAAATAAAAACACTTCCCATTTTAAAATCACAATATGTAAAGAAACAAAATACGACAAAAATAAAAATTATACTTGGTAATAAATAAGTGAATAAATCATTCATAACATAAAAAGCAATATTTGAAATACGATTTATAGGAGAATTTAATTTAACAAAATTTTTATCTGTAAAATTTTCATTATTACTTTTCATCAAAATACGTATTAATTCATTGCGAACCCAATATCGGAGTTTAACAAGCATAATATTTTTGTTTTTTTCGTATATAAAATTTAATATAACATACAATGCCGATAAAATACAAAATATTTTAATTAGATATTCCATATTATTGATATTTCCAGACTGTGCGGTTGTTATTATTTCAGCAATATTTTTTGAAATACCATATGTTTCAATTATACTAAGTATCGAACCGCTCAATATAATAAAAAACGTTGTTAATTTTTCATTTATAAAAAATGAATATATAATATGTGAAATCATATTCATTACTAATTATATATATTGTTTATTTAATTATAAATTATACATTCAAAGATTCGTTTTTTTTATAATAAATACCTTTTGTTTCGTTTTAGTTTTACTTTTTTTTGTTAACGGAGGAGAAGATACTGTTTCCACTGGTTTTCCAAGAGGAGAATCTTCTTTAATTGGTTCATATTTTTCTATTGTGATTTTTGGAACTTTTAACTTACGACTGGGTTTTACAATTTCTATGTTTTTATCTTTAATTACAGAATTATCCTCTTCGAATTCTTCATTTTCTATATATGAATTTTTCAAAAGTGTCTTTGATAAAGATTCGGCGTCTACATTCCGTACTTTTTTAAATACAAAATATCGATTCATAAAAGAAATCATTTTTTCTTCTTCAGTCATTTCTAAAGAATGTTTGTAATCATATCTGCGTTTTGAATTTTGTTGTACTTCTACTTCCATTTGTTGAAATAATTCATTAAAGAGACCACTGTTATTAGGGAGTCCTAACTGATGTGCTTCTTCTCTCGATAATTCGATAAATCCATAATTTTCCAATATTCTTATTAAATAGTTATAATTGACTAAATATTCACGTATAGTTTTATTTATAGATTCTTGGAAAATGTCAATAGCGTACCCCAATGAATTTTCATTTGGAGGGAATCCAGTTTGACTATATTGTTTTCGTATTTTCAAAATAGGAGTATTATTTTTATAGATATTGAAATAGTCCCCTTTCTCAAAAGGTTTTAACTGTTGAAAAACAGTGTCTCCGTCATAACAAGTTCCTATAAAATAACCACCTAACCTTGTACATTCACTCAAATTTCTTATAAATTGATTCAATGAAACATTATTTTCAAAGAAATAATGGAGCGCAAATTGAACAGAAGAAATATGAAATCCATCTTTAGCAACTCCATAATTTTTATATACACCTTTACCTAAAATTACAGGGTCTTTTGGACCCTTACCAAAAATCGCTCTTGATATTTCTTTATCTTTTTCTGTATAAAATGCTTGTTCATTTGTTCGAATATTAGACGCACTATTTCCTTGTGCAAAAAGACAGGATGGACAATTCTTATATTTTTTTTTATAATTAATAAATCTAGAACAAGCACCGTTTATACGATTTTGAATGTTGTCACGACTAATGTCTATACCGAAAACGAAAGATAATTTTGATTGAATCCATTTAGGTAAATCTCCACCTTTTCCACAAGCGTAATCGATTAATATATGGTCTCTTTCACTCGTACTTTCTATTAATTTTGATTTTACATACAAATTGTGGAAATCACGAAGAGCACGTGTTAAAGAAGGAGACGACTCGTTTGCTGTTGTTTCAATATTATTATAGTATATATCATCTTCGGTTAGTGAAGAGATACTAGATGGGATATTTGTTCCTTTTGTTATCATCTCTTCAGTTATAGGATTATGTATCGATGTCCAATTACTGTTAGCAACGTGATACGCATTCCCATAATTTTTTATCCCAGCCCTCAATTCACTTGTTTTATCATAACGAACTCGCAGGGGTACCCATCTCCAATTCTTTTTTTTAGTAAAATCATAACTGAATTCAACTATCATATCTTCTTCAAAATATTGTCCTTCGACAGTTTTCATAACAAGTGTTTTATCTCCTGATTTAAGACCACTACCATCTCCACCACCTATATTTTGTAAAATAATATTACATATATACGCTGTTGAATCGAATGGTTCTGTTGGTTGAAATGGAACAGGTATATATGTTTCATTATTATCTATATCACTCGTTGTTGGTATCCTGTCATTAATAATTTCCATATAAGGATTTATATGCGAATGTTTGTTTACATCAAAACCACACATCAATATAAGTGTTTTGTATTGCTTTATTTGAACTCCATCTTGTAAAATATTATGTATTTCTTCATTACCTTTATCATCTTTCTTTACAGTGACTAGAAAATCAATTGTATTATATTGTGGTGGTTTCCATTTGAATGAATTCTCCCATGTTATTTTATGAAGCGGTCCAGCTATACCAATTGATGAACTACCTACTCCAGTATTAGAAGGCGTAAATATAAGTCCATCTGTGTTATACTCAAATAAACCATCATTAGCTTTTGTAATGATTTCATCACACGCTTGAAATATAGTTACTTCATCTGTTGTCATATAAAATGACTTACAGTTAATACGAAAGTTACAAGCAGAACTAGTAGTAAATTCAGTTTTAGTATTTGAAACAATTTTACTATTTCCAATTTGTTTTTCTGGAATATTTGGAATAACTACTGATGTTTCTGCTTGTTCTACTGGAATCAACGAAATAGCAGATATAAATGAATTCAATAACTGTAGTCGACTTTTAGTGGTTGAACCCACCATTCCTTTACTCATTTTTGTTGTTTTTGTAATTTCTTTGAAATTTTTTTCTTCATTATCAACCATTATAGTTTTCGGTTCTTCTCCTTGTTCTTTGGAATCTTCAATATTTTGTTTTGTAAAAGCGAGTTCCCGAACACTTTTACCATTTATAAAATAAATATCAAATCCAGCAAATAAGTTGATTATATTTCCTTGTTTATTATGTTTAATAAATTCTCCGTCAATCAATGAATTTGTAAGCTTATGGGTTTTTGTTCCAACCGGTTTGCTATTGTTTATTACATAACCCGTAAATATAATATTCATATTCGTGTCAATCATATATACACGACTATTAGGAGCAATAAATAACATTCTTCTTTCTCCGTCTGCTTTATCTGTAACAGTCATATTACTTCTTATATTTGGTGTTTTTAATTCGAGTGCCGTTGTTTTTGAATGTTCACTTGGTTTATTTTTTTCTTCTATTATATTTGGAATTTGAAGAGTATAAGAAGACGGACCAATAAAATCTTTTGGATAAACTCTTCGTGTAATAGTAGTCGGGTCAGAAACAATAGTATTACCGTGAATCAAATTTAAATACATTTGTTGTACTTCTTCTCTTTCACTGAAAGAAATGGGATAATTTGTTTTTTGAAATGCACTTAATATGTATCTTATCATTTTACGAATAATGTACAATAATTTTTTCTGAGTATCATATTCAGTTCCTATACCAACTTTACTATTATCTATTTCTAATTCAATTTCATATGTTTCTTCATTTGTGAATACTCCACTTTCCTCCAATGTATATGTTGGTATAGGAACACGATTCGTTTTCTTTGAATTTTTTACAATAGATACATCAGCAAATATCGGATAACGGGGATGTGAAAATCTTACACGATTTAAATAGCGAAATATTTTTTTCGTATCAGTCCATTTACTTATTATATCACGTGCTAGACCATATGATGGAGAAAAATCTTCCTCCATTTGATAACTTACACGGAATCCGAAATCTTTGAAATCTACTGGTAATATACGACTATTTGTAGATAATTCAGTTGCGTATGTTTTACGTGTGAATTTGATTTTATCATGATTTGATGAAGTTGAAGAAGGAAGGTCTAGCACTTTTTGAATACTATTTGTTTTACAATATTCTTGTATAAGATCAATCCCAACTAACTCAGCACGAACATTTGATATTTTAGTATATCCAGTTTTTTGATCACTATATTCATTGCTAATACGCAATATATGATTACCAGATTTATTCAGTGAATCAAAACCCAATTGATAAAGTTGTTTCACTATATTATCATAGTCAATTTTAGTTATATAATTAGCATAACGACTAGTAGCATTAAATCTTATTTCTAATTCTGACGTTTGGTTATCAATTTTGATAATAGGGTTAGAGTTTATGTAAATTTGTATCATTCGTTCGAATTTATCTTTCGGATTTTCATTATTTGGACTGTAATGACTAGACGGAATTTTACCGTTAATATTCATTATTTTCTTGGATGATATAGTATATATTATATATTTATGTATTGACTGTCAATTTTATAAGTTGTAAATATTTTTTTATAAATATATTAAAATATGAATATGAGGGATAAATTTAAGGAGGCTGGATTTACAATAATTAATGATAATAAAAACGGTACTGATAGTTTATCTACTAGTTCATCTCAAACGAGTAGAAGTCGTGTGTCAAATGTTGTTACTCAAGCTTTTCGCCAAAATAGAAATAATAAAATAAATAACACATACAATAACATGATACTCTTTTTGCTTTATTTTATGATATTGTTAGTGGTAGGACTAATGTATGACAGAATAGCAAATAATACAACTGGTGTTTCACGTCAAACATTTACATATGCTTTTATCGGTATCGTAGTTCCAATTTGTATTATGATTTTTGTATTTGCTATAAATAATGAAAGTATTAACATATCAAATCCATTAAATAATATTTCATTATTCGTTAGAATAGCACTTATGTCGATTTTTGTTTTATTTTTTATTGGAATCATATATTTTTTTAATACTAATACTATTTTATTTAATATCGTTACAATATTAATTGTTATTGTTGGATTAGCAATTATTTTTAATCAAATACATAATTTTTTAGAACGTTCAATACAAAATACTACACTAAAATTAATCATCGAATTAATATTTTTTTTACCTTGTCTCTTGAATGACATTTTGAAATGGTTTTTGAATCAAATCAAAATGACACCTTATTTTACGTATGTTCTTTTATTTATTGAATTAATTCTCATATTGAGTTATTTTTATTTACCAATATTACTGAAAAAAATAGTAATTACAAATAATGGTATTGTTTTACAAGACGCACCTTTTTATATAAACAAAGGCAAACGTATTGTTATTGCTACAAGTAGTGATTTATTGAAAACAGACACTAATGATAAAAATAATTTAATATATATAAATAATAATAATCCATTTAATAAAGATTACGCGTTATCGATGTGGATAAATATAAATCCACACGTTAATTCAAAAGATAAAGAAATTGAAATATTATCATATGGTACAACTAGTATAGATGACACAGGCAACCCTAAATCGACATACAAACCGGCAATTTTTTATAAAAGTACTTCTACTATTAATGATAAGACAGCTCCTTCCAACAAAGATGTATATAAAATACATTTGGGAAGTTCGAATGATTTCTTTGAAATTCATGTACCTAACCAAAGATGGAACCATTTTTTATTTAACTACATCGACGGTAAAATGGCGGAATTATGGATAAATGGTATATTAGAAAGAGTTTTTGAATTTGGTCAAGGTATACCACCACCAATTTATGATGCTAGTGATCAAATCAGTATAGGAAATACAACTCCAACTGGAACAAATGGTGCTATATGTAAAGTCGTATATTTCAATAATTCTATTTCTCCAGAACAAATACGAAATATTTATAATTTGACTATCAACGATTTTACTTTTAATTCTTAATAAATTTACACATTTGTAAATTTAAAACGCCCATTTTAGATGACTAAAAAATAACAAAAGGTAATTGCGAATTTCACGCCACGAAATACTTATCTCCATTAAGGGCGTCGCATTCGTTTATAGTCGTTTGAGGCATAAAAATAACTAACTGTTTTAGGGAATTCTTTACATACATATTACAAAATAATATAGTTATTGAATAAATGTGTAAATGTGTAAATGTTTTATAAAAGTATAGTTTTCTGTAATATTATATATATGAATTACGTTTTAATTGTTATAGTAATAATATTAGTTGTTCTAATTTATGTTCTATGGAAATATTTTAGTAATACTGGAACAAAAGTTACAACAAATACTAATTTAAATACGATACAAACGACAGGTTTAACTGTAAATGACACATCTGTTCAGTATGCTTATGGTATATGGGTTTATGTAAATTCATGGAATCCTAGTTCCGCAAGTTCTCCTAGAAATACAATATTCAGTCGTTCAAGTTCAAATAGTAATTGGGATACTACCTATACGACATCTTTATATTTAGGTCAGGTTTCACCAACGTTATATTTAGATATAAGTCAAAATACTCCAGTAGGTGGTATTAGTGTCACTCAACCAATTATTATGACTTCAAATTTTCCTATTCAAAAATGGTGTTATGTAGTTTTTAGTGTAAATAATCAATATGTCGATTGTTATTTAGATGGTAAACTAGTAAAGTCTGTATATTTGAACGGGTCAATAAAACAACCCGTTTCCGGTGATAAATTATATTTAGGTTCTCCAAAGGTAACACAAGATATTTATATAAATAGTTTTTATCATTGGGCTAACCCTTTAACTCCACAAAATGTTTGGAGTAATTATCTGAGCGGTTCTGGAACAAATCCGTTTTCTGCTTTAACGAATACAATTGGTTTTGGATTTGCTTTTTATCAAAATAATGTAGAAAGTTCTACTTATAGATTATTTTAACCTATATATTCGATTGTAAATAACTGTATTTACACCCTCGAAAATTCAAAATGGCACAAAACAAGATATAAAAGTATCGGCAAAATTTAATTATGTTATTACACCTTTGCGCATTTGAAAAGTCGATTTTATTAAAAGTTTTTTGTTTTATTTCCTGATAATTTTTATCATTCGTGTATTATAAGATATATACAAATATCATATAATAATTTTTAAGAATCCAAAGAAACCAAATTAAACAGGTATATACAAAGGTAAATATTCTTTACCACAAATATTTTCTTTCCAAAATGCCTCATCGGCTTCACTCCACTTACTAGATTTAACCAAGTTATCAGTCGCTAACAAAGGCTGAAAGTTTGAATAATGACAACAGTTTAAAAGTTCGTCCTCGTCTTCCAAATTAAATGCTGAAACAGGTTTTATATGATCGTAGTGAATGTTATCAAATGTCATACCATCAACCATTTTTGATTCTATATAATTATGAAAGTATTCCGCAGAACAACCCAAATATTCGATAGAAGGCTTTGTTTTTTCTATATTCGTTTGTTTCATAATTCTGTAAATTGCCTTTCTTTGTAAATATACTTTGTATAAAATCGGGTTACATTCTTTACATTTTGATTTTTCTCTATTGTGTTCGCAAATTTGACTCCCTCCGCATTCTTTACATTGTGATTTTCGTCGATTATGTTCGCATATTTTACTTCCTCCACATTCTTTACATTGTGATTTTATACGATTATGCTCGCAAATTTGACTTCCTCCACATTCTTTACACGTTGATTTTCGTCGATTATGTTCGCAAATTTGACTTCCTCCACATTCTTTACATTCTGATTTTCGTCGATTATGTTCGCATTGATTTCGTAAACGGTATTGTCGGTAATATTCTTTACGTTGTTCGGGGTCTTTCAACTGCATTTTTGTGGAATTGACATTTTATACAATATTGAATTAAGTCTTTATACAACTTAACTTAACTCAATATGTGAGTATTCAAAGAAAATGTATATTATTTATTTGATATAACTTTGATATGAGTTTGGTATGAGTAAGATAACGTTTTTAGTAATATTATAAAACTTCGATATCATTTTTTATAGAAAGTTCAACTTATAAACTCATTCAAGTATTTCTCTATAATATCAATGTTATTTAAATAATATTACATTGTATATGGATTCAAATATTATATATAAATAATATTTCAAAGAACATAACTAAATTTATGTAATTCGAAAGCGTAAATAAAAGTAATTAAGGAGGTTCACAATTTACGAATAGGCTATATTTTCAATATGTATATTTCACTGGTTACCTTTCCAAGAATAGTATATAATGCAAGAAGAACCAATACAAAATAGAATAAATGAAAATATAGGTAATATTCGTGAAAAGATACAAGAGAATTTTGAACCAATAAGAAATGTTATAAATGATGGAATAGAAAATGCCAAAGAAAATATAGAAAATGTGAAAGAAACTGTGAGTAATAGAGTATCAAGTGTTAATAATGTTTTGAATGATTTTTCTTCAAAAAATGTTATAAACGCTGGAAGCGATTATTTAAACTCAAATAGTATTATAGCAAAATTTTCTTTTGTTATTTTGATTCTCATTCTTTTTGTTTTTTTATTTAATTTAGGCATAAAATTGGTATCATATTTTACATCTCCTTCTACCTCTCCATATATAGTAAAAGGCTTAATTGATGGAACAAATGGTATGGTTATCGATCAAAACCCGAATAACCCATCTTCTATAACGATACAGAGGTCTAATAATAACAATAGTGGTATTGAGTTTACATGGTCAGTTTGGTTATATGTTTCAAGTGTTGATACAAATAGTAATCAATATTTAAATGTATTTAATAAAGGCGATAGTTCTTGGAAAACAAATGGATTATCATCTGTAAATAATGGCCCCGGATTATATTTAATAAATCCAAAAAATCCAGATAATAGTACTTCTGAATTAGGATTATATGTAATCATGGATACGGAAAATATGAGTGAAAAATCATCACAAAATATGAAGATATCTGGTATTCCAATACAAAAATGGTTCAATGTATGTATCCGTATGGAAAATGTAATTATGGATGTATATGTAAATGGAACAAATAGTGGTCGTATAATATTACCATATGTCCCACGTCAAAATTATAATTCCATAAATGTGTGTCAAAATGGTGGATTCAGTGGCAAATTATCAGACCTAAGATATTTTGATCATGCTCTTTCAATATATGAAATAAATACTTTGATTTGGAAAGGACCTAATAATACACTAAACTCTAATGCCGTTTCTAATAATGGAACTACTTATTCTAGTGGTACTAACTATATATCGAATTTATGGTATATAAATAAATTAAATTCTTGAAAAATTCAATGAGAATAAAATATCAAATATTTATTATTAGAATATATAAAGTAAAATAAAAACTCATACTCTTATAAATGAGTACTCAATCATACAGTAGTATGTGTTTAACAACTAATGCTATCGTAACACAAAAACAGAAATTGGCAAATTATAATATTCCACCTGCTAGATTGAATATTGTTTCTCCATATCCTAGGTATTCTGCTTTTGAGTTGAATATGCGTAGAAAGGCACAAATACTCAAATATTCAAGTTCTCAACAAAATACTAAATCAAACAACCTAACTAAAAAACAAATCTTTGCCAATTTAGTAAAAAACCCGAGTACTATTTCACAATATCAAATTAATAAAACATATACTAACCTCGTATGTGATACAGATATTATAAAACCAACATTAACTAGTTCTTGTGATGTGCCTGGAAAAATAATTTCATTATATTACGACCCTTATATTCCACTCTATAATTATGGTAATGAAAAAGAAAATCGTTCTTATGCTATAAGTAATAAGGTATCAAATGCAATATACAATATATATACATTGAATATTATCGAATATATAAATACTAGTTTTTATTCTTTAGTACCTGATGACATAACAAATATTGTTGATATTAGTTATTCTAATCAAAGATTCGTTGGAAATTTAGGTTCGATCATAACTGGAAAAAATACCGTAAATGTGATATATTCATTTAATATATCGACTCCTATAGCAATATGGTTTATTGGTAGTAAAACCTCATTATCTGGAGTTATAAATAATTTGACTATAAGTATAGATAACTTAACAATTGAAACTTATTTTAATGATGCATTAATACCTTCATTAGGAGCAGACATTAGTTATAGTTTTGTTGATGTTACATGTGACTTATCAACAGCACATAATATTTTTTATGGTATTCAATATGTAGGTATGTTGAATATAACTAATTTAAGATTAGAGATACCGCCAGAAACAATATACAACATAAAATATGTTGTAAGTTATAGATATAATACATTAAGTGTAACTGAAAATTTAGATTTTATTAAAACGGGTATTTTTGCCAACTTACCAGCGGCAACGAATGCCGAATATGTAAATAATTGTTCAATAAGTACATCGATGCCACCAACTACATTCGACCCCGGTTCATTCACACAGTTTATAGTATTTTAGTATTTAATATCGTTTATCGTTTTTATCTTATAGATAATTTATATAATATTTGTATTTATCATATGTTATTGATTTTTGCATTCATCCTGTGAGTTATATATTTTATTTGATAAACAAGCTTGGTTATTTTGTAATTTCGTACAAGTGCTACTTCCGTTGTCATTCTTTCCAATAAAACACCATTTATCATTACCTGTATTTGCTGGTATTGGATTTGAATTATTAGATTGAGTGACAGAATGTGGTATATTTGAAGAAACATTTGTAGTTGGTGTATTATTACCATCGCGGTTCTGTATAATTACATCTAAATGTTTACTATTTGATGATACTGGAGTAGCCTGACCTTTAAACATATTACCTATATCGTGAATAATACCATCGAGTATTTCTACACCAAATATACTAGTATTAGTAACGGCATCTCCAGTTCCATTTACAATTTCACCTGTATTTTTACTTAAACTTTTGAAAAAAGTCAATAAAAAATCAGTCAATATTTTTATTCCATTTAAAATTGTTTGTGTTATATTTACTAGGATTCCTGTTCCTAAAATAGATAAAATTAAAAGACTCACTAATAAGACTATTATGATTATATATAGAGTATTTTGTTCCATAATTTACATATAGATATAAAATATAAGAGATGTTTGTATATTTGATATTTAGTATGTGTTATATATCAAATTATTAATAATTTATATTGATAAATAGATATAAACTTATATGAATGTGTTACAATAGTGATGATATTTTGGTGTTATAATAGAATATTGCGGAAAATAAAGCTTAAAAATAAATAATTATATATTAATATTCTTAGTATATCAAATGTATTTTTTTAATATTGGAACAATTGGAACTTTTTTGTTTTTAAGTTTAGGAATAACCTTTGTTTTATGTTGTCTATTAGTATATCATTTTAAACGGAGACTAGATTTATTCGAACAAAAAAATGATACTATATTTGAACTGATTAATAATGTTTTATCTGAAATATCAAACATTAAACAAAAACAAAATGTATTATTTATGTTAGCTAAAAATCCACAAACAGAAAATTCGAATTTGAATAATAGTTATATTGAAAACCAAAATAAATTTAGGGTTAAGAACGAAGATGAGGACGAGGTTAAGAACGAAGATGAGGACGAGGTTAAGAACGAAGATGAGGACGAGGTTAAGAACGAAGATGAGGACGAGACTAAGAACGAAGATGAGGACGAGGTTAAGAACGAAGATGAGGACGAGACTAAGAACGAAAATGAAGTTGAAGATGATGATGATAATGAAGATGAAGAAGAAGATGATGATGATGAAGATGAGGTTAACAACGAGGTTGATGATGTAAATGAGGGTGATAATAAAAATTCTATTGAAAAAAATAAAGATATTAACATTGTAAATAATGACTTTTTGGTATTTTCAGATAGTGAAGAAATAAAAAAAATCAAAGTCGTTGATGACAATGATGTAATCGAGTTAACGGATGAAAATAATGAAAATAATGAAAAAATGTTATTAGAAAATTTTATTTCCAAGTTAGTAAACAATAATTCGAATTTATATAATGATTTTGAAATATTAAATTTCAACCAGATGCAATTTATGAGTCAACCTAAAATACCTAACGGTTTTTATGAATTATTTCCAAGAAATCAAAATGACGAAACGGATGAACTCTTTAAATTTAAGTTACTGGATGACAGTAATGCCGATAATTTGATTAATATAGAAGAAATAAACGATGAATATATCGATATGCCTCACTTAGAACCAATTGAACTATTCAAAGAAGTAACTGAAGAATCATACGTTGAACCAGTCGAAGAATCAGTCAAAGAATCACTCAATGAATCAATAATAGAACCAACAGTGGAATCAAGTGAAAAACCAACCGTAGAATCAACTATAGAATCAATCGAGGAACCAACTGAAAAACCAACCGAACAACATGAACATATAGAAATTTTATCAAAAATGGATAATTTAGAAACTAATAATGAAATACTATTATTGAATCAACCCGATACTATCGAAGATTCTATGAGTGTTATTAGCGAAGATGTAACGATTTGGAAGAAAGGAGAAAAACAGGAAAAAGGTTACAAAAAAATGAATGTTCAATCACTAAGAGATATCGTAGTTTCAAAAGGTTTAGTTGAAGACCCTAGTAAATTAAAAAAAAATGAGTTAATACAATTATTGTCTGGAGAATCTTTGTAATATATAATATATAATGTTTTCTTTTGATTATAAAAATGCTTACCCTGATATAATAAATAAATACCCAAAATCAAGTTTAGGATATGATACAAATAATAAATATCCTTTTTTTCCACCGTTGATGAATGACGGACGTTCAGTAATTTCTTCTTGGAATCCCGAGTCAATAATAAATGATAAAATACGCAATGAAAATGGAATAAAAACTAACTGGGAATATAGAAATTATTTAATAAAAAACGCGGTTAACATAATGAATAAAAATTATAATGAGACAGCAAATGATACTGGTTTTATGTATCCGAAACAAACGACAACCACTTCTAATAGCCCTTTTCTATATAGTTCAATAAACGATAAAAAAACTCCAGTAGGATTTGAAAGTAGTGATTTAAAAGAAATATATTTGAATCGAGAACAACTATATTCACGTAAATGTGCTCCTACATTCAAAATAAATAAATAAGTATTATGATTTATCGTTTATTTATATCTTTTATTGTGTTACATCGATTCACTTTTTATTTTCTATCATTCCAATAATCAAACTGTAACTAATATATTAGTATTTTTATTTGTTAAGAGAAAACTACACATTTTTATATAACATTCCATACATACTCTTGTATCTACCATCGAATCATGTAACCCAATTGGTTGACTCCGTTCAGGATAAAAGTATGTATATAGTTCAATCAATTTAGGATTTTTTTTATATGTATGTGATTTTTGTATATTTATATTTTCTATATTTAATGGATTTTTATCTTTGAAAATAACCATTATATTTGTAAATTCACGTCCATTTGTCATTGTACAATATATTTTTTTGTTATTCATTTTATTGAATAATGGATTGAAAACAGCATATGGCGTTGGACAACCCATACTTACAAGTTTGTGATAATTTCGTTCTATTTCAAATAATATCATTTTCGAATCAAATTCTATATTATGTGAAACAATTCGTTGTGCTCTCATATACTCTGTATAAAATTCATATAAAACATCTGTTATTGGCACTCCTATAGTTTTACATTTTTCTTTAGTAATTCCCGTCAATTTAACAATTTTAGTTGGAATTGCTATTTTACTATCAATAGATATATAATAGTTGCTTTCGAGAATTGTTTCGTGTATTATTTCTTTATTAAAATAAACATTGGTTACTATAAACGAAAGTTGTAATATATAGGGTTGTTCGACAATATCAGCTCCTTTTCGTGGGAGTCCATTCGTCTCAACATCGAATATCATCGTTCTTTCAAAATCTCCTATAACTGAAGTATTATCACAACTAAACTCTTTTTCTGAAAGTGTGTGGTACATTTCTTTGAATATCAAGTATCATATATAATATTCTTGATATACAACTTTATAATCAATTTTTTACGCCGATATAATTTTATGTTATTTATAATATAGAATTATATAAAAATAAATATTAATGTTATTTACTTGAGACATGACTAAAAAGAATAAAAAAAATGTATCTTTAAATTCAACGGTGTCGACTATTCCAAATAATGAACCTACTATAAAGATTAAACAAAAAGAAGAAGAAGAAATTACTCAAAAACAATTAATTCAAAAGGAAACATTACAAAAATTATTTATAAATAAATATAAACCATACACTATTGATGATTTTTGCACAGATGATAAATTAAAAATTGTATTAAAAACATTAATAGCAATCGATGACTTAAACATACTTCTTATAGGTGATACTTGTTCAGGAAAAACCACAATACTAAACGCAATTATACGTCAATATTATCATAATGATAACGAAATAACGAATTCACATGAATATTTTTCTTTGGAGAATAATACTGATATTTTATATATAAATAATTTGAAAGAACAAGGTATCGGTTTTTATCGTAATGAAATGAAAATATTTAGTCAGTCACATAGCAGTATTTATGGTAAAAAAAAGATGATAATAATTGATGATATAGATACAATCAACGAACAAAGTCAACACGTTTTTCGTAATTATATAGATAAATATAAGCATAATGTTCATTTCATTTCAGTATGTACTAATATACAAAAAGTAATTGAAAGTCTTCAGTCACGCGTTCACATAATACATATAGAACCTCCTTCGAAAGAACAAGTGAAAATATTGATGGAACGAATTATCAAAGAAGAGTCTTTACATCTTTCAGAAGAATGTCAAGAATTTATATTGAAATATTCGAATCGTTCAATAAGAACAATGATCAACTATATGGAAAAAATATATATAGTTACATGTGGTGGGAAAAAAATATTGTCTGATTCTCATAGTAACACAATAAGTATAACGGAATCAAATCCACCGGATTCAGTCATTTCTTTAGAAATGTGTATGAATATAACTGCTGATATAAAAATATATATCTTTGAAAATTATATTGATATTTTAAAAGATGGTAAATTGAATGATGCGATAAAATTAACATATGATATTCATGATTACGGATTTAGTGTAATAGACATATTAGAATTGTTTTTTATTTTTGTAAAAGGAACGACTATTTTGAAAGAAAATGAAAAATATGAAATCATAAAATTGTTATGTAAATATATTACTATTTTTTATAGTGTTCATGAAAATATTATAGAATTGGCATTATTTACATATGATATATATTCTTTATTTCAATCATTCAAAACTACAGAATTGTAAAAAATTGAATTGTATATTGTAATATAAATATATAATACATAAAAGAACAATGAGTAAAACTTTCGTTTTTTCTAATAAGAGAAATAGTAAGATGCTTCCAGAAAAATCATACTCTAAAAACCCATCAAAAATACCAAAACTGTATGGTGTATACATACCATCTATATTGACAACTAAACTTGTTCTTCATATTAGTGAAATTGGAAAAAACTTGAAACAGAATTTGGAAAAAAAACTAGTTCAAAAAATATCAAACAAGTGTATCCCTGAAGGATATGTAAAACCTCAATCTGTAAAAATACAGAGTTATTCAGCCGGAGTAATTCCAATGTCTGCAAATATAACATATATAGTTGTTTATGAATGTATGATATGCTACCCGGTTGAAGGTATGATTATTGAAACAAAAGTAAAGAATATAACAAAAGCAGGATTTAGATGTGAAGTGATGGATGAATCAGGAAATATACCTATTATAGCATTCGTTATTAGAGAACACAATATTATGAAAGAACAGTTTAATACTATAAAAGAATCCGATGATATACATATACGTGTTATTGGTGTCACATTTGAGTTGAATGACCCATATATAAGCATTATAGGTGAGTTAATAAATAAATCACCAGAAAAAGAAGAGAAAAATAAAAAAATGAAACAAATCCAATATAAAATCAAGGGAGGGGATGTAAGTAGTGGTGAAGAAGGTGATGAAGAAAGTGATGATGATGAACAAGAAGGTGAAGAAGGTGATGAAGAAAGTGATGATGAAGAAAGTGATGATGAAGAAGGTGAAGAAGGTGATGATGATGATGATGAAGAACAAGAATAAGGTGGTGATTAAAGATAAAAACGAAAAATAAATAATTACGCATAGTAAATAATAATCGCCAAAAAACTACAACTTCTTTTTCATTTCCAAATATGCTTTTGAAATTATTTAACATTTTTTGTTCGCTTTTCTTGGTATTTTTATAATTTTGTAAACGTAATTTTCTAAAAATGTATTTTCATAAAAGCTAAATAACATTTCACTTTTTTGGATATATTTCTTAAATTTTATTTTATACCTTTTTTTACATTTCAAACGACGATTATTTATAGAACATTTTTTATAAATAATTACTTAATAAATAATAGGCATTTTGAATGTGTAAAAATGTAATATTCACTAAATTTACTATCAAGTTCAATATCTTTTTCGGAAATCAATAATGAAATAAAATAGCAACAAAATTAAACATTACTTATAAATCTAAAGTTTCAATAGAACGTTCCTGTTGTCCTTCAATAGCCCATTGTCTTTGATTAATCAGCTTCATAATTTCTTTGTCATTATAAAATAATGAGTAATTATCAGTCCAACCTAAAAAATACTCTTGTCGTCCAATAAGCGGTTTGACAGGAATATCTCCATTCGAATGGTCAATAATTTTGAATCCATATGGAATCGGTATTTCATTATACCCTTCTCTTACAAAAAATACACGGGCTACAGCCATTCCTATACGTTCTATTCTCAATGTAATGTCGTCTTGGATTTGAGTTTGCAAAAATTTATCATTACAAAATGTAAACAGTCCTTTAGTAGTCATTTTTTGATAACAATCTATTTATATATGTGATATTATACGTATTTATATTCTAATCAATTTTACGAAAGAAATATTGAAATCTATAAAATACAAAAAAACAACCAGTAAATAATAATCATATTTTATCATTGTTAATCCGGCGTTTCAAATGTGATGAGGTGTAAAATGTCATATATCATGGGTTTGTGTTTTCAACTAATTTTTTCTTTATAAAATCGACATTTCGAATGATAAAATATGTGAAAAATATATAAATATTTATTTTATATGAAATAAAATGAATATTGATAACGAGATTACTGAAACTAATATTACGAATTCACAACCCGAACCAAATTCAGAAGTCATATTTAATGAAAGTTTATTAGAAAATATAAAATGTAAAATCGAACGTATGAATAAGTTACAACATATAGAAGTATTGAAAATAATTAAAAAATATAAAACTATAAAATTAAATGAAAATAAAAATGGTGTCTATATAAATATATCATATTTACCAAAAAAAACAATTCAAGAATTAGAACTATATATAAAATATATTGACGATCAATCAAAAATATTGGAATCGATATAATTTGATATAAAGAATCATACTTATATTAAATACTTCTTTATAACTTATTATATGAATTCTTCGATAACTAGTTCTCCGGTAGATTCTATTCCCGAATATCCAATATTATATAAAATTAAATCAAAAGGAAAAATAAATAAATGGCAAATTAAAATTGAACAAGAAAACGATTTACCGAATATTATTTATAAAATAATTGTTATATTTGGAGAAATAGATGGGAAACAACAAATTCATACAACTAATATTGAGAAAGGAAAATCAAACCGCTCTGTATTTCAACAATCAATATTAGAAGCAAATTCAAAATGGAACGAGAAAAAAAATCGTGATGGATATGATGAAAACATACCAATAAATACGGTTATAGATTCGGTTACAACAGTTTCAAATTCGACTGCTAAAATAAATAATTCATTCTCAAACCATTCGATATTCAGTCCTATGTTGGCAAATACATTTAATTTTAAATTATATGAATCATTGAACCGCAGTTCGACGCGTAGTTTCAAAATATCATTTCCAGCATTTGTTCAGAAAAAATATGATGGCATAAGATGTATAGCTTATTTAGACCCTTCAAAGAATATTGTTTTACAATCACGAAAAAATATGAGGTTTTCTCATTTTTCTAATATCGAATATGGACTTAAAATTTTCTTTGAAAAAGTAGGTATATATTTAAGAAATAATACAAGAAAAAAATATGTCAGCGAAATAGAACCACCACGGAATTTCTACTTTGATGGAGAATTATACAGTAATTCTATCCCTTTTGAAACATTAAATGGATATGTTCGTCTAACAAAAAACATTACACCACGAGATAAAGAAAATATTGACAAAATACATTATCATATATATGACTGTTTTAATGGTGAAATACCAAATGCTACTTATAAAGAAAGAAATATGTTATTAAAAACTATTTTTGAATCCGTAAAAAATGAAGACGATACGCAAGAAATATTGAAACAAATACATCAAGTTGAAACGGAAGAAGTGAATAATATTGAAGATATAAAAATAAAACATGCACAATATGTAGAAAATGGATTCGAAGGAATAATGATCCGTGAATCAAATGGAATATATGAACCAAATAAAAGGAGCAAATATTTACAAAAATATAAAGAATTTATGGAAGATGAATTTGAAATAGTAGGTTTCCATGATGGAGAAGGCGTAGATAGAGAATTAGTTATATGGGATTGTGTTACTAAAGAAGGAAATAAATTCTCTGTTAGACCACGCACAACTTTTGAAGAACGCAAAAGACTTTTCAAAGAAGCGGATAAATATTTGGGTAAAAAATTAACAGTTATATTTCAAGAATATTCTCCTGACAAAATACCACGTTTTCCGGTTGGTAAAGCCATAAGAGAAGATATATGATAGATATTTTATTCGTTTCGATTTTTTATGATAATAAACCAACTATAAAATGTTTTTATTATAAGAGTTGGTTGATTCTTTCATCAATCATTTTATATAAATCATTTTTTTTAAATTTTGAATCAGAATCTGGTTCAATATTTAATTTTACCATTATAGTTTTTAAATCATCTATTTTATAAGATGTTATATTTTTCAGAGGTTTCGTCAAAGATTCTACTCTATAATAATTTTCAATCATACTTTTAGTTTTGTATATATCACTATCACTCGAAATAAGTATATATTTGTATGTTTTTGGTGTATTTTTTGTATTCAAAGATTGTTGTTTCAAAGAAAATTCTATATAAATATCTTTCGGTTCAATGTTTTTTTCTATATCACTATCTTTCTCATACTCGACTTTGAAATAAATACGTTTATCGTGATTTACAAAAATAATATTAACTTTATAATATTGTGCATATAATAAAACATCTTTGAAAGAAATTGATTCATTTGAAAGAATATCAGAAAGCATTTCTTTCATTGAAACACCAGTTATTTTATTTTTTTTCATAAAACATTTTATATCGTTGTTTTTTAAAGAAATTTGTGATGAAAATTTATTTACAATTTTTTGTTTTTCATCACTTATATAGTTACTATATTTCCCATTCAAAGAATTATATTCTTGAATACCATTAATAGCGATATATATATTCCAAAATAATGAATCCGTATGATTACTTGGCGGAATGAATTTTGATATATGAGAATTTATTGGAGATGATGGTAGAGGAAGAGAGGGTTGTATTGAATATGATGGTAGAGGAAGAGAAGGTTGTAATAATGGTTGATTATTTTCACATAGAGGAATTTCGTTAAATGAAACAGTAATTTGCTCATGTATATCTGTTTTTATTGTATCATTAATTTCACTTTTGAAAATATTACAATTTTGTGTTGAAGATATATGTGATTTTATTCCTGTTTCAAATAATTGTTTATTTAAAATAAATGGTGAAATTATTTTATAAATAGAATCATAGTCAGTTGAAGAAAATGGTGGGACATACTCTATTTCTCTGAATACGACTTTATATAACAAATTGCTTTTATTATAACTCATTTCTCGTATTGATATATTATTATTCATATATATATCAATTTTTTAACTTATTTATATATACAACACTTGAGACTATAATTTATATAGTTGTTAAAATTATTTATAATAAAAAATAAAACTATTTGTATCTATATTTTCAGGTTCACTATCATTGTTTTTATAATACTGATAACCATCGTCACTATTTGTTTTTTGAATATAAGAACCATTGTGAAAGTAAATGGTTTTCTCAAATGAATCGTAATAATCTAATTTACCCAGGTTTATTGTCTTATTTGTTAATTGTAAATAATAAGTATTTTTATTCAATACACCCATATTTTTAATGGGTTCTACATTTTTGAAAAACTTATCAATAGTAAATAATTGTGTTCGTTTATTTTTATTTTTTTTGGTTTTATTATTTAACATTATTGGAAATGAATTACTTTGTTTTAAAGATTTGTGAGATGGTATTTTCATATTAGGCAACGAATTACTACTTAAATATTTTTTTGTATTTTTTTTTATTTTTGATTCTGGTTTTGGTTCTGGTTCTGGTTTTGGTTCTGGTTCTGGTTTTGGTTGAGGTAAGCTGTCATCTATTGTTGAAATTTTATCTGGTGTTGCTGATAAAGAAGATAAAGAATCGGAAGAATCCCAATTACCGATAGAAGAAGGTGAATCATATAATAATTTGTGTGTTCGTTTTTTTATTGATGGTTTATTATTTATAACATAGCTGTCATATTTTTCTTGATTCTCACAAATTAATTTACCAGTATGTTTTTTTTCATAATCTTTTGGTAAACTTACTATTACTTGTATCACTTTTATACGTGAATCTTTATCAATCTCTTTTATATGTTGATAATTATCTATCTCTTTCTCAAAACGTTCAGTTAAATCGTTTGAGGTATCTAATGTCATTATTAAATCTCTTGGTAATAAAATTTCAGATTCACCTTTGTAGTATGAAACATTATCTAATTTTATAAATGGAACACCCTTATCTATTTTTACTATATACACTATTTTTTCTTTATCACTTTCACTTATAAAATCCGTATATGAACATGCCATATTAATATCAGTAGTCAAAGAAATATACATTTGTACTTGTAGAGAGCCTTTATTATCAAATATATATGGTTTTCGTGCTCCTCTAAACGCTAAAATATATTTATCATCTACCAATGTTAAATTTTCTTTTTCTATCATTTTACTGTCACCAGTGTTTACTTTACTAAATTTTGTAAATAAATTGTCAATTGTTTTGATGACTTTTATCAATGTAGTATTTAAAAATAATTTTTTATCAATAAGACTTTTATTTATTGGACGGGCATCATCTCCAGAATATTTCTTAAGAGCTTTATAATATGACACAATTTCACTAACAAAATCATGTTTTATACCAAACATTTCTTTGTCTTTTTGTAAATAAAAAATTTTATCAGTGGTATTTTCTTCGAACAACTTATTCAAATCATCATATGAAACTATTACACCACGTCTTTTATTTTTAGGAGACGAACTAGCTTCAGAAAAGGGTGATGAACTAGATTCAGAAAAGGGTGATGAACTAGATTCAGAAAGGGGAGAAGAATTTGACTTTGGTATAGGAAATATAGATAAATCTCTTAAATTTATATATGATTTAGAGGAATTTATTTTTTTTATTGAATATCTCCTTGTATTACAATTATAAATAAAATCTGAAGGGTCGATTGCTTCTTCTATGATTTTTTTACTATAACAAATATATTTATAGTCACCATCAAATACAAAAACTATATTATCATCACTAATTCCTAACCATTCACCAATATTTACGTCTTTATTTCCAACTGAGTCATATCCATTTTTAGCATAAATTGATGATGTTTGTTTACTAGTTTCCATTGCCACTATATAATATTATTTATATTATAAAAATAAACAATATTGTAGTTAAGTTCAAATATTTTTATAATTATAAACATTTGAAATAATAAAAGTAAATATTTAAGATGAACACATTTCACAACTATTTTCATTTTGATTATCAATGGGTGTCTTTGTTGGTTCTATAGTAAATTGTTGTGCGTTATGCTTTGCTCTTCTTCTCAAATAATAAATACCAGTTTTCAGTCCTTTGCTCCAAGAATAAAAATGCATTGCGGTTAATGAATTATAATTAGGGTCTTCTAACCATAAATTTAAACTCTGACTTTGACATATATATATACCTCTATCAGCACTCATATCAATTAATGCCTTCATCGGTATTTCCCAAACTGTCTTATATTTTTCTTTGATTATATCTGGTATTAAAGGTATTGATTGAATACTACCATTATTAGCAACTATATGATTTTTTATTTGTTCATTCCATATACCTAAATTTATCAAATCTTTCATCAAATATTTATTTGTAATTATAAACTCACCAGCTAGTGTTCGACGTGTATATATATTACTAGTAATCGGTTCAAAACATTCATTGAATCCAAGTATTTGTGAGGTTGATGCTGTTGGCATAGGGGCTAATAAAAGAGAATTTCTTAATCCGTGTATTTTTATTTGTTCTTTTAACTCACTCCAATTATAGCGTTCATTTGAATGTGATTCAATTCCCCATAAATCGAACTGGAGCAACCCTTGACTAGCGGGTGAACCATCAAATGTTTCATATTTTCCATCAGTTTTTGCCATCTCCATAGATTGTTCCAAAGCTCCATGATATATTGTTTCAAATATTTCCCGATTTAACTTTCGGGATTCATTAGAAGCGAATGGAAAACCCAACATTATAAATACGTCTGCCAATCCTTGAACTCCTATACCAATAGGACGATGACGCATATTAGAAACACGGGTTTTTTCGGTAGGATAATAATTTATATCTATGACACGGTTTAAATTGTATGTAACAATTTTAGCAATATCATGAAGTTTGTTAAAATCAAATGTAGGTGGTGTAGTTGTTTGATTTACGAATGTTGGTAATCCAATTGATGAGAGGTTACATACAGCCGTTTCCGTTTCAGTAGATACTTCCATAATTTCTTGACATAAATTAGAAGACTTGATAATACCTATATTTTTTTGATTACTTTTACGATTTGCCGCATCTTTGAAAGAAATATATGGTGTTCCAGTTTCCATCTGTGAATCTAATATTTTATACCATAATTCTCTAGCAGAGATACTTTTACGTGCACGTCCTTCTGTTTCATATTTTGAATATAATGATTCAAATTCATCACCATAAACATCAGATAATCCTTTACATTCATTTGGACACATAAGTGACCAATTCTCATTATTTTTCACTCTTTTCATAAAAAGGTCACACATCCATAAAGCATAAAAAAGATCACGTGCTTTCATTTCTTCATCTCCGTGATTTTTTCTCATTTCTAAAAAATACTCTATATCAGCATGCCATACTTCTAAATAAATAGCAAAACTACCATTTCTTTTCCCTCCCCCTTGATCTACATATTTGGCGGTATTATTAAATACCCGAAGCATAGGAACAATTCCATTCGAAGTTCCATTTGTACCAACTATATGACTACCCAACGCACGTATATTATGAATATGGAGTCCTATTCCACCAGCATATTTTGAAATAAGAGCACAATCTTTCAATGTATTATATATACCTTCTATACTATCACTTTCCATAGATAGAAGAAAACAAGATGAACATTGTGGATGAGGCGTTCCAGCATTATAAAGTGTCGGGGTAGCATGAATAAAATATTTTTGTGACATATAATAATATGTTTCTAATACACGTTCGAAATTTGTTCCGTGAATTCCTAATGCTACTCGTAACCATAAATGTTGAGGTCTTTCTAAAACACGTCCATTTAAACGCATCAAATATGATTTTTCAAGTGTTTTAAATCCAAAATAATCTATCAAATAGTCACGTGTATAATCACATATAGAATCTATATATTCAGTATTTGAAGAAACAATTTTCCATAATTCATTGGAGATGAGTGGGGAATGTTTACCATTTTTATCTACATAGTTATATAATTTTTTTATAACTTTGAAAAATGACGATTCTGTGTTTTTATGATGATTTGAAATAAGTATTCTACCAGCTAAAATATTATATTCGGGGTGTATTGAACTCATTGAAGCACATTGTTCTGCCGTCAGTTCATCGATTTTTGTAGTTGAAATACCATCATACAATTGTTCTATAATTTTAATAGAAATTGCCGCATAATTTATTTTCAAACCTGCTTCTGTTCCAGCTTTTTTTATTCGTTTCATAATTTTATCGAATGAAACTATTTCTTTTTTTCCTGTCCTTTTCGTTACAAACATATCTTGTCCCGTTGAATTTGGTAATACAGTATTTGTAATATTTGAAGAAGACGTATCATTACCAATACTATTGCTTCGTGATTTATTTTTTCGAGTGGGTTTTGATTGTGAAACTAATGGTATAATATCGACTTTATCTGATATTATAACATTTAGTTGTGACGTTTCAATATTTTTTGGTTTCATTTCCGTTTTATTATCATTTATTTCATCATTTGATGAGTGTTTTAGATTGTTTAATGGTGTCTCTGTTGATGTTTCGTCTGATAATTTTTTTGATGTTTCCATTTGTCAGTGAAATATTATCTAATATTGTTTTTATATATCTTTTACAACAACAGTATTACGGTTCAATACTATTTTATCATCACTCATATGAAATGTTTTTACTGTTTCATTTATATTTGTGTTTTGTTCTTCGTTTTCTAACTGTAATAAACATTTCGTTTTTAATATTTTTTTCTTTGGTAACCTTTGTTTGTATTCTCCGGTTTCTTTTTCATGTAAAATAATGTTCCACGCTTCTGTTAATTTTGGAAGAACAAATTTGAACCATTCTTTGTTACGTGGAACTACTACACACGAAAATTCGTCCATATACCACCATTTTATTTCAACATCGACTGAGTTCCATTTTTTTATAAATTCATCATATTCTTCCATAATTTCTTCCGAATAAATGATGAACTTATATTCGGGCGTAACATATTCAAATGATGATATTGGTATATTTGTAATTGTTATTCCTTTTGTTTTTTCAATTATTTTCCATTCATCAGTTGTTTGACATTCTTTGAAACGGGTTTCAATGAAATTACATATATCCAAATCGCATACTTCCATTTGTATCTGCATTTGAATCCAATATGCCTCTAACGGAACACCAGTTATTTCACGATTTACAATATTTTTTATTTCAATCATTCGTCCAAAATGTTCATTATTACTTCCACCAGTTACAATTCCATCTGGAGAAGCACCGATATATTCATATACATTATGTTTTATACAACCAAATTCAGTAACTTCAGTGTTGTATATGGATTCATATATTTTTATTGAAAGTTTTTCGTATTTTTGACCCCAATGTCGTGTATTTCGTGGATTTACATATTCTTGGTATGTTGATACTGGAATACATTTCTCACAAATAAATGAATTGAACTGTGATTGTGTACCAAATATTTTGTATATGTTACTAGCAGTCATTATACTATTACGAAATTCATACCATTCGGGTGTTCTCTGTTCGGGTTGATATACAGATTTTAAATATTTTATTTTATTTTGTAAATCGGGTATTTTATCTTTATAATTTGAATTATATAATTTATCGAACTCGTCTATTTTAATAGATTTAGGAATGTGTGGTGAAAAATGAATATTTGGGAAAATATATTCAAAATAAGTATCTACTCTTTCTTTAACAAAATTGTAAATTTCCGTTTCATCGAAAGAAAAATCTTTATCATTTGAATATACCTCGTCATTATTGTTTTCATTATCATTTTCATATATAAAGCTAATAGCATATATCATATTTTCAGTAACTAATTCTGTAATTTTTTGTTTAAAGGTAACATCTATATTGAATGTATTTTCGATATCATAATCATAAATTTGATTATATATTTCTTCTTCCATATCCAATAGAGTGTCTTCGTCAAAGATATCTTCTAAATTGTTTTCATTCATTGTAGATTCATTATTTTCTTTATCGTAAATATCATCATTTGATATAGTACTATTATATTCTATATTATTCAATCTTTCAAATATTAAATTTTCAATTTGATTTATATAGTTGTATAAAGTATCTAATGAAGTAGTAGGCTCGATATTCAAAGTTATTATATTTTCTATTGGATATAATATCATCTATTATATCTAATATATATGTAAATTTAATATTATATTTTATTTACAACTGGTTTAACTTTTTTGTTCATCGGTATCTTCGCAATCAGGTTGACTTACCACATTATAAGTATTTTCTAAATCTATGACAGAATTTAATGAATAGTCTATGGATTTTATCGATTTCTTTGTTTTTGGTGTCAATGATTTCAAAGTTGACACGCGAGATTTATCCGTATTTTTTAATGTAAAATTACGTGTTTCCGAATGAAATGATAATGATGGAATGTCTATTATTTCTTGTGTTTCTTTGTCATATATCAAATCTTTCGTTTTTTGGAGTTTATTTTTTTCTAAACAAGAAATAAAAAACGCTTTCAATAATTTACTATCCTTATCGGTTATATTATGTTCTTTCTTATATTTTTCAGCATATAAGTGTAGTTTCTCAATTTTAACTGTTTTATTCAATTTATTCCATGTTTCTTTTTTATTTTGTTGTTTTTCATTTTCCAATAAACGATCTATTAATATTGAATTTACTTCATTATCATTTTTACATTCTACAAAAGGTGACATATAAATGTTTGAATAAATATTAGGTGGTGTTTTATTTTTGTATTTACTTGTTTTTTTATCATCGGTTGTTAAATTCATAGATTTTATTTCATTGATTGAAAACATATTTAATGTATGAATCTTTATATTATTATAAAATGATATGTTTATACATTTGTAAATAAGAGAGTTATATTATTATTCATTCAGTCTTTACACACCAGATGAAAGAAATTTATTTTCGATAATTCAACCATAGTAGTGCTATAAATAAGTTATTATTTCTCTTGCGTTATAAGTAATTGTTTACTTCTATTCAAACAAAATAAAAAGAGAATACAAAATGAGTATATACCACTATGTTGTTATATAATATAGAATGAATAAATCGAGTTTTTATATAAATAAATCACGATACAATTTTTATTGGTATTTGAATTTGTTTTTATACGTTTTATATTTTTCTTTGATTTTAGGGTTTGCTTTTATTAATATCACATATATTCATTATCTAATTATAATTGTTCATATAGCAATATCTTTGATTCTGATGATAAAATTTAACCGATTTATTAAAGGGAGTATTTTGGTAAATGAATATGAAAAAAAATTCATTTTTGATGTTTCGTTTATTTTATTAATCAATATATTAATTTATGAGCTGGGTATTTCTTTGAATCTTGATAAAGTTAAACCTTATATAGATGAGTTGAAATCAAAAATCATCACTATATCATCTTAATTACGAATCATGTATTTCCTAACCATATATATATTTATTCAATGTTTAATAAAGAAAATATACCTAAGTATTTATTATTATTAGGAATCATTGTATTTGCCAGTTTTATAGGTAAAAAATATACAAAATTTATTGAGGGTGATGAAAATAAAAATGAATATAAGATGATTCAAGAATATCTTTTGAATGATTCACCATTATATGGTTATAATAAACCGAAATTATGGGTCCATACTAAATATGAATATAACGCACGAAAATGGAAATCATTTCAGTCTCGTTCATCATTCGACCTCAATCAACCTTATATACATTTAACTATTAAATCTATTGTTCTTCATTGTGCAGACGATTTTAACGTATGTTTAATAGATGATGATACATTTAGCAAATTGATACCTTCGTGGTCAATTGATATGAAAAATATATCAGAACCATTAAAACAACAATATAGAGAATATGGACTAGCACAATTATTATATTATTACGGTGGAATTATCGTTCCGAATACTTTTATTTGTCGTCGTAATTTGAAAGAACTATGGAACGAAGGAACACAAAATGAAACTCCTTTTATTTGTGAATACAAAAATCAGTATGCTAACTCGACCGCAGGTGGACAAAAATCATCGTTCTTGGGTAATAGTGATTATATAAATGGTACAAATGCCATTTTTACAAATGCTTCCAAAGATTTGTATATACAATCTCATAATCCAACATTGAAAAAATCACGACAGATAAGAACATTTTTACCTAATCCGTTTTTTATGGGTGCTAAAAAAAATGATCCGGTAATTTTGGAAATGTTGGAGTATCTAAAAATACACGATAGTCGTATTCCATTTAGTAGTGAACAATATATTTTAGGAACATACCCACAATGGTGTTTATCAAAAGTATTGGAAGGTAAAATGTATATTATCGATGGTGAAATGATTGGTACAAAAACAATAGACAAAAAACCCGTTTTAATTGAAGACCTTATACAAGAAGGATATTTAAATATACATCCCGATTCTTATGGTCTTTATATTCCACAAGAAGAAATTCTTAAACGTAATAAATATCAATGGTTTGCCGTTATGAGTTGCGATGAAATACTACAGAGCCGGATGTCTGTCTCTAAATATTTTGTAGAATCCGTAGTAAACTATTTACCAATTAACAATTTCGATATCATTGACAATAAAGTTAAAGATAACTTATTAGAAATCGATGAAATCAAAGAAAAAACAGTATTTAGTATTTAATATAAATAAAAAGAAAAACGATTTACGGTTGATACACGGACTACTACGCTGTAAAAGCGGTTGTGGGTTGTGGAATAGAGACCGTAATGGTTCATCTAATATCTATAAAATATCATACAACGCTATAAATAAAAAAGAGCGTCCAAGTTATTTATGTAGAGAAATAAGTAATCATACACACTAAACGGTGTGTAAAATCAAAATTTACACGGGTATGTAAAAACCCAACCTTAATTATTTTTTTTTGGTGCGTTTTGTGCCATTTTAAATCTTCAAGGGTGTAAATTCAACCAATATATCGAAATCATACAAATAAAGATTATATACAAAGTAATTTATATATAATTTGTTTTTGACCGCAATTATTTACATATTTATTTTTCTTTGAATAGTTGTTAGTTTTTGTAATTCTAATAATATAGCCGTTAATAGAAATGCTATAACAATTTCACCAGTAATAATAAATCCCGTATCTGTTTTATTTGATTTTAAAGAAATCATATTGTTATTTGATATTGAAGGGTCAGTTTCTATAATATAATAGAATTTATTACTAGTCGATGCTTCTTTTATTAATGGTTTTGATGTTGAAATTGGTGCTGAAATAATATCATATATAGGATTTTTATATTCTTGTAAATTTGAATATTTCAATGGTTGTGACGGTGTAGTAGATATGATTTCACTTTCTTTATTTTCTTTTATAATTTTTATAGATTCTTCATCTATGACAAATTCTTTCAAAAAGGATGTTGGTTTATCAGACATTTGGTTTATCAGTTTATCAAATAATGGAGAAAATGAAGCACTGATTATAGCATTTGTTATATCACGATTCTTTCGGTTGAATATAAAACCATTAATATTGGATACAACAAACAACTCGAAAATAAATAATGTTACTCTCATTTATCTTATTATAATATATATATAAAAACACTTTATATATATCATTATCAATCAATTTTTTATAATATGATCAATGTTCATATTTCTAAACACGCAGAATTCGGTGATATTAATAATTATCCGACACATACAACTGATAACGAAATACATATATTTACACAATTTTTTGTTTCTAGTAAATCACCAAAACAAGAAAAACCAAATCAAGCATTAACGTTTGGAAATTTTATAAGTTATGTTAATGAATCACCAAATATTGTTACTGAAAATACTCAAAGAAATACCGAAATAAGATACTGTTTATATCGTAATTATTTGAATCCTTATATTAAAAAAATTCACTTATTGAATGAACGTATATATACTGATACAGAATTATTTGATGATAAATTGGACGGAAAAAGTGCTAAAAAAATAATACAAACAAATATTGGAAAACGACTCACATTCAAAGATGTTTTTCAATATATTCGTGAAAATCGTATATCGGGTTATTGTGTTTTAACTAATGCTGACATATTCTTTGATACATCTATAAGAAAATTATTATATAGTTCTATATCAGATAATAATTCTATTTTTGCCCTTTTAAGGTATGAATATAGAGGTGAAACTGATTTATCGAAATGCCCTATATTTGGACCACGTTATGATTCACAAGATACATGGGTGATACATTATTCAAAGAAAGAAGAAAATGTCGTTTCAAGAATAAAAGAAACTCACGAAAAAGCTTTTAATTTTGAATTCGGACATCCTGGTTGTGATAATAAAGTGGCATATTTAGCAAATGTTTTAGGTTATGATATAATCAATGACCCAAGATTTATAAGAACTTATCATTATCATACTAAACAAACACGAAATTACCAACAAACGACTGTTATAGAAAAACCATATACGGTTGTTTTACCTGCGGGTTTCAATCCATATACACTAGTTCCGTCATTAGGACTTGATATAAAATCAATTATCGAAACCACAACTGGATTCAAAAAAATGCGTTTTGATGATAATGATTTATTATTCAATTATATAAGTGATAAATTTGATAAAAAAGAAAATTTTATTATTCCAAGAATAAGTGGACATGAAAATAATTATGCTTTCTTTGGAAAAGTTATACAACACAATGCTTCAAATGGTATTAATCCAGTGATACCCGATGAAATTCATAAATATTTCCAAAATACAATACCTATCATGAAAAAAAATGCTGGAATAAAATTGTCAAATATAGAAAGTATTGTAAAATATTCTAATATTTATCTGAAAGCATTTGAAAATTGCGATATATATGGTGGTTGGGAATCATGGGGAAATTGTATACCACATATATTTCATTCACATAATTTTATTACAACGAATTTTCAATCGAAACGTGTTTTTTGGGCGTTTGCTATGGATGTATATCATTATATTTATAACCGCCCTTTTACTATGGCTTTACGGGGTAAACGTATTTTAATTATTTCACCATTTGAAAATTCAATACGTTCTAAATTGAATGTTAGGAGTAATATATATGATGGTATTGATATTTTTCCGGATTGTTCATTTCTTCTAATAAAACCACCTATAACAAACGGAGACAATCCTTGTGAAGAGTTTGACATTGAACTAACGAAATTTTATTCTAAATTAGACTTATTGAAAAATAAGTATGACGTTGCTCTTTTGAGTTGTGGTGGATATGCTAATCCAATAGCTAACTATATATATGAAAATCATGGCGCATCCGCAATTTATATTGGTGGTGTTTTACAAATGTATTTTGGTATTTATGGATTAAGATGGTTGAAAGAAAGACCCGATATATTAAAATTATATATGAATCAATATTGGTCGCGTCCAACAACTGACGAGAAACCGAATAATTCATCATCAATCGAAGGTGGGTGTTACTGGTAAATAAGGTATTCTAGAAATAATTTTTTATTTTCTCTGTATGAAATAAACCGATAGTTTCATTTTATTATATATAAACTTATTCAATAATTTAAAAAATATGTCAAAAATTGAAAAATTAACGGAAGCAAACGAAATAGATGAAAACGACCCTATATGGGAATGGTCGAATCCTATTTTAGCACAAAGAAAAAGTTATCGTTATCTTGGTAAAAAACACGGAACAATATATAGGTCAACACGTAAAAATAAAAAATATCAAATATATGATCATATAAACCATCGAATGGTTCAATTTGGTCAAATGGGTTATGAAGATTTTACAAAACATAAATCTTTGAAAAGAAGACATAATTATCTAACACGTACTGCTGGAATGAAAGGGAATTGGAAAAATAATAAATATTCTGCTAATAATCTTTCACGTATAATACTATGGTAACTTTTAACCACGGTTACGGATTGCCCAAAAAGGATAATCCGCACCATATATTCTCCAGTTAGGATAAAAGTAAGTCTCATCTTTGACCATTACAGCACCGTTTCTTTTTACCAGAAGAGAATATATCGATTGGTCATGTCGATGGTCAACGAATTCTGGATGTTCGAAATCAACTATCGTATCATTTATTAAATTATAATTTTCAGCATAACCCCACCATTGTTTAGTAAGCATTATAGAATATGGCGTTTTACATAATATAACAATTGTAGCCATACATTGTCCTGAGTTAATTATTTGGTTAGTGTTTGGATTCGGTATTAATCCTACTATTTCACGAATCGTAACCCGTTTATTATACTTATACTCTAAATGTTCCAATTGAAATGATAGTATTCCGTAACGTGAATTTTTTACTATTTCTATATATTCATATAATCTTTTTACCGAGTTTGCGTTCAAGTTTAGATAACAACCTACGTCAGAATATATTAACACATCTCCATCATTTAATGATTTCAAGGATTTCATTATTAAGTATGGTTTCCATATCCAATAACCGTAGCCACGTGGATTTGATTCTATAAAATTACCATGTTTTTCCCAAAAATCTTTGTCTGTTTTCAAATCTCTATCAGTATATCCTTTTACTTTTGTAAATAATGTAGGAATCAATAAAGCCTGTGTACATAATTCTTTTACACGGTTATGATAATTTTGTGTAGGACCACCAAATGTTATAAACATTGTTTCATTTTTAATTTTTATCGATGAATTCGAAATATTGGAGATTTCTGGTTCATTTGATTTTTTTGATTTTTTTGATTTACCTGTATTTTGACTATTATTTGGAAACATTATTTTATTATTATACATAAAATAATGAAAAATCATTTTATATCATTTTTTTTATTAGGAACTACAAAACGATGGGTTATTCTTTTTATAATTGGTATATTATTGTTATTTAATCTCTATTTAATATATATATTTTTTTTTAATAAAAATGTTGAAACATTAGATGGAATAGGTTTTACATATAAAGATATTAGCTTTGTTGATATCAGTTATACTTTTAACAATCCTAATATTTTACCTCTAACTAAATACAATACCAATTTTAATAGTTATTATTATGACCCTAATAATTACGACCTTCAATATCATAGTAACGAAGATAATCTTTATGGAACATCAAATTCAGGAACTTGGGTACAAAATCCTAGTGGTAAATTAGAATTTATAAAATGGATAGAAATGCCTAGTTATTCCACATATTATACACCAGGAGCATTTTTATATGGACCATCAAATTATATCCCTTCATATGAAGATACAGTATACTTAAAATATAATTCTACAAATAAAGAATAATCATTATTTTTGACATTAACCAATAATATTTTACACCTTTTTATATTTTTAACATAGATTTTTATATAATCCTATCCATATAAAAAATCATTTATAATTATAATTGTAATTTTGGTATACTAAAATAAATTAGTATCTTTGTATTCATCTTTATGTTTTGGTTTAACTCGTGTAATGTAATTGTTTTATTTTTATTTATTTTATGATAAATTGATTTTCTTTAATGAACTGTAAACTGAACTCTTTGAAATAATATTCTATATGTTTATATATAGAATGTTACTGACAAATGAAATCAAATATTCATATTCTAAATCTAAAAAAAAGATTTTTAATGATAAATCGACTTCTTTACATATTCAAAAATTGAAAGAAAATACAATAAATAAAAATAAATATTTAAACCATAAAATAAAACATATACAACCTATAAGACATCAACAAAGGGCATTGAATAATTTCTTTAAATTTGTATTTTAGTTATTACTTTTTTGAGAAATATGATACTTGTAACTAACGAAAAAAATAGTAGAAACTATTTGATATTCATATATTATAGTATCACATTTCTTCATATTTCTCCTCTGTCAACTCATTAATACAACTAAGATGCATTTCTTTTGATTCATTTACTATTTTTTCCGGTTTATTTTGATTATTTGTTTTTTTTGGATTCTTTGGATTCTTTGGATTCTTTGTTTTTTTTGGATTCTTTGAATTTTGTTCTTTTGTTTCATTCATATTTTCATCTTCGATTGGTTTTGATATGAGTTGAGAGTCTAATGTTTCTTGGTTTATTTCAGCATTATTTGTGACTGGTTTTTTAGTTCTTGGTTTTTTTTGTTTTTTTTCTGGTAAAATAATTGTCTCAGTTTTATTTGTTTTATCTGTTATTGATGATAAATCCAAAGGTGGTATTTCTATATTTGACTTTTTTACACGAGAATTATTTTTTGTTTTTGATGGAGGCACTGGAAGTAACTCATTATTATTTTCTGTATTTTTTTCTTCGGTAATAGTGTTTGGTGTGGAACTAAGAGATAAATTTATATTTGAATCTAAAGGCGAAGATGGTGGTGGTGGTGGAGGTGGTATAGGTTGTTCTGTTGACATTTCGTTATCGACAAAATTATTCGTTTCTTTTTTTGCTCTTTTCTTTCTATTTACTTTTTTTTCTTCTTTTTGCGTTTCTGATAATTCTTGCAACTCAACACTTTCATTAATAAGTGTGCTTTCAACGCTTTTTTTGTTTACACGTTTCTTTATTTCGATTGGTTCTGGTATATTTGTCTTTTTAGATTTAGTTTTTTTAATAGGCGGCTTGTATTCTTCATTTTCTATTTCATCATCATCGACAACCATTCCATCTTTAACATAACCTTCTTTAGTAAATTTTATATTTGGGTTATTTAATAATTTTCTTTCGTTTTCAATTTCGATTGCTTCATCAATATCATCGTTTTCGGTCAAATCTTCAAACCCACCGTATAACTCATTATATATTTTTTTCCATTCTTTTGTAGTTAAACTCAATGGTTTTGAGTCATTCGATGAATATTTAACTAAAACACAATCCTCAAAAAATAATTCTTTATCAAAAGGAGGTGGAAATTCATATTTATTTTCTTGTCCGGCTATTCCATCATTTCCGGTTTTTCCATATATTGCTATTTTGAATCCATCAAATTCATAGATAAAAGTTGTTTTAGATATATCAAAATTAGTTGATACTGGAAGAATTGATTGTTGTAATTTTCCAGATTTTTTGACTAAAACAACTTTTATTTTTTTTTGAGACATTTTAATAACTAATAATCGATTTCTTTATATCCTTTATTATAACAAATTCAATATATAATATATAATATATAGTGAATATATAATGGGTAGCGCTTTTTCTAATATGTTTAAAAAACCCGATATTTCTGAAAAAAACGTACCTAACGTCAATAGCGTACCTCCTAACAGCGTACCTCCTAACAACGTACCTCCTAACGACAGAGTATCTGGTGGTAAAAAAAATAAAACACCAAAAAGAACAAAAAAACATAGACAGTTGAAAAATAAATCTTCAAAAAACAAAAAATAATAATTTTATAAATTTCTATTTTCCGTCAAATCAAGCTAAAAAATATATTTATCATTTGTAAATATGTTTACTATATCTTCCATATTCAAACAATTTATTTTTTTCATGTTCTTTTTTATTGTTTTTCATTTTACATATAATTATTTTAGAAATATTTTTTCAAAGAATTCAAATATGTTTACTCCAATTAAAGAATATAATTGTATCATAGATGAAATAAATCAGATTTTACAAAAAGAAAATAAAAATCAATCTTTAGAGAATTCTATTTTTTCTTTGAAAAAAAATGATGAAATCGATGAACAAACAAATAAAATCGATAAAATAGACGATATTGAACAAACCGTTGAAATCGATAAAATAGACGATATTGAACAAACCGTTAAAATCAATAAAATAGACGATACTGAACAAATCGAAAAAACTAATCAAAGTTGATAAAATAATAATTATTTGAAAGAAAATCATCAACTAATTTTACAAGTTACTGATGGGTACAATTTTCCCATAGTTAACATTTGATTCAACAATTCGTATAGGCATCCATTTTTTAAATTTATAATTGAATTGACATTCCATATTTACTTTTTTATTTAAGTAGACATATTTGTCCGGTTTTTCGTTTTCAAATTCTTCTTCATCATCACTTTCTTCTATATAATCTAAATTTACGTTTTCTTTAATATTTCTAAAAATACTATTCATCATTATGCTCGTTTTATAATCTGAAATAAACGCAACATCTACAAAGAGATGTTTTTCATTCGTTTTTATTGTATTATTATAAGCATATAATAAATATACATCATATTGAATATCTGCCATGACTTCAAAAATAGTTCGTTTTTTATATTGTGGTTTATTATAAATAAATGAATATCCGTTTTTGTTAATAAATGTATTTGTCGAAACGAATGGTGAATATAACTTTGTTGTAACTGTTTTTTTTCCACAAGAAGAAACTGCTACTTTATTATTTGTTTGTTCATCTAATTCTATTACTCCATTCCTTGTTATAGAAACATTTAAAATTGGTTTCAACTTTAATAAACATCTATATTGAATATGATGTATTGGATATGGAACTAATTGGATTGGTATTGTTGTTTTTTCTTCGTTTTTAAAGAAGAAAGGTAGAACTAATTTTCCAATATAATTGTTTCCAGATTGAAAAGGTGGTAAGTAATCAAAATAATCACTTAATGATAATATAAGAGTCATTATTTCAATCTTTTCTTTGAAAATGGCATTTCTAAGAGAATGACCTTTATAATGCAATACATCTTCTATAATAAAGAATCCTGAAACGATAGAACCATAAAATATAGTTTCATTCATCCATTCTACGATTTCACAAAAAGAATAAATAACTGTAGCTATTGTATATATATTACTAATTTTACGAAATCTATTCAATTCATATATTATCAATACCGGATAATATGGATTTATATTTACATTATTAGTTGGTTCATTCGGTTGTTCTTGTATTAATGTTATATATCCAATATATTTTTTCGATTGTGGAATAGCAATACAAAATTCGTAATCACTAGCTGGTATTTTCGTATGACACATAGTTTCATACGAAAACTCGATTTTTTGGGGGGTTTTATTCAATAAATATTCTTCCATTATGTTAAATTTAATTTATATAAGTTATATAATTCTTTTATATTCTTATATATAAAAATAATATATATTCAATTTTCTTACCATTTACATCATTGATGACTCAAAATGAAAGAAACACGATAAAAAATAATCAATGTTGAGTTTTCATTTCACAAAATATAATGTAAATTTTGAAATAAATTATTTTTTGTATTGGTATATAATTTGTATTATCAGTTTAGTTACTGTAAGCAACACCACACATTCCACTCATAACACGTAGTATATTATAGTTTACAGCGTATACACGAACCTTAGCAGTAGCAACTCCAGCAACGGCACCAGCAGAAAGAACCAACTGAAGAACGGCATTATCAATTCTGGAAAAGTTACAGGATCCACTTGGCTGATGTTCTTCGGGGCGAAGAGCAAAACTGTAAACATTGATTCCAGTATCGGGATTGCGAGTGTGGTGCTGATAAGGTTGTACTACATCGAAATAAGAACCTTCGCGCTCTGAGAATCGGTCCTGTCCATTTAGTTGAAGTTTAGCAGTAACAACCGGGTTTTCTCCCCAACAATGCATGTCTAGTGCGGTTTCAGAAAGAACAAATGTACCTGCATCACTTACATAAGAACCAGTAGGAACACCCGGTGCGTTCTGATCTTGCGGCGTAAAAGGCACTTCATAGCTGCCAGAATACCATTCCTGTGCGCTTGACTGAGTACCAGTAGCATCAATAGCACCAGGCATTTGAAATAGACCACTAGATGTTATGAAACTATTTGAACCGGCAACTTCCAAAGGTCCACCGAATGCCTGTATAGCGTTTGGTAGCGCATCAATGGCATCAGTATAGTTGAATGGCTGTGCTCCAAGTGTGCGGAAAAGAATCTGTGAAGCATCGAGTGAGGAACAATAGTCGACATTAGCATCAGGCTGAACAACCCAAATAAGCTCCTTGACTGGATGGTTGAAGTTAAGCTTAATCTTATTAGAAGAAGAACCGACACTCTCATCACCAGTAAACTGTAGTTGCTCTATCAAGTATTCATGAGGATTCTGTGCCATCTTACGTCTCTCATCAGTATCCAAGAAGATATAATCAACATAAAGTGAAGCGGCAACCAAAGACTGTTGATAAGCAGTAGTGACAGAGGCAGTTCCAGCAGTATTGGTTAGAGAACCAACAGCCCACAAACACTCACCTATCGGGCGTATGTCGAGATTGATTTTAACTTCGTGGTACTGTAGAGCAATAAGAGGCAATGAAAGACCAGGATTCTTAGAAAACCAGAAAAGAAGGGGAATATAAAGAGTAGTTTCTGGAAGTGCATTACGAGGAGCGCACACTTGAGATGGACCACTAGCAGAAGAACAAGGTCCAGATATGTTAGCAAAAGTAGGATCGGTAATGTAAGTGAGAGCGGTTGTATTACCAATCATTCTGTAGTATCCACGTTGCTGCTCCCTAGTAAGAGTAACCTGATTCCATATATGCATCCAGTCACCATACTGACGGTCTATTCTCTGACCGCCAATCTCAACCTCAACCTGTGCTACTAGCTGTTCACCAATAAAATCCAACCAACGGGCATATACTCCTGCTTGGAAAGAACCAGTGGTATTAACCATACTCGGGTTAATTTCAGGAAGCGTCACCTGAAGATAAGTGCGGTAACACAAGTCACCATTTCGACTAATCGTGCAAGTGACACGACGTCCAAAATCTGCCTGTCCTTGGAATGTTTGCTCAATAGACTCCATAGCAAAGTTTGTATGGCGTCTGTAAGAAACCTTCCAAAAAGTTATTTCTGGAGTACCAGTAAGAAATACATCTTGAGCACCGTATGCGACTAGTTGCATTAATCCACCTGCCATTTTTCTTTAGTATATAATATTAAAGAAAAAAAAATCATACAATAATTATTCGTTTTTAATATTTTCCTAAAGATAATAATATTGTGAACTATAATATACAAATATGGCTAAATAAAACCCTACTAGATTATTATAAAGAGTTAGAATAATATCCAGTTAGTATAATAATAATTATTATTGGTTATTTTTACATATTTCTTTACAATCATATAAAGAAATAGTAACCATCATATACAAAATATATCATATAAAATGAGTTACAATTCTTCTAATCTTACAACACAAAATCTCCTTTTATTTGAAAATTTAATGTCTTTTTTCAAAGAAAAAAATAATTTACAAAAAATGTCAAATATAATAAATGGAAATTCACGTCTTTCTTTACGTATTATAGACTGGTTTGTTACGAATTACGCAAAGAAAAATGATATTATATATCATAATCAATGTTCTCAATCGAAATATAACCGAAGTTTTCGTGTATATAATGAATATAAGTTGAAACTAAAAGCATATGGAAAAATAAAATTCGATCCATTTTGTAGATGGTCGAGGATTACTATACCGTATGATAATGAACACTGTATGGAAACCACAATCGGACAGTTGAATTTTTTCAAATGGTCGATTGAAAATAATATACTAGAATATATTGAAGAAAATTATGATAAAATTGAAAATGATATGAATAGTCGTAATAGCACATCTCGTAGAAAAAAAATGACACTCACACAAAATGATTCAAATTGTTCAACTCCAGTTACTGAAAAAACAACTACACGAAAAAAACGCGAAGAATTATCAGTTTCTGCTTGTAAATGTATGAAAACAGAAACAACTAATATTATATTACATTTTTAATATTTTTATTCGATTACAAAATAGTAATATCATAATATACTATATATTATATTACTCATATGTTTACTTCTACTTTTGATAATAATTTGAAAAAAGAAACGGATTCTTTAGAATTAGAAAAACGACTATTGACGAGCACAAATATACAATTTGATTATTATTCTATTAACTGTCGTGAAATTCAAAAAACACCAAATGCAATACATTCTATATATCGCGGAAATGTAAATAGACCGAATATTATATTAAACGACAACCAATATTTTCCAACATACTACCAAAGTTCTGAACTAGCAATATATAGTAAATTACATGAAGGAACCCATCAAGCTGAACTAGTTATTAAACATACACCTATATCAAATTCTATAACTCCAATATATGTTTGTTTTTTTCTCTATTCGTCATCGAATAATCCAAATGAAAGTCAAACACCTGAAATTAATGGAACTTTGGATGGAATTATTCAAAATACAGATTCTTTCAATAATTTTGGTTTTCAACAAGAATTAGATATATCTCCACTTTTAGAACCATATACTATTACAAATAATATTAATAAAGAAGAAAATAAAATACTTACTACATGGAAAATATATGAAACAATAAATAGAATTGGAAAATGTATGGTTGTGATTATTGAAAAACCAATATATATCAAAAATGAATTATTTACACAAATTCCGCAAAATATGATTCCGCCTTTTGAGGTTAAAAATTTGATATTAAATATGAATACGAATGAAGGATTTATTTCTGTAAGTGGAATTAGTACTAGTGATACGGGATATGCATTATCAAATAATAATAATAATGTAATGGTTTGTGATATGATACCTGACCCCGAATATGGAGAAGTAAACGTGGTTCAAATGCCATTGTTAATTCCTGGTTCTGATGCTACAGATAGTTTACATATTTTACAAATAATTGTAATTATTGGAACTGCTATTGCTATTTTTACTGTTGATTTTTTTGCAATACCTCCAATTATCATAAAACTTGTACGTGAAAAATTATCTGAAGATTTTAAAGTTAGAAATTTGAAAGCTAATATTGCTTTGTATATATTACCATGTATAGTATTATTAGTAGGAGTTATAATACTCATTATTGGTGCTAGATCTAAACCGTTATCAAGTATTCTTATAGCAACATCTCTAATTTTTATTTTTTCTTTTGTAATTATTGCGATAGGTTTGTTAATGGAATTGAAGAAAGAACACACAACCGCAATACCAGTATCATAATGACAATCGTACCAAAATATTTTATGATGTTATATATGAGTTATATAGTGACTATTTGAAATTTATATAAACAAAAAATAATATGGTTAAAGTTAAAAAATAGAAAATGAAAAATCTTTTTTCAAAGGTTTCCATCTTTTATATATTTCTAATGCTGTTAAACCACCCAATAATTGTGCTACAATATAGGGTATAACTTCTACAACAGGTACTTTTCCAGCAACAGCTAATACAATTGTAAGTGTTGAATTTACCATACCACCTGATATTTTTTGTATAAACAAAATAACAATAGCTAATGTTATACCTATCATTATAGCGTTACCAGTTGCCAATATAACATAAAAAAACACTGCTGTTCCAATAAATTCCGCTAAATAATTATACATATATATATATAAGAATAATAAGCTATGTCTGGTTCTGGAACATCTTTCAATCAACCATATCCAACGACTTCCGGTGGAATAATGTCTATTCCACACCCTTCTTCTATTGGTGGAAATATACCTTTATATGAAAATGGTATCGGTGCCATTTCAACTAATTATCAACCCCAACTCTTTTTAAATCACGGTGGTGGTAAAAAAACCCGTAGACGAAATTATAAACAAAACTGTAAAAGTTGTAAATATAATGGTGGTAATAAAAAAGTAAAACAAAAAAGACCTCATAAAATAAATAAACGACTCTTTGTATCAAGTATTTTCGATATCTTTACATTCGTTTAATCCGTTACAGTAATTAAAAAAATCATTTTTGTATCAATTCATAATAAATCATAAATCTATCTTCAAATTTATAAATTTATCAAACATTTGCCTTTAGGTATTTCTTTATCATTATCATACGACTCATTCATTTCTACTTCAATATTTTGTTTGTTGTTCGAACCTAACAAATTAGGAATATATAATATTTTCCATATAGTATTATGTTTTTCATTTACAGATAACATAGCATTTTCAACACTTATATATATGTCTTTATTCGTTCTTTGTATTTTGTAGTTACATTTTTTATAGTATGCTTTACGTTTCGACCATTGATTTTGAAATGTCGAATGGGAATCTATTATATCAACTATTATAGGTGTATCGTGTTTTTTGCGTAAAATACGACCGACACATTGTATTATGTCTGTCTTAGGGGAGGCTAATACGAGTGTCGAAAGAGTTGGTATATCTAATGCTTCGCTACTCATCATATAAGTTGATAATATGACTTGTTTGGTACTTGCGGTATCATCTAAATCCCGTTGTTTCATTCCACCCACATAAAAACCAACTGATATATTTCTTTTATTTAATTCTTCAAAAATATATTCTAACATCAAACGTATATGACTCAATAATAAAATTTGTGATGTTTTATTTTCGTTAATAAGATTTTCTATAATTCGTACAATAAAATCACTTCTTGGAGAATATCCACATATTTTTGAAATCATAGATGAATAAGCTATTTCTCCACGCCAGTTTACTATTAAATCATTATATTCATTATCATTTGTTGTATAGTCTATTCCACGAACACTAACATAATCATCTCCCTTACGTTCAATAGAATATACTATATCACCAATAAACATATATAATAATTTTTCCATATCATCTTTACGTTTTACTGTAGCTGAAATACCTAGCCAAAAAGGAGTTTGAATTTGAAAAAGACATTTATGATATTGTGAACTACCTATACGATGAACTTCATCCACTATACAAAATCCAAACGAAGAAAGGTCGAATGTCTTATCTTCATTATAAAGTGTTTGCATCATTCCTAATACTATATCTTTACCTTCAATATCAAATGTCGCACCTTGTATCCGTCCGATTTGTGCTTCTGGTGTAAATTCACGTATACGTTCTATCCATTGATTCATAAGAAATTCTTTATGAACTATTATGAGTGTTTTTCTTTGAATTATTGAAATAATTTTTATAGCACATACGGTCTTTCCAGCACCAGTATATAGTGATAAAATACCACCACCACCGCATTGTTCTTCATCGTCCATATTTAAAGATATCGGTTTTTTAACTTTATCAATATATGTATTAACTGCTAGTTCCTGATAGTCACGTAATGTTTTTACGAATGAAATATTTATTTTTTCACACGTCTTACCTATTTCACTTTTTGAAGGAATACCGTAACGTTTTATACCATAAAATCTTGGTATATAAATTTTTTTTGTGTTTTCTTTGAAAACAGGTATAGGTGTAGGTTGTGGAGTTCCAGATATAGAAGTATCGACTGATGGTATCAAACAAAGTTCATCATATAGAAGATTCAATTCCTCATTCGGAAGAATGGATTTTGGTATTGTATAACCTTTTTGACCTAAATATGAATTTTGACTAATTATTAATTTTAATTCTTCTGTCAAATAATATTTTGGTAATGGTGAAGATTTACATTCTTTTTCATTTTTCACCAATACTTTTTTTGACATGTAAACTATTATTATTATTTTATTGATACTATATTTAGTTATATTAATAATAATATATATTTTTATATTTCATTCAATTTTACATAATTTCAAAGAAAACATAATATAGTCAATATCAGTATAATGAATTCTATTTTTATTGATGATATCTAAAATATATTTTTTATATATAACCACATATAAATGCAATATTTAAAATCTCCTTTTGAATATGTTTTATTAATTTTATTTGTCTTATATTTGATTTTACCCGTCAACCTTCCAGGTTCATTAGCAAAATTTGTTGAAACCCCTTTAGGAATTATCGGTCTATTTTTGGTTACAATTGCTCTTTTTGTATATGTAAATCCTATTTTGGGGATATTATATATTTTTGTTGCGTATGAACTATTGAGAAGAAGTTCTCATATAACTGGTAAAACGTCTTACATTGAATATACACCTACACAAGTCATCAAAGATGAGAAAATGCGTAAAATGAATCCACTTCCCGAAAAATCATTGGAAGAAATAATTGTTCAAAAAATGTCACCGATTGGTGAAAATTCATTTATAGATAGCCGTGTTTCAAATGAAAAAAGTAGAATTGTAATGGGTGCTTTTCAACCAGTTAGTGAAAATATACATAATGCTAGTCAAGTATAACTCATTTGTTGATTGAATTTCATATAGTGGAACGTTTTATAAATAGAATAACTTCTTTACAATCAAATAATAATAATATTACAAAAATAAAATATCAATGATAAACTATGTTCAAATTTGTATATAATAGTTAAACGTCAATAAATGGCATAAACTCATATTTTATTATATAAATATAATATGAGTATTGATGTTATTTCTAATTGTAGAACACAAAAAGATACAATAAAGATAAAAAATCCGAATACAATTAATGAAAAACATAATGAGATATTGGAAATATTTGAAATAAATGATAATGAAAAAACACCAAAATTAATGAAAGAAATTCGCAAATTGAAACGTTTATTAATATCACTTATTGAAATAGATGACAACGATGAACTAGAAAATGATTCTAATATTATTGAAATAACTCCAACACCTCCACCAAATGTAAAAAATATAGATAAATATTTAGAAACATATGATAAAATAATTGAAAAAAAGAAAGAAATTAAAGAAATGAAAATGAAAAAAAAAAAATATTATTTAGAAAATGCCAAATGTATATTTCATTATTTCGAACAAAAAAAAGATATTTCTACAGGCGGAGGTAACCAAAATACAAATATATTGAATAATTTTTTTAAGATAAAAACTACTAATAATGAAGAAGAGAGTATTGAAAATAACGATAAATATCGCGTTTCAAAATACGTTTATCAAAATTATTGGAAGAATGTCAATAGCGAAATACTTAATATAAAAAATTATGCGGTGGAAATGGATGTATGTCATTATTGTGATATTGGTGAATTTATTCATCAAGAAGAAGAAGGAATACTAATATGTAATAATCCAAAATGTGGGAAGTTTGTTATTCATATAGTCGATGGTTCAAAACCATTCTTCAACAAAGAACCACCTAATGAAATTTCTTACACTGCTTATATACGTCTCAATCATTTTAAAGAGATATTATCACAATTTCAAGCAAAAGAAACGACACAGATACCGCCAGATATAATAGATATGATACGTGCTAGAATTAAAAAAGAACGAATCACAGATCTTTCGAAATTAAATTATGAAACAATGAGAGATATATTACGTAAATTGAGTTTGAATAGATATTTCGAACATATACAATATATTAATTCTATTTTTGGAGTCAAACCACCAGTTATGAGTGAAACGTTAATCGAAACACTGTGTGTTCTCTTTATTGAAATACAACCCAAATTTTCTATATATTGTCCAGCGAATCGAACAAATCTTCTTTCATATAGTTATATATTACATCAACTATGTGTATTATTAGATCAAAAACAATATTTGCCATATATTACAACACTGAAAGATATTGAAAAACAAAGACAAAATGATGCTATATGGTATCTAATTTGTAAATCATTAGACTGGCAATATTTTCCTACAATTTAACTATTTTCAAATTTTTGTTTTTATATATATCAACTACAATTATATATAAAGAACTATGAATAACAAAACTAGAAAAATTCCAAAAAGATATGTTCCAACACAGTTAACTCAGAAAGACAAACTCAAACAAATAAGAGCCATAAATCGTTCACGCAAGTTGTATGAAAATCATATATATTACTCAAGACCTCACGTTGATTCATTTAATTCAAAACCTTCAAAACATATAGAAAACGCAAAAAAAATATACAGAGTGAATAAAATAATACCAAATAAACAACTGGCAAAAGCGACTGGTTGTTCTTTGAAAGCATTGGAAAAAATAGTCAATAAAGGCGAAGGAGCATATTATTCTTCTGGTTCACGACCCAACCAAACCGCACAATCTTGGGGGTTAGCACGGTTAGCAAGTGCTATAACTGCTGGTAATGCTTCTATAGTAGATTATAAAATATTACAAGATGGTTGTGATCATAATAAAAAAGCCTATAAAATGGCACATTCTAGATGGAAGACAAGAAAACATAATAAGTAATGTTAGAAAATTAACGGTCGAACATCATAAAATTCAGTAATATCAAATAAATAATATGTATGATAATAGTCAGTATTTTGTATATTTCAACGTGATATATGGTGTCAAATAATATAAAGACTATATACGAAATTAATATATATTAAAATAATAAATAGAATTGACTAATAATTATGAAACGTTGTAAGACAGTTTCAACTACCTCACGTTCTATATATGATGAATATTTTGAATATGACTCAACTTATAAAACAAAATATGGTTATAAAACGTGTGTTTTGTTAGAAGTAGGTAGTTTCTTTGAAATATACACATATAAAATAAATTCGACTGGAAATATTCAACATCCACAAACACAAGAAATATCACGTATATGTAACTTGAATTTAGTTGAAAAAAAGGCAACTTATAAAACAGATGACCAACAAGTAATGATGATGGGATTTCGTAATTATATGTTGGATAAATATTTACAAAAACTAGTAGAAGCGGATTTTACAGTTGTTGTTTTTGTTCAAGAAAAAAATGGCAAAGATGTTATACGTGTATTCGATGCCGTTTATTCACGTGGAACGTTTATCCGTTACGATGAAGATGAAGAAAATTCTAATACACAACAGAGTCATATAATTTGTATATGGGTAGAATTATTGACCAATAATAAAAATAAAATGAGAACCATGAATAAACCAGTTGTTACAAATATATTATATGGTATATCTGCTATTAATATATTTACAGGTCATACATCAATATTTGAATATGAAACACCTTTTATAATGAATCCAACTACATTCGATGAAATGGAACGTTTCATATCAACGTTTTTACCGAGTGAAATCATCATTATATCCAATACAATTGAAAAAACAATAATACAAACTATATTACGATATACTGGGGTTCAATGTAATAAAATACATATTATTTCGAAAGAAATGTTGATAAATAATGATATATCAGTAAAGACATTTTCAACAGAATCAAAAAAATATGAATCAAGTATCTCAACTAAAATATCTAATTGTGAAAAACAAACTTATATACAATCCATTTTATCAACGTATTTTGAGAATCCAAATATTTATTTTCAAAACACAGATTTTCAAAAAAACCCAATTGCTACTCAGTCATTTTGTTATTTACTAGATTTTATTAAAGAACACAATATCAACCTAGTGCGTAAAATATCAGTTCCAATATTTACTAATACATCGAATCGTATGGTTTTAGCTAATCATACATTGAGACAACTGAATATAATTAATGATAATACAACAGACGGAGGACGAGGTATATATTCTTCCATTCTTTCATTTACGAATCGTTGTGGAACAGCAATTGGAAAACGACTTTTTCAAAGAAAATTATTAAATCCTACATTTGACAGTGAATGGTTAGAAACGGAATATAATAAAATAGAAGAAATACTGAAAATATATAAACAAGAAGAAATAAATGAAATTCGAAAGAAAATTAGTTGTATAAGAGATATAGAAAAAATATATCGACAAATAATTTTATCAAAAATATACCCATCTGCTATTTATCAATTATATAATACTATATCTATATTACAAGAACTCCAAGTGTTTTTTAAAGAAAGTGGTGTCGATGATAAACTATTTAAAATAACTGAAAGTTTTGATACCCCCCCGCAACTATTCAATGATTTTATAGATAACAATCTTTATATAGAAATTTGTAGAGATACGAATACAGTACAAGTATTTGAGAAAAATATTATCAAACCTGGTATTAGTATAGAAATAGATAATTTAGTATTGAAAAAAGAAGAATATTCTAAACAATTAAAAACTATATATGAATATTTCAATCAATTATTGCGAAATACACAAAATAATAAAGATAAAAATGCGGGTTCTAACAATGGAATATATACATCTACCGAATATATTAAAATTCATGAAACAGAAAAAAGCGGTATTTCTTTCCAACTTACTGCTACCCGTGCGAATCTTTTGAAAAAGATTATAAATTCGATGACAGAAAAAAAAATTTTATTTGAATCTCCTAGTGAAACATTTGAAATATCTTTGAATGATATACATATAGTGAATTCTGGTTCAGTATGTGAAATACAAGCTCCTATCATTAATAAGTTAACACAGAATATTTTAAAAACAGATGAACAGTTAAATAATGAAATTTCAAAATTTTATTTTTCTTTCATAAAACAAATAGAAAATAAATGGTCTTCGGCTATCAATCAATATATAGATTATATTGGTAATATGGATGTACTTATTACAAAAGCATATATATCTCGTGAATATGGTTATTGTCGTCCAATAATTGACAATAACAAACCTAAGTCGTTTTTGAAAGCATCAAAAATGAGACACTGTTTGATTGAGCATTTACAAACAAATGAAATATATGTTCCGAATGATATAACACTCGGAGTTGATGGTGAAGATGGTATTCTTTTATTTGGAACAAACGCAATTGGAAAAACAAGTCTTATTCGTTCAATAGGTGTATGTATTATTCTAGCACAAGCAGGGTTGTATGTTCCATGTGAATCATTTGTATATAAACCATATACTGCTTTATTTTCACGTATCATAGGAAATGATAATTTATTTAAAAATCTTTCTACATTTCAAGTAGAAATAAGTGAGTTGGCGGTAATATTGAAGCAAGCTGACAGTAATAGTCTTATATTAGGTGATGAAATTTGTAGTTCAACAGAAATGGAATCGGGGCTTTCTATAATAATGGCTTCTTTGATTGAGTTTCATACCCGTAATTCTTCATTTATTTTTGCTACACATTTTCATGAAATAGTACGTTGGGAAGAAATGGAAAAACTGACGAACTTGAAAATAAAACATTTAGAAGTGACATTTGATAGAACAACTGGTAAGTTAGTATATGACCGTAAACTAAAAGATGGTATGGGAATTACATCTTATGGATTAACTGTTTGTCAGTCAATGAATTTACCTACCGCTTTTTTAGATAATGCTTTTGAAATAAGGAATCATCATTATCCTGAAAATGGTGGAATACTTACATATCCACAATCAAAATATAATTCAAAGAAATTAATAGGTTTATGTGAAATTTGTAAAACGGAAATTTCTACAGAAATACATCATATAGAACCACAAAAGAAAGCAGATTCTCTGGGTGTTATTAGAACAAATGAAGGACTTTTATTCAATAAAAATCATCTTTCTAATTTGGCTTCCTTGTGTGAGAAGTGTCACAAAAAACAACATTCTTGAATTATTTTCTATTATAATTTTTTATGGTATTTATAATTTTTTATGGTATTTATAATTTTTTATGGTATTTATAATTTTTTATGGTATTTATAATTTTTTATGGTATTTATAATTTTTTATGGTATATTTTTATAATATATACTTGCTCTATCTATAATAACTTGTTATGTGAGTTTGAAAGAAATAAAACATAAAAATATAACGTTATATCACATAACGTTATATCACGTATTGAAATAATGAATCAAATAATATTGAACGATTCTACAGATAATAATCATGGACAAGGTTATACTGGCTTAGTAAATATAGGAAATACTTGCTATTTGAATTCGTGTATACAAATAATAAACCATATATATGAATTAAAACCAATATATGAATCTGTATTTGTCAAACATTCAAAGAAAGAAATACCTGAAACTATTTTCTTTAACGAATGGTTAGATTTACGTAAACTATTATGGAAAAAAAATGGTATAGTTACACCAAATAGGTTTGTACATAATGTACAAAAACTAGCATTAACTAAAAACTTGAATATGTTTACTGGATTTAATCAAAATGATATACACGAATTCATACATTTTTTTATAGAAACATTACATATTAGTATTTCTAGAAAAATAAAAATAACGATCCATGGTTCACCCCAAAATGAGTTAGATAATTTAGCTGTAAAGTGTTATGAATATTTAGGAGTAGCATATAAAAATGAATATAGTGAAATATTGAAAATGTTTTATGGAATTTATGTAACTAAAATTAATGGCTTAGATGAAAATAAAACGTTATATTCAACTATTCCAGAGAATTTCTTTATATTAGATTTGCCGATTCCAGAAACAAGTAATGGCAGTTATGAAATAAATAATACCGGACTTCCGTCACATATGTTTTCGCAATCGTCAATAATTCATAAACATACACTATATGATTGTTTCAACCTTTTTACTAAAGAAGAACTTATGGAAGGAGATAATTCATGGCTTAATGAATTAACTGGTAAAAAAGAAAGAATAAACAAAAAAATTAGTTTTTGGAATTTTCCCGATATTTTAATTATTTCATTAAAACGTTTTTCGTATTGTGGAACTAGAAAACGTAATGATTTAATTGATTTTCCTATAAAATCATTAGACCTTTCAAGTTACGTATGTGGTTACAATCCGCAAAATTATATATATGATTTATTTGGTGTTTGTAATCACTATGGTGGTTGTAATGGAGGTCATTATACAGCTTATGTATTGAACTATTTGGGTGAATGGATACATTATAATGACGGAATTGTTGAAAAAGGAATTATGAATATTGTTACTCCAATGGCATATTGTCTTTTTTATAGGATAAAGACGAATTAAAAATATACCTCCATTGTTTAATTAATATTGTATATATTTTAGTTATTATGTGAAATATTTTTATTTATGAAAATAATAAATAAAAATAAGAATAACAAATAAAAATAAGAATAACAAATAAAAATAAGAATAACAAAAAATAAGAATATGTAAATATATAATCTTTATATAAATGTCAAACAATGAAATCATTAATAACCATTCGAGTCATGTTACACAAGATAATATATTAAGCAATAGTAACAATAGAACTCAATCTGTTGATAATACTAATAATAATAATAATAATAATAATAATACTATAACTAATAAATCAATAAATTATATTAAAAGTATATTTTCACTCTCAAATATATTATTTATATTATGGTTTTTAGTTATTTATTTTATTATTTTTTATTTTATAAAAACGTTTTATAAAAATGATATCGACCCACTGAAAGAAAAAATGATGTTAAGCCGTGGTATCGATATATTTATTTTTGGATTGATAATTTTAATAACTATTTATTCGTATTGGTCTTTGTCAGAAAAAGATAAACAACATTTGATCGGTTATTGGATGAACTTCATTCAAAAATTTTACGATAATCCAAATTCATTTTTTAACACATTTATATTCATTATTTTATTTTACTGTTTTGTTTATTTTTGTGGTGTTCCTATGACAAAAGAAACACGTCCTATTTCAATTGGCATTTTAGAAAATAAATTATGGATTGTTTTAATAACTGTTATTATCGTTGATTTTTTTATATATGTATTAAATATTCCTATAATAGATTTAATATTTGGTATTAACGGCGGGTTGGTTAATAGTTGGTATAAACTAAAAAGTGAAATAGTCCATGTACCTAACACTATAGTTGATGTATCTAACGCTATAACTGATGTTTCGAATAACATACCAGCACAAAAAAATAAAAAACCAGAAGTATTCAACATTTCAAATAACTTGTATGACTATAATGATGCACAAGCCGTATGTAAAGTTTTTAATGCGGATTTAGCAACAATCGAACAAGTAGAACAAGCATACGATGAAGGAGGAGAATGGTGTGTAAATTCTTGGAGTGATGGACAACTCGTTTTATATCCTACACAAAAGTCTACTTATGACCGACTACAAAAAATAAAAGGACATGAACACAGTTGTGGAAGAACCGGAGTCAATGGTGGATATGTTGAAGATAAGTCTTTGCGTTTTGGTGTAAACTGTTATGGTATAAAACCAGACCCAAATGATATAGATATAAAACGTTTGAACTCTATACAAAATTTTGTACCACCTTCCTCTAAAGAAGATATAATATTAAATTCTAAAGTAGAATTCTGGAAAAATAATAAAGATAAATATGCTATTCTGAGTCCATTTAATAATGATAAATGGTCATATAATTAATGTTTATATATAATATTACTATCTTATATTAGTATTTTATAAAGTATATTTAGAAATTGAAACATTAAAATTTACCTATATAAAAATGAGTGTAATATAATATGTCAAATAATAAAATGATCAAAACAGCCGGACAATATATTCATTTGATTATAATTTTTATTTTTATGGCAACTATTATTATTATTATTCTAACTACTGATGATAATGAATTTAGAGATGAATTATTATATCCACTAATTTACTTTTTTATATTTATTTTAGTGTGTTCTTTTATATGATAATATTATCCTATATATTTGATTACTAAGTTATATACTACCTATAGTTATGATTTTACTATTTGTTATTTATATAATAGATGTATAAAACAAAAGAACAACGTTTTTTGAATAAACGCAGAAAAACATTGAAACTATTAAATTGTAGCCCAATTGTTAAAAATAAAACCGCACACAAGTCAACTTGTTATACAAATAAATTGTTATTAAATATTCGTGATGCTTACAATAAACAACCACAATATAAAAATAAACAAATTCGTTCCACAAATACGAAAGAAATATTATATCAGTTGCGTAAAAATTTACACGATATTTGCGAACATGAAAAATGTTGGTTAAAATTTCTTTCAACTGAACAACAACGTGTGATAAATGAAATGGTTTTTTCTCCAGAAAAACCGGCAAAATGGAAAAAAAACCCGTTTGAATGGTTATCTAACTATGATATATTAAATGTATTAAAACAATATGAAGAAAGTAATCCTAGATTTAAATTTATTGGTCCTACTCCAATCGATTTTGATACAGTAATTCAAACTACTAATATGTGTGTATTAGATGATTTATGTCGATTTTCATTAAAAAAATATATTGATTCAAATATAGATTATATAGGAATTATTTTCAACTTAGATAAACATACACAGAGTGGAAGTCATTGGGTGTCAATGTTTATAGATTTGAAAAATTCATTTATCTTTTATTTTGATAGTGCTACAAATAAAACACCAAATGAAATAAAAATATTAGTAGATAAAATACAAACACAGGCAAAAGAATTAGGAATTTCTTTGAAATATTTTGAAAATTATCCTAATAATCATCAACGTTCGAATACAGAATGTGGTATGTATTCATTATATTTTATAATAACTATGTTAGATGAAAAAAAATCAGTTACTAGTAAAATAAGGTTATTCAAAGAAAAAAAAATTTCAGATAGTCATATGCGAAATTTAAGAAATATTTACTTTAATTAATAGATTACATTTATTCGAAAAATAATAATCACGATATTTTGTTTACATATAAAAATATAGGGTCACATTCTATATATGAAGTATACACGTCGAAAAATAAAAATACCGACAAAGTATAGTAACAAAAAATATATTCAACACAAATATAAAAAAATAAAAAAACAAACTAAAACAGTAAAGAAAAGAGGAGGAAACGGAAAGACAACTATAAAATATGATTTTAGTATAGAACCGTCAACTATTTTTAAATTGTTAGTTGAACAATATAAGAAATCACATAATAAAGATGTTTTGGATGAAGACGAATTAAATAAGTGTAAACAAAAAATGGTTGAATATAATTTAGGTTTAAATTTGTTAAAAGTAAAACAAAGTGATGATATAGATTTATCAAAATATGGAAATTATATAGAAGAACTCATTGCTAGTATTGTAAAAGGTTCTAAGAATAGAACTATTATTGAAAAAAATATTACTGACAAAAGTACTATTAACAAAAGTATTATATTTGAATCTTCTAATAGTTCTTTGAATGTCAATAAAGAAAAAGGTAATGAAAATAATAGTCTTAACTAATAGTTATGTAAAAAATTATATTACCTTTTTATTTTTTCAAAGAAAAAATAAATGCGTTTTTGTATTATTATTATTCTTTCTTGATAATCTAATAATAATAATAATAATAATGAAAAATTGTTCTATGTCAAAACATAATAATTCAAATAAAGTAAGTTTGAATTTAAATATACAAATGTATTCATTCCAAGAAATATTAAATTTGTTTGAAATAACAAATGCTAATAATATAACAATCGATGATTTAAAACGCGCTAAAGCATTAGTATTAAAAACTCATCCGGACAAATCGAGACTACCTACTGATTATTTTCTTTTCTATAAGAAAGCTTTAGAGATTGTTGTAGAATTTTATAATAATCAACAACGTACTACAAGAGAGATACCAAAAACGGAAATAAAATATTCAAATGAAATAGATAATGTTTCCACGGGAACTGGAAATAATATTACAAATTCATTTACCAATAATGTAGAAATAGGAGGAAAAATAAATTCAATTCAACCTGCCAAATTTCAAAAAATATTTAATGAACTATTTGAAAAAAATCAAATGGGTAAACAAGTACATAATAAAAACGAATGGTTTTCTAAAGAAGAAAACGAAGACAACAAAAAATATCATATAAATTCTGTATCAGCATTAAATAGTTCATTTGATAAAATGAAAGAAAAAAAACAACAAGATGGAGTTGTCGTATACAAAGAAGTAAAAGAAATGCCTTATATAACAGGTGCTAAATTATATGAAGACATAGAAGATGAAGACGACGAAACCAATAATAACTCTTATATAGAGACAGACCCTTTTAGTAAACTTAAATTTGAAGATATAAAAAAGGTTCACAAAAACGAAACAATATTTATAGTAGGTGAAAAAGATTATGACAAAGTTGATAAATATTCTTCAGTAGAAGAATATTCAGCCGCAAGAAATATTTCTAATTTATCTTTAAAAACAAAAGAAGAAAATGAACGTATACTCAAAGAAAAAGAAGAGGAATTCAAAAAAAAAATACTAATGAAAGAATACCAGTCAAAGAAAAAAGAAATTGAAATGGAAAATAAAAATAAAAGTATAATGTCATATTTTTTACAACTTATGTGAGTTATTTCGAATCAATTTGTTTTCATTACTTTATACGCAGATTATTGTATAAAATATAAAAAACAATTAAGAAAATGGTTATGGGAAAAAGTAAGAGAACCAAAAATAAAGAAAAAATTTCATCCGTTTAATTTAGAGCAACGCGTATTTTAAATGCCGACTTTATTAGCAAAAAAAATACGAGCCCTTCCTCCTAAAAGGAGGATAAACTAAATTCTATGTAATGGGTTTATCATCTGCTTACTTTATGGTAGATAAGCAAATTCCCATCTAATGTTATTTCATTTACTACCTTAATGAAACAACTATTTATTCTTAATTGTTTGTTTTTTAGGTTTCTTAACCTTTTCTGATTTTATTACTTTTCTTGTAAATTCTTCTGGTCTTGTTTGACTTTCTAAATAACATTTTCCAAGTAATAATATATTCTTACAAGCATTTACATCTCTATTCACGAATATACGACATTTGGTTTCCTCTTTTGGAGTTAGTATTTCGTGAAGCGATTTTTTATGTTTTTTTCTTTTTACACTTACATTTTCCATTTCTTTCAAAGTTTTATTATATAACTTGCTTGTATTGAATTCATTTATTTCAACAATATCAAATCTACTTAATAATAATTTCTTCATACCAATATTTGGTGTTGGAATACAACCTTTCATTTGAGTTGTTCTACTATAATCGCCGTGTAAAATAGCAATTTTTTTCCCTTGTTTTATTTCTTCTTTGGTAAGATATGTATTTTCAATCTCATTTAATAATTTAACCTCACTTTGTTTGGTTCTGATAAATCTACGAAATGCTAATTTACGAAACAAAGGTTTTTGGTAAAATTCTTTCACTTCATTATTAAGAATGGTTTTATTTGTAATAAAATGTTTATATTTTTCTTGGTTCAGTGTTCTTGAATTATAATTTGGAGATTTCTTCTCTTTTTCAACAATACCATTTTTCTTCTTTTCTTGTAAAATAATATAATTACTTCTTTTTGTATAAGTTTCAACTCTTCTTCTACACGCAGTATATTTGAAAAATTTGTTATTTTCATCTATCATCGTAATTGGTCTAATTTTACCAGGGTCTAATGAAACTAATTTGTATTTATGCGTTAAATATTCATTACATTTATCTTTGGATAAATCTTCCAACTTGATAAATTCCATTTCATCATTTACTTTTGGTAATTTATCGCCAAATACTTTATCTTTGTATTTTTTCAAAATAAACAATAGAGAACAACTAAAACCATCAGTAATAATTTGGTTGTAAAAAATATATTCTTTCTGTTTAAAAATAGGTTTCTTTTCCAGTTTCAATATCTTACTCCAAATGTGTTTTTGGTGTTTCTTTGCGTGTAATACCAACTCACTTTTATTGTATTGAAATATAGTTTGTTTCTTATCATCAATCAAATCAATAATACCATTAGAATTTAAGGTTATACTTTTTGGAACAATATTATTTCTTTGTGGAATGACTTGGTAAGGTCTTTTACCTAATTCTTCTATTTTTTGATTTATATAGAAAGAATGTTTGATATATTTTTCTGGATTTGCTTTCACATCATAAGCAACCGATTTATTTACTTTATTTGGAAATAAAAAACCTTTATTTTCTCTAATCCAACTATGGTATTCTTCTTTGGAGTTTTCTATTTTATTATTGATTAAATCACTTTTAAAATCACGAATTTCTTGGTTTAAAATTTTATAAAGTTCTTTACGCTTTTCCTTATCAGTTTCTTTCTTGATTTCTAATGATTTTGGTTCTTTGAATAAACAATTGATATATTTGAATAAATGCTTTACAAAATGAGTAGATATGTTTGTATTGATACAAGTAATCATTTCATTCGCAGTAATTGCTAATATATGCGTTTTGTTTGAATATGATGGTTTCGCAGATACTAATTTAGAAAATTCTTCATTATAAAATTGTTTCATATCTGATTTACCAGTAGCATTTTTGATATTTTCTTCTTTTGTTTTTTGACCTCTTTTCGTAGTTGGAGAACTAATTGTTTTTATTACATCTAATACAAACTGCTTATTAATAGTAGGCAAATCTTGTTTGTTATTAAATTTATTTAATAAATACATACGAATAAACTGATAAGACAAAATAACAATTTCATTCATATCCATAACTGCCTTTTCAATAATAGGATGTAAAGTATCATACCTTTTCAAAACACATTTCAAAGGACACTTAATAATCCTATAAACTTGTTCGGAAGGGTCAGGTGGTTTTTCTTCCAATTCCATTTTATAATATATGTAAAGAAAATATTTTAAGTTCTTTTCTTAATTAATTAATTAATTATATATTTTCCTAAATAATTAATTATTATAAAGTTTGTTCTTCCATTTTTTTTGCCTTTCTTTTTTCATATGCTCGTTTATTATATTCTTTAATCTGTTCTGGTGTTTTTACATAATTTTTATTATATTCCTTAACCTTTTCAATAATCTTTTCTTTATTTTTTTGATAATAACTTTTCTTACTATAATTTTCAATCTTATATGAGTTTAATTCTTCTGTTAGTTCATTAATTTTTTCTTGTTTTTTTTGATTGTCTGTTAATATTTTTTCTTTTTCAATAATAGATAATTCATATAAACGCTTATAATCAATATTATTTTCCATTTTGTTAATTATTTATATCATAATAATATATTTTTAAATATTTTTCCTAAATTGTTAAATATAATAAAATTGATATAAAATTATTTGTATTATTATATTTAATACACTACTATGTATAGTTTTAAAGTTTTTAATCAAATAAAAGAAGAGTTAAATCTTGAATTATTAGAAGTTTATGATGAAACTAAAAAATATATTAGCACAACAAAGTTTTGTATGAAATGTAATTTTATTGGTTGCGATACACCTATTAGTATTCAGTTTCTTGCTTTATTGCGTAGTAAGAAACCTTATTGTAAAACTCATAGATATTCTTTGGTTGGTGAAAAAATATCAAAATCAAAATCAGACAAAAATAAACCAATTTATGATGAAAACCGAAAAAAACTATATAATTTGATTAAAGAATTAAATACAGAATTGGTTGAAGATTATTCTGTTATTGATATTAAGAATGATACAGATATTCATTATATATGTGGTTATACTAATTGTAATGAAACTGGAATAAAACAATTTCATACATTAGTTGAAAATAAATTAGCATATTGTAATGAACATCATTATTTATTACATAATTCAAAAAATAATGAAAATTTAAGAAAAAGTAACCAAGAAACATATGATAAATATAATGATATTTTGAATAAATTTAAAAATAAATATCCGCAAATTAATTTAACTTGGGATAGAGATAGTATTTGGTCTCAAGCAGAAATAACATTTAATTGTATAAATTCAAAATGTAATATTCCTGTATGTAAATTATTTCAACATATTTTACAAAATGAGGAAAGTATTAATGAAGTTTATTTTGGTTGTCAAGAATGTAAATTTTACATATCAGAAGCATTAAGAGAAGATACTACTTTGTTAATAAACACCCCATATTACAATGAATTAATTGAATATCCTAAACAAATAGATTATATTACAACACGTAGTTCTATAAATTTAAATTGGACGTGTGGAAACAAGTGTATAAATTGTAATAATAAACATACTTATACATCATCGCCTCATTATAGATTTATCCAATGGAAATTAGAATGTCCTTTATGTTTAGAACAAAATAAATGCGAATGTGTAAATGATGGTTTTATTTGTAATACTTGTAATAAATATTTTCCAGATAAAAAAATAAAATGTTCTAATGGAAATGTATGTAAAATTTGTAGAAGTAGTCAAAATGATGAAAACTTGGAACAATTATTTAAACGCAAAATTAATAATTGTATTTCAATATGTAAAAACAGGGAAGGAAATAGAGGAAATATGAATTTAGATATAGAATATTTACAGCAATTATATGAACTACAAAACGGATTATGTTATATTTCAAAAACAAAATTATCATTAAAAGTTCATAGTAATTTTAACATTAGTATTGAACGAATAGATGAAACAAATGGATATGTAAAAGGGAATATTCAATTCATTTGTATTGAATTTCAAAATGGACGACAACAATGGACGCCTACAAAATTTAATGATTTTTGTAATGATTATTATAGTTTTCAATTAGTTTCCGAAACAGATAAGGAAAATATACAGAAAATATATAATGAAGCATTAGTAAAAAATACAAAACATTTGAAAAAAAGGAAAACACAACAAACTCCGTATAATAATACAGAAAAACAAGAATGTTTATGTAGAATTTGTGATACTATAAAAAAATATGAAGAATTTTCCGAATATGGTATTAAATTTGGAAAATGTAGAGAATGTCACAAGTTACAAAATGATAAACGAAATAATCCTTCATTAAAATTAAAACTTAAAATATTAATATCTGGAAGTAAAAGTGGTATTGAAAAACGAAATAAAAGTAAATGGAGAAAAAATAAACCTCTTATACATACATTAACCTTTGAAGAATTATTAGACATTTATTTACAACAATGTGGAAGATGTGCTTATAGTAATAAATTATTAGAATTATGTGGTGAGTATATGATGTCTCTTGAAAGAAAAGATACTGAGATTGGTTATACAAAAGAAAATTGTTGTTTAATATGTATAGAATTTAATACAACTGATTGGAGCATATCAAAATGTGATGATGATGATAGAGAAGGTTCTTCTGGGTGGAATAAAGAAAAATTAAAATTAGTTGTTGATAATTATTTACAAGAAAATTAAATTATTTATATAATTTCTATATAATTATATAAATGACTAAACAATTTACACCAGATTTGAAGTTGAAAGCAGTTAATTATTATCATAAAATTAATAATTATGTTAAAGTATGTGAAGTTTTTGAATGTAGTGAAAGAAGTTTGAAAAGATAGGTTGAAAGATATGATAAAAATAAAAATGTTAATAGAAAAACCAGAAAATTAGGGTCTTATAAATTAGAAAAGCAACATATACAATTCATCAAAGAAACTTTACGAAAACATAGCGATATACAAATGAACTTTTTACAAGAATTACTCAAAAGTAAGTTTCCGAAATTAGATATATCCAGACAATATTTATCAGATATTATCAGAGATAATAATATTACCAGAAAAAGAGCAACTTTCAAACATTTTCCAAAAACTTATAGAGGCAATATTAGAAATGAAAAAGAAGAATTGAAAGAATTTTTTGTTGTAATAAATAAATTCAAATTAGAAGATATAATTTCTATTGATGAAACTTCTGTAAGCACATCACTTACACATAATTATTGTAGAGCATTTTTGGGTGATAGATGTATAAAGAAAACAACAAACAATGAAGTATTCAAAAAATATTCTTTGGTTGTAGCAATAAATAATAAAAAATGTATAGCATCTGAATTATACCAGAATGGAGCAGTAAATGCTGAAAGGTTTAATGAATTTTTGAATAAGATATGTAGTAAAGTAAAAGGCAAATTATTTGTTTTAGACAACGGACAAATACATAAAAAAGAAAGCACAAAACAAATAATAAAAGAAAGTGGAAATTATTTAGTTTATACTTGCCCTTATCATCCAAGACTAAATAGTATAGAGCAGTTTTTTAATCAAATGAAACATTATATAAAATTGGATAAACCAAATACTTTTACAGCATTAGATGGAAGCGTGAAATCATCAATAGATAAAATAAAACCAACCAATTATGAAAACTATTTTATTTATGCTTATAATAAAGATTACTATAAAAATAAAACAAATAAGAGAAAATATAATAAAAGAAGAACATTAAAGATTTATAAGGACTAATAGAAGTCGGCATTTAAAATACGCGTTGCTCTAATTGAAAATTTGAGCGTTGAGGATGATTTGGATAAATTTTTAGATAACTGGAAATAATAAAAATCAGCGTTCAAATGTGTAAATTCATGGTAATGAATCGGCATATTTTTTCAAATCATCTATTTTTTCAGATGACGATAGTATTTTATTGAATTTTTGTATAGAATCGTTCACATTATCTATATACGGTTGTATCAATACTTCGATATTGCCATATACTTCTTTTAACGTACTATTGTCAGTTACTGTTTTCTTTAATGCTGTTTTAATACTTTGCATAGTCGTTAGTATTGTTGGTTGTATTGTTTTTTGTTTTTCTATTACTATATTACTAATTGCGTTTTTTATTTTCAAAACGGTATTGTCATCAATAGAATTGTTGTTTTTATATCCATTCAAATTATTAATTATATAGTTATACTTATTATATACAGTTATTAACAATATCAATATGTCACTAATCTTTGAATGAATAGATATTTTATATTTTATGGTTGAAGTTACATCATAATTTTCAATTGTTTTATTATTAAATGCTAAATATAAGATACTAAACAGTAATATAACAGTTAATAATATTATTATATTATTATTATTATATTTACTCATGAATCTAACAATATTGTATTTTATATATAAATATAAAGATATAAAATATACATAGTTAAAATGCCAATTTATTATGAAATCGAATCTATAAGTGAATTTTACAATATTTTACAAAATAACAATAGTGCAGTAGTCATAAAGTTTGGTGCCGATTGGTGTGTTCCATGTGGTAAAATCAAAAAACATGTAGACAGTTGGTTTGAAAAGTTGAATAATCAAAGACCAGATATGGAACTTATATATATTGATGTAGACAAATCATTTGAAATATATGCTTTTTTAAAAACAAAAAAAATGATTCAAGGAATCCCTGCTATCTTAGCATATTACAAGGGTAATATTTCTTTTGCGTTTGATGATTCCGTTTCTGGAACGGACGAAATGGCGATCAATACTTTTTTCGAAACAGTTCTTTATAAAACAGTTTCAAATGACGTGTAAAAAATCATCATATAAACCTCCATTTTTGATATTTTTTATGTTAGCTATAGAATTTGGTTCTATAAAATAAACAGGTATATTCATTTTTAATAATTCTTTATTCGGAAAAATATTATTGAATTCAAATGATGAACCAGTATTTAGTTTTTCTGAAGAAAGTGAGAATGATGATATAAATTCTGGTGGTAAATTTTTCAATAAAACAGATTTTACATTTATCAAATATTGTAACTGTTGATATTTATATCTATTCTCATAAATCGTAGAAAATACAATATTCTCACTAGTATTCCGAGTGTCGGTTCCTTTTATATTATCACTTATTAAAAATGGTTTATTTATTTTATTTATTCTTTCAAATAAAGGAGAAGATAAACGTGAATGTGGTTCTTTGTTAGCATGAATATTTTTATATACAATCAATAATACTAAAAATGTAGTATTCAAAATAGACAACATATATTATCTTTGAAAGTTTGGATAATATATATTATATTCATGTATTTATATAAATGTCTTCTATATATTCATTGAAAAATCATTAACTATATAGACTGTAACATAAAAATATGTAATCGTTTATCAACTAACTATTTGATAACTGTAAATTCTTGTTTATGAGTTTCATTTTCCAATATACGCTTATTTAATTTAGCAATTTGATTTTTTTCACGCCATTTATTCTTGATTGATTGTGGAACTATACATAAAAGATGTCTTTCATATTCTTCAGGTGAATCATAGTAAAAATCATTTCCATTTGTTGAGTTTTTGATTTCTCCATTAATAATTCTAACTTTGAAAAATAAATCTTCATCATTTTTTCCAACATACATATTGTTAGTTGCACCGGTTGTGGCACTTTTGATTCTAGTTCCAATCATAGATTTTGTAGCGAAACAAGGAATTTTTACTCGAACATCATTGATTTTTCGGTTAAAAAAATAACAACCGTTATCATTCTTTTTTGAATTGGAACGACCACGTTTTTTGTTATTTGTGAAAGAAGACATTGTAGTATTTTCTAATGTATCATTATTTGTATTACTAAATATTGAATTATCATCATAGTCATTGTATTGAACGAATTCTTGAAACTCTGGAACATAAAAAGCTGTATCATTACTATTGAGCTCTTCGTAATCCATTTTTATAATTTATTTTTTAATAATAAAAAACTAAAAATATCTTATAGTAAATATTGTTATATTTCTTTATATTGTTATATTTCTTTATATGTTATTGTATTTTGTCTCATTTTTCTTTCCGGACGATGTAATACAAAAAGTTTATTATCGAATATTATATTATAAAATTATTCTATAAATGACTTGTAAGATTATATAATTTATATTTCAAAAAATTTCGAGTGTTAAAAAATGAAAAACAATTGTCACTCTAATATAATATGGACTCTTCAAGAAAAACTGAAGAACTAATAAACAAATTTGGCCAAAGTACTTCAAGTACTTCGACCTTTGTTCAAAGTTGGAATAATAAAAATTCTAAAAATAGTACTCATAGACATTCTGTATCAGTGAATGATGATTTTTCCAAAGAGTTGTCTAACGACTCAATATATTTAGAAAAAGGAGAACTTTCTACCGATTTTACAACAATAGAAAATACAAAAAGTGACAATTCAACCGAAAACTCTCCAAATAGTGTTTTGAATTCTCTATTTGGAAATAATACAGTAACTACTTCTTCAGTTAAACCTATTTTTCCAGATAAACCAATAAATGCCTATATATGTATTTATTCTAAAAATAAAGCAATATTACCTTTCTTTGAATATTATTTTATTTGGAATGAAGAAAAAAAATATGCTGACTTTCCAAAGAAAATAATAAATATACAATCATCTCCTTTAGAATACATTGATGAAATGGATAATGAAACACATTCATCTATAAAAACACAAATTATGAATGAATGTTTAGATTATATATTAGATTTATTTGGTTTATATGACAAGATTAATCGTGTCGTTTTAAATAAAATATTTAAAGGTTTTATATGGAAGAATGATTCTAGTTCTATATATTTATTTTTTAACGGTTCTGGAATGTCAATAAATGAAAAAATAATATTTAAAAAAGCAATATTAGATGAAATTATTAATAAACAATTCATAGATAGTAAATCGATACGCATTTCCCCCGAAATTATAGATATTTTCAAAGAAAACCCTTCGGTAAATACTATTTATATGCATGATTCAAATAACAGACTCAAAAAAATAAAAGTTGAATATCCTATGTGTTTATACTTATGTGATAATCGTTCAAGTAATGAAACTGAAAGTCATGATATCGTTTGGGTTAATGTTTTAGCAACTGATTTATCTATAGAAAAAACAGTTGATTACTCAATATTGGGTAACTTTTTTTATTTTTCAAGTATTCCATTAGATGATACAGAAGTGAGTGAAATAAAATGGGAAGAACGGAATAAGTGGAAAAAATATGCTGTATTTTTGAATTTGAATAATGGTAGGTATCCTATAGAGGAATCTTATATAGTAAAAGATTTGAGTACTATTAATAAAGAACAGTTGGATACTTATTATTCAAAGTTAAATCCATTAGAAGTGTCGAGTATATGGTTCAAATATAAAGGAATACAACTATGGGGTATAAAATACCCTTCTCAATTCCAAGAAATTCGTAATTGATGATGTTGTCATAAAAAATAGTTGAAACCCGTTTTCAAAATATGCGTTGTTCTCTAAAATGGCATAAACTCAATACAAAAAATAATGAAGATTGGATATTTACACATAATTTATTTGGAATAAATCACTCATTTTCGTAATGTTTTAACTCTTCTTTGATATAATTTTCAAATCTTTGAATAATAGTTTGTAAATAGAGGTGTTTTATATGAATATATTTCTTTAGTAGGTGTTTCAATATTTCTATAACTATAATTAGTTACTAATTGTGAATATCTCATTGCTTTAGTTATATTAGGGTCATTTCCGCCAGTTTTTAACTTATTATATCCTATACAATTTTTGTCACAAATAGACATTTTTAAAATGTTCGAACTCATTATATATAGTTATTGATAGTTGTTTTTGAATATATTACTATTTATTATAAACATAAATATTTTTGAATAACAACCAATACATCAGTAAAGTTTCATTTCTATATGTTCCTTTTATTTTATGAAACTCGAGTAATAAATCATTTGATATAGAATCATTTTCTTGTAAATAAAATATAATATCTAATGCGCTAAGCCCTTTTTCATAAAAAAGATTGACAATATCTAATAATAATGTTATATTTTGTTTATTTTCATTGATATATAAAAGCTTTTCACGAATTAGTGTCATTTTTTTATTTTTTTTTTTAATATAATTTTCGTCGGTTATTTTTTTTATTTCGTTTTGATGAAGATTTATAAATTCAATTTTTTTATCTGTAACCGTAATAATTTGCGGAACATATATTTCACAAAAACGTGAAACAATTGGATTGAGTAATTTAGATATATTTTCTACAACAATAAAAAAACGCGTATTATGACTGAATAATTCAATACAACGTCTTAATGCGGATTGTGCGTCTATTGTCAAACAATCGGCATTAAAAAGGATCACAGACTTGAAATGAATACCGTAAGTATATTGTATATTCATTTTCGAAAAAAACTTTAATTCTTCACGGATAAACTTTATTCCCTTTCCGTGACAACAGTTAACTGTCATAACATTATTTTTTAGTATATTCATGAATTCTTTTTGTAAAACATCTTCTGGTTTATCACTTTTTACGAGTGCTTTTTTATATATATTATCTATGAAATTATATAAAATTGTTTTTTTACCGGTTCCAGCCGAGCCGTGAAATATAATATTAGGTATTTTATTCGATTCTATAAAGTAATTTAATTTGCGTTCTATTCCGATTAATGGGTTTTTTATATAATGTTCTAAGTTTTCATTTATGTCCAAATTTTCATTTATTTCCATATTTTCATTTATGTCCATGTTTTCATTTATTTCCATGTTTTCATTTATTTCCATATTTTCATTTATGTCCATGTTTTCATTTATTTCCATGTTTTCATTATTTTCAAGAATAATATTTTCTATATCACTTTTCATTATAATATAAAAATTAGTTTCTTTATATAACTTATTACCATGCGTGTAATTAGTTTTGATGTTGGAATTAAAAATATGGCATACTGTATTCTTGAAATAGAAGTCAATACCCCACTTAAAATTATTGAATGGAAAACAATAAATTTAATGAATGAAGAAGATATTACAAAACCAACATTATTTATTTGTTCTTGTAATAATAAACCAAAGAAAGGAATAGTTAGTAAGTGTAGTCGTAAAGCATTATATATGAAATCTTTTAATTCAACTAATATCACTACACCTATATCATTTACTCCAACTATTTCACATTCTTCAACCAATATATGTTATTTTTGTGAAAAACATGCTAAAGAAACTACTGAATATATTATTCCAGATAAGGCTTATAACTCAACTTCTTTAAAGAAACTGACTATAGAAGAATTGAAGGAACTATGTAATAAATATCTTATAACATTATCATTAGAAAATAGTCATAAAAAGACAAAAATTATTGAAATACTCAGCGCTTTCTTTAAAGAAAAGAGTTTCGAAGTTGTAAAATATAAAAAACAAAAAACATCGAAAGAAACAGATTTAATTTCTATAGGTCGTAATATGCGTGATGAATTAAATAATATTTACGAATTTGATAAAATTACCCATGTAATTATAGAAAATCAAATATCTACTTTAGCGGCAAGAATGAATTCAATACAAGGAATGCTCGTACAATATTTTATTATGAGAAAAGAAGACAGTTCTATAAATATAGAATTTATTTCATCGACAAATAAATTGAAAGGACTACCACCAATACCAGAAGAAAAAAACAACTCAAATAATTTGTTTATTTCTGAAAATGTAATACAAGAAAAAACAACACATTCTACACAACCGTGTGTTAAAAATAATACGAAATACAAAGAACACAAGAAAAACGGGTTATATCATTGTTCTATGTTTTTAGAAAATAATTCTATATTGAAAGAATGGAAACGTGTTTTAGATACTAAAAAAAAAGATGACTATGCTGATTGTTTTTTACAAGGTGTTTGGTATATAAAAAATGTTGGATTTTTTAAACAAAATATAAATTATCAACTCAGTTAAACTATATTTTCAAATATTACATTAAATAATATTTACGTAATTACGCTTCCATAAAAATAGTTATACCCTCATAATGATATTCTATTTCTATTTCATTATTATTATCATTCATAAATATTTCAGAACCTCCTCTACCATCACCGCACATTCCCCCCCATCTTACACTTCTTACATATTTCCCCAAATATATAGTTGGGTTTGTAGTATAGTATTTTATATATGGATAATTTTTTAATGGTTTTGTACGAGTTGCTAATACATATTTATAATATTTATCAGTTTGAAAATTATTAACTGGTTTAATTTCATATTCTTCTTGATTTTCCATTTTGATTATATCGTGTTATATTGTCTTATATTGTCTTATATTGTCTTATATCGTGTTATATTGTTTTATATTGTCTTATATTCTAATATAGTTTATCTATTTATATAATTAAATATTATACTTCTAATTATATATTCACCTGATGTATGTTCTAAAATATTTATAGTATGTATTCTATAAATTATATATCTAAAGATATAGTGTTTCTTTCACTTCTCGGTTTTCGTCTACCACTTCTTTTTGGAAGATTTTTTGATTGTAAATCTCTCAATGAAGTAGCACTTATAATAGATTCACTGTCCTCTTCATTTTTAAATTCGAACATACTACTTTGTTCATCTTGTAAATTTGGTGTATATTGTGGTGTTTTCGGTTTTAATCCTGATAATAAATCATTTATATCACCTTGTGGACCACGCATTTCTGGACGTTTTTGCTGAATAGGTGTAGGTGTGCTCGAAATAGGTGTTCGGTCTTGTTGTACAAAATTTTCATGATTATTTGTAATATCTATTCCTTTTTCACGGAACATAGCACCACGACTAGCAGAAATATCAGGTCTATTTGAAGGTGCTTGTGTAAATTGCATATTACGTTGAGAAAGCGGGGGTGGTGGTTGATTTTTTGTTTGAATAGCGGGAGGTGGTGGTCCAAATGAGTTATTAACTTTCGGTGGTACCGTGTTATTCAATACATTATTCATGAATGAAGCAGATGTTGATTGATTTTGATTATTCAATGATTGAACAGTGGCATTAGTAAACATCTTCATCAATTCGGGTGACTGTTTGATAATATCATTGAACCCCGGAGTGCTTGAAGATAGAGCTTTATTTGTAATGTTTACAACCGCCGCTGAAAATCCTAGACGCAATAATAAAGACAATTCTGGTGATAGTTTACCTCCTTTATATTTATGATGAAGTTCAGTAAAAATTTCGTCGTAAGAGTCTATATCTTCACTAACCTGTTCTCCCCAACCATCTAAGTTAAATCCAAAAGGGTCAAAAACACTATTAGCATATTCAATTGAGTTAACAAATGTCATAAACCACCATTGTTGTAACTTTATACTATCTTTCGTTTTTTTATCTTCTAAACAAGCTTCATATTCATCTTCAATTTCATTATAATTCGAATCCATAGTAAAATGAGACGATTGTTTTATGAGTCCTTTTTCATACCACTCTTCTAGTTTTTTAATCATAATACGCTTTTTCTTTCTTTTTTCTTGTTCTGTCATTCGTGATGAAGAACTTGAAGCAAAATCAACCGGTATATCGTTTATTTTTCCAAATCCATCGAATGTTCTAGTAGTCTGATTCACGGCAGATGCTGTTGCTTTTCCAATATTTGAATCAGCATTTGATAGTTCATTTTGTGTTTGTGAAAGATTTTTATCTCCGAATCCGAATAAATTTCCTATATTGGTCATTTTTTTAGTTGCTGAAGTGAAAAAATTATCGTTAGAATCATTTTCATTATTATCGTTTTTAACATTAGAACTACCAGTAAAACTTACCGACTTCGAAAGATCATTTAATTCATTTTCTAACGTATTTAAATCGTCTATATTGAATTCAGTTGTTGATGATGCTTTTCTTTTATCATTATTCATTAATAGCTCAATTCCTGGACCGAATGAGAGGGTCGGAGATTTCGGTCTTTCATCCATATTTAACATCACTGGTTCTAAATTGTCTATTCCTAAATCTATTATTTCCATTTGTTTATGGTATAAAATATAAACTAAACAGACTAATTATTCTTTATATATAAACGAATGTTATATAGTGAACTATTTACATAAACATAGTATATCCATAAATTTATATATGAATAATCAATATATATATGAAACATCAAATATAAAATACGTTGATATTTCATACAAATTTATATGTGAAAATCTTTCAAATTGTATTTACAGTAGTCCAACAACACGTTCAATTAATGAAAAATTAAAAACAATAGATATAAGTGATATTAAACGTCGAGATGAATATGGAAATAAAATAGCATATTATATTGCTTTAGGTGGTAATTTTGAAGCACTCAATATTGTTTTATATCGAGAAGGTGTTGACCCATTAGAAGATATTTTTTACAACATAAATAGTAAAGGTGAAGATTTTATTAATTTTAATGAAAATATAAATTCGGTAGTTACATCTGGACATAGTTTTTATTATTCTTATTATGTGTATTGGTTGAATTTTTTCAAAGTCAATAATTGGTTTTCTCAAACTGAAATTCAAAGGATCTTAGAAAAAGCAGAACCATCTATTGTAGAAATTTATTTATCTTCTTATGTATAGCTTTAGAAAAATTATAAAAGAATTCATATAAAAGTATAAAATTTTACTTATAGTTTGTACAGTTATTATATAAACTCCAAATTATATAAAGAATTAAATAAAATAAAACAAATGAAAATTGTTATTGATGAACGTGAAACGTTGTTATACGACAAATGTATTGAAATTAAAAACTCATATATAGATAATTATGAAACAATCATTATAACAAAAAAAATACTACCAATAGGTGATATATTAATCACAACAGATGAAAATAAAGATATAGTAATTATTGAAAGAAAAACATTGAATGATCTATTAGCTAGTATCAATGATGGAAGATACGAAGAACAAAGTCACCGGTTATTACATTCATCTGGTATTCATAATCATAATATAGTATATTTAATTGAAGGTGGAATATTTTCTTTGAGTTTCAAACAAAGAAAACTCGTTTATTCAACTGTAACTTCTATAAATCATTTCAAAGGAATGACAGTTATAAAAACGGCAAATGTCACAGATAGTGCTGAATTCATACTTTCATTTACAGAAAAAGTTCATCGTAATCTTTTGAAGAAACGAATCCCAAAATATTACTCAATTCCAAGTGTTTCATCTGCTCCTTTCTTTCTAGAAAAAATAGAGAATGATTCAACTACTGTCGATAATGAAATGATACAAACTAATCAAGAAGAAACGCCAAATCCAGAAATGAGTGAGCATTCTTATGTGAATGTAGTAAAAAAAGTAAAAAAGGAAAACTTGACGCCTTCGAATATTGGTGCGGTATTTCTTTCACAAATACCACTTATTAGTTCTGTGACCGCAAACGCAATTATGGAAAAATATAATAATTCTTTGAGTAGTTTAATTGAAGAACTCAAAATAAATCCGAATTGTTTAGATGGAATACAAAGTGAAAAAGATGGAAAGAAACGTAAAATACCATCAAATTCTGTGAAAAATATTCGTTTATTTTTGTTAGGAAATCAAAATTAATATATTGACTACTTGATAAATCATAATATATTTATGAAGGTTCATTATAAAATCTATAATATAATTTTATCGATTCATTCCAGTAAATTTAGGATATAATGCTTTGTTTACTTCATTTTCTTTGAACAATCCATTGTCAACAGCTGTTTGTGTTGAAATGACACCTAACCAATTTGGATCAGCAGGGTTTAATGAACCATTTGGGTTTTTCATTGTTGAATCATGTATTACATCTAATTCACTATATCTACCATTGTCAAAATTATAAGGGTCGAAACCTGGATATGTTCCAATATTATAACCATTTTCACGACTAGCGTCTATATTTTTAATTGGTGTGTTATTATCGTGAATTTCAAAAGGGAGTGCTGGAAGTCCTCCTTCTATATAAAAAGGAGACTGTCGAATACGATATACATCTTTGTTTTGTGCGTCAGTTTCTTGTTGTAAAAACAATACTGGACAGTTTATTCCCATTTCACGTTGTTTTTCTAAATAATCTGAATAATCATTCAAATCTTTGAATTCAATTGGGTTACTTTTATCTTGATTATTATATAATAATATTTTACCATTACCTTTTACTAACAACTTTGGACATTTATCATTGGTATTAGATGAATCATGTATATTAGATGAATCATGTATATTAGATGAATCATGTATATTAGATGAACCTGATATATCAGTATTTTCGAACCCCTCACCTATATTTTTAAAGAATTGTATTTCATTTTCTTGTGAATTCATTATAAAAATATCTCCATTTAATAAAACAAATAATCCTGAAATAAAAATTGCTAACAATAAAAAAATAATTATTTTTGAATTAATTATTTTATTCATTTATATTATATATATAAATGCCAAAGTATCCACAAAATTATACTAAAAAACGTAGAATACGACCAAATTTTCCAAAAGTAAGATTTGATTTACCAACTAGAAAATACAGAAAGCAAATAAAACGTGTTAAAACACCATATAATATATTGACTCCTACTATAAGAGAATCAAAAAAAATAGATTGGGAAGGATTGAATGAAAAAATTATGGATGACCCCAATAAAAAAGAAAAAATAAAAGAAGCAATGAGAGAAAGTAAAGGAAAAATAATATATGGTGCTTTTTTGATGAAAGGTTGTCCTCATTGTGAAATGTTGAAACCCGTTTGGAAAAATGTAAATGAAAAAATGAAAAAAAATAAATTATTTTTTAATGCTGATTTTATGAGCGAAAATGCTGAAGAAGCAAAAGAAGTTTTGACGCCTAGTAACAAGTCGATGGTTATAGATGGATATCCAACTATTTATTTAATTAAAAATGGAGAAATAAATTATTATCAAGGTGAAAGAACGGAAAACGCTATATTAAATTGGCTATCCAACTATGAAAGATTATATCGATAAATATAGTATTCTATTTTGATATTTTATGTTAGGAAAAACCTTTTTCATATAAAAATAGTGAATAAACATAATAACTGAGCGAAATAAAATAGATAAATATTATTAACACACAACTAATAAATTTTGTATATTATATGAAATAATTATATATGAATTTCAGTAATACAAGTTTAACATTTTTTTTATCAATTTGGGTATTTTTTTGGGCAGTTATATACATTTTTTTTAATTGGAATTATAAAATATTCCATTCACCATATATTCACTTTTTTATTTATAATTGTAATCCGTTTATTGCGTTAAATATAGCACTGTTATGCGATATAATTATGTTTTTCATTATTTATGAAAAAACTAAACCAACGATACTTTTATTACTTGTATTCATAAATTTATTTATAAAAATAATACCGATTTATTTGTTATATAAAGAACCAATACGAGTAATACCAAATATAGTTACAATAATAGCAGTTGTAATTGTATATGAATTATATTTAGAATCATATGGATATGATATGTTAGGATTTTATGCAAAAATATTACATAATCTTATTATGGGTAAGAGCGAATTTATCAATTCATTATTTTCATAATTCATTATTTTCATGAATGTGTCATATATGGTTTCTATTATTTCTTTGATTATTAATAGTTAGTATGAAAATACGATAGTATTATATACCTTTCACCAATGAATAACAAATATTTACGATTTGATTTTTATTTATCATATTGGTTGTTATGTTGGGCAATATTATATATTCTTTCGAGTTGGTTGTATAGAAAAAAAGATTCTTCATATATTCATTTTTTTATTCAAAACTGTAATCCATTTATTATTTTTGTTATAGCATTGATTATTAATATGTATATTGCTATTATGATTTTTGTTAAAGTAAAACCAACAATATTATTTTTATTTTTACTACTTATTATAGTTATCAAGATAATACCGATATATATATTATACAAAGAACCGATACGAATAATACCAAATATAGTTACAATAATAATTTTTGTAAGTATATACGAATTGTATTTACAAGCGAACGGGCTTAACATAATAGAATTCTATAAAAAACATTATCAAAATCTTATCGATGGAAATACTCCTATTATTCATTTTATATTATCTTTGAATGATTATAGAATAATTGTGAATCATTAAACAATGACACCATCATTGGTGGATATAATATATTTTTATTATACTTTTATTATTTGATAGGTGGATAACTTATACAGTGAGCGGAGCGGTTTCACTCTGCGAACTGGTAACAGTAGGTTGTGAAACACTCTTCTTAACAAAATGATGCTTCATATACTTTTGGAGATTAAAGTAAGTTAGAACATCATCCTTACCCAACTTTAGGAGTGCTGAAAGTTTAGCATCGGCATTAATTTGTCTTCCGTTTTTCAAGTCCTTCAAATTATTTGACTTGATATAGTTATTAATTTGGTTAGTCACTGCTGTTCTCGCCATCTCTGTCCCTGAATCTTTTCCTAGAAAAGATGCCAACTCATCACTGATAAGAGTTGGACGAATAAATCCAGAAGGTTGTCTATTTCCAGAACGCTTTTGCTTCTTAGTTGCTGCCTTATTGTTAGACTTGAGAAGCTTCATGATTGCTTTCTCCAACAATCGGCGTTTGATTCTACGCTGTTGTTGAATTGCTACCTCTTGCTGATCTAGAGATGCCAACTCAGAGAGAAGAACAACAATAACATTATCAGACAAAAGAACAGGAGGAACAACAACCTCACTAGTAGTTGCTACTACAGGTTCGGGAGATAATTCCTTCTCATCAACTACTGGAGGAACTACCATTGAAACAGTATTATCAGTCGGGGTCTCCGTAACAACATCTTTCTTTGACTTTTTTGACTTTTTGTTGACAGGTACAGAAATAATTTCATCTACTTTAGAATCTATAACTGGTACTGGTAGTGGAACTGATACCGGTTGTGGTGACTCTTGAATATTCTTTGATGTCTTTGACTTTACCATTTTTATATGATTGTATAATATCTAATACAAAGTTTCTTTATACTCTTTAACGCATTTCACTACAACAACCATATATTTTGAACTCCTTTTTAAATAAAATAATCCATGTGGTTTAAATTTAATTTTATTATAAGTTATATAAAAAATGTCAATTTTTTTCTAGTTTATGGAATATTCTTTATGTAAAACATGTCGGATTTCCTAAAGTTTAGAATTATTCATTATGTTTTCATTGCTAATTATTCATATAGTAAAAATGATAATAGTAAAAATAGTAAAAATAGTAGGAATAAAATTACATTCTAACTGCCGCTTCAAATAAAAATCTATATTGTATTCGACATTCAGTACTAATAATTGTAAGAGCCGTTAGAACATGAAGACAACCTATTTTTCTATACTCGATATCAGTAGAAGTCATAATAATATTTTCTATAACATCTAAACAAGCTAATCGCATTTCATCGATTGTTATTTGTTCATACGGTTTGCGGTAAGTTGCTATTGAATCATTGAAAGGGTCTCCTAAAGGACAAATTTTATTTTTTATTTCATTCGGTATTTGTGCTTGAAATGTCCATAATTCTTTTAATTGTGAATATAGTCCATAAAATCTATATTTATTTAATCCAGAAAACCACATAGCATTCGTGTAGTTCCCTAGTTGATCAATATATATAAATAATTCATTAATCCGTGTATTTACAGGTTGTCTTTTAAATATTGTTATTGTATTACGTATGTTTTCTATAACTATTCTTTCATTTTCTCCGTTATTTGTAATAGAATCGATAGGTTCTAAGTTACCCACTTCGATAGACATTGTTTCATTTTCTCTCGGTGTATGAGTAGGCGGAGCTAATCTGGGTGACTGTATAGGCGTCGTTATAATTTCGTTATTACTATTTAAAGAATTTCGTGTGCTCTGTATATTTCGTGGTATATATTCTTTTTTATCAAATAAATAATATATTTGATGTTTTGTTGGTATTTTGAATTTTATTATATTATCAATCGTGTCTTTTTCTTTACAACAAAAATCATTCTTAAAGAAAAGTAATAGTAAATGATAATGTGTAAATATATTTTGTATAGTATTTATGTTAAGTTTTTGACGGTTATATGGATTCAAAAATGTATTATTTTTTCTATACATAGTTATCAAAGAGTGTATATTGAATCCATAATAAAAACTGTTATATGTTTCTGTTACATTTTCACATTTATTTATTTCTCTAATTATAAAGAAATTTGTAAATTCAATTTCATCTAATGGTTCTAAAGTATAAAAATCGGTATCGTTGACGCATTTATTTCGATTTTTTAAAGAACCTTTCACTTTAAAAAATAATCTAACAAAAAAACCACGACAAATTGATTGTATTTTGACAATACATTTTATTTTTACGAAATGTTCATGAATTTTTGTTATATATTCTTGTTTTGTTTTTGTTCCTTTAATTTTATTATATTTCGCTATTTCTTTCAATTCTGTTAACTTGTAATTAACAAGTTGTTCTTTAATTTCTTTGAAATATTCTATATAATTGAAAGTAGTGAGTCTCGATGTTTTAGTTGAAACTGTTTGTGGTTTTATTTTTTTTCTTAGTGTCATTGTTGATTCGTTAGGAATATTATCTATAGTTTCTGTTTTATTTATATCCATTATTATTTAATGAATTTATTATAATTTTAATATATATAATCTTTATCTTTTGTAATATTCTATAGATAAATTTTGGCTGAAGTATAAATTTAATTTATAGATAATTGACATGAAAACCAATCACAAATGAACAATGTTTAACGTTCACTATATTTTATATGTATATTTGTATTTTTTAAAGATTCAATATATTTTTTTGTTTTTTTTATACTTTCTTCATATGTAACATCATTGATAAACGGTCTATATTCATCTCTTGATATTTTATTATGGTTAAATATTTTGGAGTTAGATTTTGTCTCCATACTTATATGTGAATTCATTTTAATATAATTATATGTTATATAGTTTTATGTCATTTGGATTCTTTAATATTTATGTTTCAATTTTTTGATTTTATAAAAAAACAATTGAAACCATATATAGTGTGATAAACAATTTATAATGTAATAAAATAATTATTGATTATAATTTGAAAATATTGGAATAACGAACAAAAAACGTGAATGAAAGAGTAAAAATACAAGTTTATACGGGCAAAAATTAAAATATAACGGTATTGTAGTTAAACTTTACATTGGTCTTAATGGAATACCTCCGGTAATTCCTAAACCAATACCATAACCTGCACCAGTTCTAGCAGCTTGACCGATAGAAGGAGCAAATATGTCTAAAATAGCAAAAGAAGCGGCTGCTGAAAGACTAACAACTAATACTTCTTCTACTTTCAACTTCTGTTTGGGAATTGTATAAGCAACAAAAGCGATCACTAAACCTAGAACCAAATATTTAATTCCTCTTTTTATTAGCTCATTAAAATCAAATATTAGACCAGACATTATATTATATAAAAATAAAAAAATATATACAAGAAAAGTTATAACCAGTAATCATTTTATACTCGAATAAAATACATCCAATATTTTTAAATGAAAATATTATAATCTCTAAATACTATGACGACTCAAATAAAATTAATAAAATAAAAGGGTTAAAGAAATATGGTATTTAATAATTATACATAATTACAATGTCTGATTATTTATCTAAATTAGAAAAACCATTATTGAAAAATGGAAAAAAAAACCCTAAATATGTTGATTTGATGACAGAAGATAAAGTTATACCTGGACAAAAATTTGGTTGTTACTCTTTTATTTGTCCAGAACATATATTAAAGAAACGTGAGTTGTTTATTTTTGAACGTTTCGTAAAAAACTGGGATATGATGAAATCTATGGAAAAGTTTAACGAGTTCAATAATTTTTTGGCTTTCAAATATAACTTGAATGTTGAAAAAGTAATAGCGGATTTTAATGATTTTGTCAAAGAAGAAGAAGAAAATATAAAAAAAGCATCTTCAATTGAAGATGACTGGAAAAATTTTTTAGACAAAAATGAAGAAACGCTAAATATTGAATTCAACCGAAATAATGAATTCCAAACGAGTGTTCGTGGATTCAAGTCACGCGGCCATTTTCCAACTCAAGAAGAAGCGGAAATGTATGCTAAAACATTACGTGAAGAAGATCCTGATTTTGATATATTTGTCGGACCAGTAGGTGTATGGATGCCGATTGATATGCCTGCTTATAAAGCAGGTAAAACAGAATATCTGGAACCAACTTTGAATAAATTATTCGAAGAAAAGCACAAAAACGAAGAAATGGCTAAAAAGGAATTCAACGAAAGAGTAAAGGAATCAAAGAAAAAAGCAATTGAAGAAAATATCAAATTAGCTTCTGCTAGTGGAAACAAACTTACACAAACGATTGATGAAAATGGAAACTTAATTGGTGTAAATAACATGGATTTCAGTGACAGAGAAGTAGCAGAATAAAATTATTATATTAAATAAACAAAAAATTAGATTGATAAATAAAGGAAAGCCACATTAGATTTATAATATTTCAATATTTCAATAGTTAAATATTATTTGATAATAAAGAAAAGTTTATACATTAACAATCAATGCTAAAGAGTGAATGCTAACAAATTACTATTATATAGATATTATGAAAGAATAATATAAATTTAAGAAGAATACATTATATTTGCTCTTGTCATAGGTTGACTATTTGATTCTTCTTGTTTTATTTCTTTCACTGTTTGACGCATGATAGATAAAACATAAAATATAAGAACAAGATATATTGTAATAGGAAATAATACTAAAATCCACGAAATAATACTAAATCCACTTTTACATATAAGATTCAAAACCCAAGTCCAAAAAACAGCAAATACAATATGAATTCCTGCGGCTACAACTGTTTCTGTAGATATTATCAAAGAAAATATAATTGAAAATAATGCTAATGCTAAATATATTTTAGATGGAAGACACAATGACGAAATCATATATTTCATATCTATTTATAAAAACTACAAAGAAAAACTATTCATATTTGTACATTATTACAAATATGAATTTATTATAAAAAAAATCGAATTATTAATTTATTGAACATCATTATTATTATTATTAAAGTGAGTTATAATTAACGCATATGAATAGGATAGTTGAAACCAAGAGGACGATTCATATTAGGGAATCTCTTAAATCTATTTTTTCGGATATTTTTCAAAGAAAGAGGGAGTCCATGATTATTATATGCTACATGATCCCAAGAAGTTACACCAACAGAAGACGGTAAACCCGCTTTTTTACTACCACCACCAGAGTTTCGATTGATTATACTGTTTGTATATCGTGCGTATTTACTACCGTTCATTAATACCATTTTTAGTATATATATATATTCTAGGAAACCTATACCAAAATATATTTGTTGAAATTCATTTATTAATATAACCTAAATATTATGAAATGACAATACAAAAAATTGAATCATTTTGAAATAATATAAATATATATTAACACTATCTATACTGCTTTTAAAACAACTTTAAAATCAATAACAAAAGAATAAAATGTTCAAGGATGCTGAACAAGATGATTTCAGAATAGAACGTAGTTTAAATGGCACAGAAACTTTGATATTCGACCCTTATAATCCAATAAATCAATTAATTACAAAAGAAGAAATTGAAAATATTTTATCGACTTATGGAATTAATACACCTATAAATAATTATCAATTATATAAACGTGCTTTTATACATCGTTCTTATACTAAACATCCTACATTTGAAAATGAAGCAAATATGGTTGTTATTTCTCCTAAACCCGACAATTGCTTACAGTTATTTACAAAATCAAATGAAAGACTTGAATTTATTGGAGATGGAGTATTAGAATGTGTCACAAAATATTATTTATATAAACGTTTTCCTAAAGAACAGGAAGGCTTTATGACAGAAAAAAAAATAGCACTCGTAAAAAACGAATCAATTGGACGTATAGCATATGAAATGGGACTCCATCGTTGGTTTATACTTTCAAAACACTCTGAAGAAAAACAAACTAGAAATAATCTTAAAAAATTGGGTTGTTTATTTGAAGCTTTTATTGCTGCTATATTTTTAGATTTCAATAAGATACAGATAAAAGATGAGGACGGTTGGTTTCGTGATGTATTTAGCACAGGTCCCGGGTTTCAAATGGCACAAATATTTATTGAATCTGTCTTTGAAAAACACGTCAACTGGATGGAACTAATTATGAATGATGACAATTATAAAAATATTTTACAAGTTAAAATACAAAAAGAATTCAAAGTAACACCTGATTATATGGAAATAACACAATACAATAATGAAACTGGTTATAATATGGGAGTATTTTTGTGTTTAGGACAAATGTTTCATTCTTTGAAACCTAGCGACTCTACACATATAGAACAATATAACTCTTTTCAAGAAATCCATGAAGAAATGACAACTTGTGGTAAATTATTTATATTATTGGGCGAGGGAAAACATAGAATAAAGAAAAAAGCCGAACAAATGGCATGTGAAATTGCGATGACAAATTTATCCAAATTTGGAAGTATATAACAATAATATAATAGACTAGACTAGACTAGACTAGACTAAATTAGACTAGATTATATTAAACTACACTAAAAATAAAAATACTAGACTAAAATAAAATAAAAATATGTAAATAAATCATTTATGTAAATTATATTTTCAAACAATAATATAGAAAGATATATTATTTTTTTAATTATGAAAAATATAGAATTTTTTAAGATTAAAAAAGAACCAAATACAAAACAAGCGAATGGCATCCCAATAAATATTGTATTTCAACCACAATCTAACAATAATTTCAAAGAGCGAGATATTCTTTTAGAAAAAATACTAAGAAACAAAGAACAAGCCGGGTTAGTTATAACAATGTCACCACAAGAAAAACCTAGTAAAGAAAATATATATGAAGTTGATGAAAATACCATTTATGATGCTATTGATACGACAGACACAAAAATAATAATAAATAATACAGAGCCAGAAACAGAGCCAGAAACACAACCAGAAACACAACCAGAAACACAACCAGAAACACAACCAGAAACACAACCAGAAACACAACCAGAAACACAACCAGAAACACAACCAGAAACAGAGCCAGAAAAAAAAACAATA